CTTCCATCATCTCACCAATGTGGACCAAAGAAAACGGTAGAGAAGAATTGGTCCACATTGGTGAGATGATGGAAGTACCTTTTAGTGAATTACCTGAAGAACATAGAGAGATGTTAGATAAGGTAACTGTAAACGCTTGGGATTTAATTGACGCGAGTTCAGGGGGTCATAAATGTATAACTAACATATCAGGTCTTAATTATTTGGGTAGAAGTAATAGACCACCAAAAGGTAAGTACAAGTATGACCCTGATAAGGATGATAGTCCATATGTTAAATTTACAAAAATGATACAGAATGAGTTTGTTAGACTGTTAAAAGAAAAGATAACAAATTCTTAAAACTCAACGAAGTCACCTTCAGATATATTCATCCTTTTACAACTACCGCCCCTCAATTCTAAAATAGTATCGCCCTCGCTACAGTAGTTTTTACAGTCATCACCTTTACATGGGGGACAACTGTGAAATATTTTTGTGATTTGGTTATCTTTAATGAATACTATATCTAAATCGATTACACAGTTTTTCATCCAAAAACAATTTTCAGAATTATCCATTAAAAATAACATTCCGTTAAAATCAGGACCGAATTTTCTACCCATCATTCCCTTTTGAGTGTGTTCAGGAGTGAAAACAGTTTTGACTTTGAATTTTCGATTATTTATACTTATAATCATAAACATAAATATAACGAAAACTGAATGGAGAACATAAAAAGGTACGCTGGGATAATTGTTAAGCACAAAGATGAAGTTTTATTGTGTAAAAGAAACGCTGATAATGATTTACCTGGTGTTTGGTCCATACCTGCCGGAAGATTAGAAGATGATGAAAACCCTACTTTGGGGGCTAAAAGAGAATTTCATGAAGAGACAAATGTTAAAGTAAAAGATAAGATTGAGCTTTGTGGGTTTATTAATAGAACAACTCGTGACGGTAAAAAAGTAAAAGGGTTGATGTATGTGTTTTTATGGGAGGTAAATAAGAAAGTAAAACCTGATTTGGAAAACGCTATTGACGGAGACGAACATACTGAATGTGGGTATTTTGGTATAGATAATTTACCCGAACACGATGAAAATGATAAATTGATGTCGTTAATCAAAAATATTTTGAAAAAATCGTGAATTTTTCAAAATTACAATATATTTATCTTTCACAAACGCCCAACAACCCTTTCTTTATAGTTGGTAATATTGAACCCTAACATTTTTTTGAAAGAAAAACTGTTAGGGTTTTTCTTTTTTGATTATCTTTGTCACATTATGAAAAATTTCGAAGTAAAATTACAGAAAGTTAAGTTTGAATATGACTTCATCGAGACCTATGATGCGGGAATAGTACTTAAAGGAATTGAGGTGAAGGAAATAAAGAAAAGGCATTTTTCGTTTATTGATGGATATTGTTATTTCAAAGACGGAGAACTTTTTGTTAAAAATGTCATAATAAATAACGCCGAAGAACCTAACAGAGACAAAAAACTTTTGTTAAAAAAACATGAATTAACAAAATTGGAAAAAGAATTAACAAAAGGTTTGACAATGGTACCTTTCAGTTTCTTTACTAATGATAGAGGTAGTATTAAATGTACGATAGTTTTGGGACGTAGAAACAAAAGTTACGAAAAGAAACAAAAACTAAAAGAAAAAGATTTAGAAAGAGAAAAAAAGTTGGAGGATTAAGTTTTTTGACTATCTTTGTAAAAATTATCACTGATGACAACAATAACCCACACCGTAAAAATTCAGAACGAAAAGTTTGGCACAATCCTCAACGAGAATTTTGTTGACCCAATACAATTCAAGTTATTCTTAAAGATGATACAAGGTTGTATTGAGCTCAAGAATGATTTGTCATTCTTTAATGGAGTTGAGTTTTTGGTACATATTCCTCACAGAATTTTAGTTGATTCTATTATTACAACTTCAATTGAAACTCTTGGAGTGTCAGATATTGTAAAAAGTAAAATTGAAGCACTCGTAACACGATGATATTAGATTCAAATACATTTGGATGGTTATTGGCAACGGGGATTGCTGTCTTCATCATAACTAAACATTGGAAACGTCTTATCAAACTTTTGATATTCGCAGGTGCTACTATGTTTGTATTGTTTGTTGTACAAATTAAAACAATGTATGATGCGGTTGTACTGGGTGAACCAAAAGAAAAACCAAAGGATGAAATAGAAATTAAGGCAGAATTGGATACTTTGAATAAAACTATCCACATTAAAGACGTACAGGTTAAACATAAATAATGGTTTCTTGATTTGTCCTAAAATTAAGTGGTGGACCCAAAGGAACGGGCTCAAAAAAAGGAGAGAAATCTCCTTTTTTTTATATTTATAATAAAAGAACACAATGAAAAATATCCTGATTACCCAAGAACAATTAAATAAGTTAGTTAATATCGTGAAGGAAAATCACGAAGGTGAAGATTCTATAACTAAAAAACAATTATTCACAATTGCCACGTTGGCTTATAAAATGTGGGAATCGATGGATGATAATGAACAGTTGGAAGACTGGGAAGAAAGTAAGATTGCTCAATGTGAGCAGAGTATCATTGCTGTGGTGAAGAATTATATGTATGATGAATTTGTTGATGACAATCAAACAACAGGGATGGATAAACTTAATTATGATGAGTTGGTGATAGGTAAATGATAACCTTATGGACACTAAAAGTTTGAAGTTGATAAAGATACAGTATGCGCTTGGAATAGAGGCGTTAGACAAACTATTGTATCAAAAGATGACGGAGGAAGAAAAGAAATGGACAAGAGAGTTGTCTGAAAAAGTGCCAAATGAAAGCATTATAGATGATTATGACGTTGTTCATGATATTCTACTGGTGGATGAAGAAAACAAAAAGAAAGTAGAAAAAATGCTTAATAGATTGGAGTTAATCTTTGATATCTATGATATTTCTGATGTATATTTCAAATATCCCGAATTAATCGGAAAAAAGTTATTTGAAGATATTGATAGTTTCGTTAAAAGTAATATTTTTTTAGATGATGTGTTAGACCATATCAATGAAGTTGGTCTTGATAACATCAATGAATTCGAAAAAAGATACTTGGCGATAACAGATGGAGATGATTCTAAAAATACACAGTAAAAACCCAATCGTTATACCTTTACCAAAAGGTGAAACAATAGAGGTTTTTTTGGATTATTACGAAAAAGATAACACTGACACAATCTTACCAACTTACCATAAATTCAAAGGGTTTTATTACGATAAACCATCTCTCGGTTACCTCACAGACAAAATCATAAATTACTACGTTTATAAGTTTTTCAAGAGCCACGTAAGATTTTTCTCAATCGAAGGTGATGTTGCCCTGAAATTAGACAAAAGGTAATATTTATAGTAAAATATTCAAATGAAAGACGAATCTAAATTAAAACAAGCCCTCCTCGAAGAAGTTAAGAAGAGAGGATTGTTAGAACAGGAAGAAAAACCATCAGGAGGAATGAAAGACATTATATCGGCGGCATTACACTCCAGAACTCAAGTACATATTTTTCATCTTCAAACGGACTCACAATCATCATTTGCTGAACATATGGCGTTAGGTGGATACTACGATGGTATAGGTGACTTGATTGACGGTTTAGTTGAAAGTTACCAAGGAAAACACGGAATTATCAAAGGATATAGTATCGATAAGACACAAGATTATGAGAACGTAAAACAAGTTATATCTTATCTTGAGAAGGTTGATTCGATTATTGAGAAATCACGTAAATCAGTTAAAGAATCATACCTACAAAATCAAATAGATACCGTTCAGGAGTTAATCTATTCGACATTATACAAACTTAAGTTTTTGAAGTAAAACAATTATTCTTATCTTTGACCCTCACTTAACAGTGGGGGTTTATTTTTTAATGATATTTATAAACAAATGAACAGATTAGATAATTCAGTACTATCATACATTTCTACCGTTTCAGACGTTTCTGATTGCGATTTGAAAATCGAAGAACATGATGGGCAGAAGTTTTTGATTCTATACGTTGATGTCCCAAAAATTGACTACAATAATCCTAGTTTTGATACGAATTATCGTCGAAAAATTTTAGGGACTGACCTTAGAATGGCTCACCGAATACCAGGATTGGTTTCCTCAAGAGTATTTTTAAATCGTATGGTGAATGAAGCAAAAAAGTTTTTTGGAGATGAAATAAAGTATGAAACGGCTTTCTTTCCAAAGAATTACGAGTATTTAGATGAATATGAAAAGGAAATAGAAAAAATTGCTAAGGAAGTTGAACCACAAATGGATATTGAGATTGTTTGGGACCAAGATTATGCTGTACCTATTTTGAAATTTTATTTCAATGGTAAGATGGATATTGAAACAAAAGACAAACTTTCGAAAAAAATAAAAGAAAGAATTAATTTAGATACTTTCAGAACAATTTTGGTTCACAACCCAAAAAAATCTTAAAACTCAACGTAACCAACTGTTCCATCACTTAATTCATCCTCAACGTTTTCTTCATAGTCCAATTCGATTGTTCTTTCTTTAGAATTTATAATGAATTTACCTTGAGAACCCTCATTAATTTCCCAACCACCTGGTAATTTGTCGTAACACCAATCTTCTAAAGAGGCGGGAACTGGTTTATTACCAACACCGAAAACTTCCATGTGGTCGCCAATATAACCTGAATCACCACCACCGTTGAATTCTAATTTTGCGGTATCACCACCCAATTCATTAAATACATCATCCATAACACCCTCGAAATCACCTTCCTCATCGGACCATTCATATTTAGAGTCGTTAGTAGAATATTCTTTGTGATATCCATCAATCTTCAATTTACGTTCATTTACATCTATTTCGAATATTAATGTTCCATTTCCTTCATAATCGTAATAATCTAACATTTCTGTGCCACGAATAATATATTCTATCAAATCACTAATCTTATCGTAAGTGTCGATTCTTGTGCCACTATCTGAATACCAATAGTTATCTACGTAGTCTATAGTACCATATTCGGCTAGATAAACATACCCGAAGGCGGTTTTAGCTCCGTGACTACCACAATAATATGAGAACAATTTAAGTGTTTTTAATTGTTCAGGACTTAAGTTCAAATTTTTTACCATACCAATAAATATTCTAATCTAAATTTAAGTCCAATGTTCGTAACATCCACATTGGTTTTTCTTTGGATTCTATGGCTTGTATCCATTCACGAGCCGATGGTATATGATTATAACAATCCTCCTTAACGTGTTGCTCCCCAACGTAACGAGTATATACAGTTTTACCGTCACTATTTACGAATGACATACCAAACTTCTTTTCACACTCAAATATTCCTTCAGAGTGGTGTCTCATTATTCTATGATATGAACTACCAATCCATGCTTTGGTTTCATCGAACCAATTGTGAATATCTATGTAATCTTCTACCTTACCACCAAACTTTTTGACTGAAGATTTTGCGTGTTGTAATGGGTGAGCCATACCTAAAAATAGTAATTACGATTATATTTATCAATATGAAGTTTATTATTAACGAACGCCAATATAAAATCATAAATGAACAGTTAGGATATTCTTCAGGAGGTTATCCTGAAGTTATGAAAACTAGTCAAAAAGAATTTGAAAAGCAATATCCTACTTTAACAAATTTTTTAAGAGATTTATCCTTATGGTTTGTTCCATATATCGGTCCGTATTTGGTGGCGGCCAAAGGTACTTATGAAGGTATTGAATCCATAAAAAAAGGAGATAATTTTATGGGTATGGTACAATTAATAACCAGCCCTTTGGCATTAGGAAAATATTTGAGGTTTGCCAAATTATACGGAATGGAACAAAATGAATTTATGAAAATGTTAGAAATGATATATAAAAGTGGACTACCTGTTTTAAAAAATGAAGGGGTAGAGCAATTTTTTAGGTGGGGACAACAAAATTTCGGAACGACCAAATTTAATGCTTTTGTCGAAAACATAAAAGATACAACACAATTACAGAGTTTTTTAAACAGTTTAAATGATGAAGAAAAGAAAAAAATTGAAATTAAAAAAACATAATTATGAAGTTTATAATCACTGAAGAACAACAAGATAGATTAAGTGCTTACGACAAAGCTCAAAAAATGTTTTTTAAGTATTGGGATAAGAATGGACCCAAAGTTGACGATATGTTTTTTAAGTTGTTTGGTTTTACCAATTTTGGTTTAGAAATAGGTGGAAATGTCTTGAGGAGGGGTAATATCTATAGAATGTTAATAAATTGGTATGGAGGTAAAAATGCGAAATTAAAGGCGATTGAAATGTTGAAAGAAAAAAACTTCACCGTTAATTATTGTGGTGGTTATAACTTTGATTTTAGTGTTATTGATTATACGGTTGAGGAAGATACGGGTGAAATTTATGTAACTGCCAAACCTGACATTGAAAACGGCACTGTAATATTAATCATGGTAGGAGGTGAGAGTCAATCATTAAAAGATGCTTTGAATAACGAAGAGTATGGATGGGAGATAGAAGGAGAAATAGCCGATTGTATCTATGAATTATTACATCAAAAAATCACAGAAACAACCGGCTATGAGATAGGAGTTGAAAAATTAATTATCGATTAAGAAATATCAGTCGATTCCAACAAAGTGTATGAGAATTTGTTACCGTGAATTTTAGCGGCTTTTCTACAAATTGACATAAACGCATCAAAATCCTTTACTCTTTTGAATACTTGACAACCTTCAGACCAGTTTTCAACCCACTGAGAGTCTTGACCTGCTTTGTGAATATTAATACCGAATACACCAGTATCGGTAACTTTTTCTTCAAAAATTAAATCTTTGTTAGCGTCTCTCCAAACGGTAACTTCACCTAATCTTTGGCAAAGAGCCTCATATTTTCCCTGATGTTTGTCTATTTTCCAAACACCTCTGTATTGGTTAGGAACCAATCTAGCAACACCTTTTTTATTGTGGAATTGTTGAACCCCTTTCTTACCTGGGTCAGTCGTTGCGTTCCAACAGTAAAACTGCCAGTTTCCTGATTCATCTTTGTATGAGATTGTAAGACAATCATCAAATACATTTGTAACTTTGTTTTTAATTGATGGATGACTATTTCTAACACCAACAATGTTAACATCATAACCTTGATTATCTGCGTCTTCAAACCATTTGTAATTCTTTGATTTTACCGCTCTTTCAATTTGTTCTCTTGTGTAGCACATAATAATTATTTTTTTGTTTTATTTAACGATAAATATTTATTAAAATATAAAGTGAATGAGAAAAATCAGACAAATAATATTAGAAACGGCAGCTGAAAGGTTAATTGAGTTAATTAAAGATGACTTAAAAGGTAACAAAGAATATAAAGGTCGTTATAGTTTACCTTACTCTGATTCTAATGATGACATGGTTGATTTTATTATCACTTATCATGTCACCAAAGTTAAACTTTGGAAAACATTGACCCCACAATTTAGTTGTGCTTTTGAAGGCACCGTTTATATATCGGTCGACAACGTTTCAGTTGGTTTTGAAGGAACTGAGGATTGGGAAACCGCACATATACACGACTTACCAAGTTGGGTGGAGGAAGATTTCCAATATTCAATAGAAGAAAGATTAAAAATGTATCCAATCTGTGTAGATGTTGATTATGATACTCAAAAATAAAAAAACCCCTCGTTTCGGAGGGGTTAATTTTTTTAGTCTATCAGTTTAGGCCTTAATTTTATAAGTCCTCAAACAATGTGCTGACCAAGCCAACAGACCGATTAAAATCGGCATGAAGACACCGTAACCTTTCAGATAAGAAAGGTGTAGAGCTACCGCTCCTGACATCATTGCGGTAATTCCAATTGCTCCAAAGATGGACGTTCTTGGATAAACCAAGAGAGCTAATGATGTCAATTCAAAAGCACCAATCCATGTCATGTGAGGAACCAACCAAAATAAAGTTAGATTCATTGTCATTTCCTCTGTGTGAGCAATTTTACCAAAACCGCTCATCCCAAGCATAAACACCACAACTGCGGTGATAAGCCATCCTAAATTTTTAAGTGTTAGATATTTTTTCATACGGCAAATATACACAACAAATGTTATTATGTCAATATTTATGAATATGAGTTTGAAAATGTACGAACAAGAAGAACCAAAGAAATCATCAAAAGATGAAGCATTGTTAAGTTTAATTGATGACTTCAATAATAACGAACTTGATTTAGAATTTTTGGATAATTTCATGGGTGGTTTGGAAAACTTCATATCACTTTTACAAAAGAAAGGTTGGTTAGATTTATTAGACCCTTTTGCTGAAGGGGCTCAATATATTCAAAATTCGTTATTATATTCTTTCTATAAAAATGACCCTGACTTTATATATGAAATTATAGAACATTACTTATCTGATATTACAAAAGTCGGAGAAGAATATTATTATGACGCTGATTATTCCGAACTCGCAAGCATGTTTCAAAGAGGTAATAGAGACATCGGTGAAAAAACAATTGAAGATATTTTGAGCGGTGAATATGATATCTATCAACATGGAGGTTATGATTCGGATGATGAATATAGAGACGTGTATGATAATTTGGACCACTACGCGAAAAGTGTGGTTGATGAGTTTATTGTAAATGAACTCAAAGCTATGGGAGTTCTGAAATTTTCTATATATAAAAGAACACCTGAATCATTAAAAGAAATTGCCGAGGAACAAGGTAGTGAAAATGAAATAAAATTGACCGATGAAATAATCACCCGTTTGATGTCAGATGACGAGTGTCTTGAATATTTGATTAATAAAGAATTGGATGAGGTGAGAAGTAATTTGAATATGATATTTTCAAGTTGTTATGGAGATGGTTTGGTTGATTCGTGGTATAAAAGTTTATGGTATGAATTAGAAGGTGTTGTTGTTGATAATAAAGAAGGGGAGGTTTACACTTATAAAAAATATGGTTGGTCTAAAAATAATACAAGAGAAACCATCACGGCTTACGGTAAAAGATTTAAGGTAACCAAATGTGTTTATGATGTTGTTAAGGGTTGGTTGGATAGGAATAAAGGTAGAGATGGATACAGCGATAATACAATTGAATATTTTGCTACCTACACTAATCTACTTAAAGATTCTATGGATTACGGACCCATGAATTGGTTGAGAGTACCACATTTAGCTGAATGGCCTGACAATAGAGAGTTTGAGAAGTGTATGAATAATAGTGTTGAAAGTTATTTTTAATGGAATACAAAATTGAAGAAAATAGAATCAATAATTTAGTTTTCGATTTCTTGGAAGACTATTTTAAGAGTGATGAGATTCATTACCATAATCCATACGACCAATATAGAGATGAGTGGGGAGATGAGGTTGAGGGCGAAAACCCCAATGTAATTGAATATTATATAGGTGATTACTATGAAGACGATTTATTATTCAGATTATACTTCAAAGATTATTGGACTGGTACAAACTCAACTGCCGACAAGAGAAGAAGTGAATCGCCATTATTAACAATAGCGGATAATGATTTAGAAGATTCATTGAATGGAATGTTCAGCGAACAGAAAGTTTGGGAAGAAGGATTCAAAGTTTGGTTTACTCACAAATTTGATTTGAAAATAAACAGAATTAGATAAATTTGTATATATTTGTAAAAAAAATCAAAAATGAAGAATTTTATAATCACAATCCTGTTTTCACTTCTCACACTAATTTCTTTTTCACAAGATACAAGATTTGGTAGAGCTTATATGTATTACACTGGTTACAATGATGGTACCGAAGTAGTATGGAATCAATACCCAACCAAGTGTGATGTACTAGTACAGATAGAACCTGCTGAAATAAACATTTACAGCGAAATACCGCAAACGTACCACATCATTCAAATTGATGTGAGAGAAGAAAATATGGCACGATGGACCGCAGTTAATAAAGATGGTGTCCGTTGTTATGTATATATGGGAAAATATGGTGAGTCAAATGAATTGGGTCTTACCATAGAGTTTAACGATTACGCTTGGACTTACGTTGTGGTATCTACTGATTAACTTAAATGTCTTGAAAGACAAATCGCAGCTTCTCTAGCATCCTTCCAATCTTTAATAACCTTTTTACCACGTTTATTAAACGGGATAACAGATTTGATACCATCAGAAATCATCCACTTCTTATCAAATGGGTCTGCCTTATCCAATGAATTCTGATAATCGTAATAGAATTTATCCCATTCTTGTTGAGTGTAATCACTTCTGTTTGGTAAATAATAGTTATCGAAAACTCTGTCACCTATTTTGAACAACGCACCACTACGGTGGGTATAACCAAAATAACCCTCAACATTATCGTTTTCAATTTGCTCGGTCACAAAATGCTCATACTCATCAAGTATATAATTTTTTAATCTAATGTTTGGGGTATATGTTTTCAATTTCAAAGCAACACCGGAAGGGTATTCCTGACAAACATAAAACTTGTTGTTGTAATACCACCAACCTGTTTTAATATCACCGATATACACCCCATTACTTGACATAAATGAATTTGGAAGTTGATTTTCCCCATCTCGGGAAGTATAAGTTCCAATCTTACCACCAGTATATTTGGTAATTAACTTAATACATTCACTATTAACAATCCATCCTTCCTCATTACGATAAGGTATCATACGGCTAACTAATTTGGTAAAACCAAGATTGAGATGTATTTTATTCAATAAACCACCACTACCACCTATGTAATGTGGGTATTTTTCAAATTTTAGCTTTATATTTCCTACGTATGGTGTGTGGTTCTTTATCATACGCAAAATATAATCAAATCTGAACATAAAATCAAACCTTAATATTTATATTATACAATGGAAAATCCCGAATTACCCGAAAATATTAGAAAAGGAGTTGATTTATCTGTAAAGGCCCTCAAAAAAGTATATCCCTTTATTCTTGGTTGGGAATTGAGTGATACTTGGTATCAGTATAATACAACATTATATATTGAGTTAATAATGGATTTTGAAAAACTATCAGAAATTTTTACTTGGGAACCCTCACGGTATTTTATGAATAGAGTAGAAAGGGGTGAAGAAGTAAAATCCCCCGCAACACTGGTACCATTTGAATGGGGTGAGTATGGTTCTGAAGAATTTGAAACAAAATCGGAAATATCACATAAGTTGGGTAAAGACATTCGTAAAGCTCTAAATCAAGCTTATGATTTCTTACCTGATGGATATAAGAAAACTTGGGAAACTAGCTTCGGGAAAAGTCAATCAGAACTCGGAGTTGATTATTACATATTCAAACCCTGATTTTCGTGTAACCATTTAATGGTGATATCACCAATACCGTTCTTATCATTTATAAATGACATCATAGATTTTACCTCCTTTTCAATAATAACCCTGAGTTGTTTATTGGCCACTATTTTACCCCTTCTAAATCCTTTAGGGGGTGAATGCCAAACGTTAGATATGGACCACCACTGACATTCGTTTAAATTAACGGTAATGTCGTATTTGGTGTCATATCGACTATAATAATCCTCAACTACATACTTAAGTTTTTTTTCTTTGACTTTAACCAAAGTAAATTTTCCTTTGAATATTTGAGTTCTAAAAACAAATTCTTGACCCAAGATATATTTTTTGAAATTGCTAATGTTACTCATGAGGCAAAGATATGAAAAAATATTTTATACTTTATATTTATAGACAATGAAACTTCAGAAATTTTTTAAATTATTACCTGACTTTATTAAAGATATTAATGTAGAAGGTATTATTATTAAACATACTGGTGAGTTTATCACCACCCCATACTCACGAAGATATGAAGTTGAAGTTCCGGTATATACGATAGAAAATCCTAATGATTTACCATATACCAAGGAATCTTTGACCACATGGCTGGCGGAAGAGTATTTAGGGTTTCAAAGATTTGTGAATATTTTAGCCGGAGGACCAATAACGTACTTCGTTGAATTTGACAATTCGGTTAAGGATATATACATACCAAAACAAATTAAGGAAGAAATTGATAATTGTTTAGAATCTAAAAATTTCAATAAAGTGGCTTGGAGAAATCCTGAAAGTATCAGAGTTATTGGTGAATTCAAACGGTATAACACATTTGATACTGAAGACGATAGAATTATATGGCAAGTTGATTTTAAACCTCATAGAATTGAAATTGTTGATGAATCCGGAGTATTCAAAAAAGAAGTTAGTAAATCGGACTATGATTACATTTTTGAAACATTGAGAGAGGATATAGAATTTTTCGAAAACAATATCTGGTCTTGTATTCAATATAAATTGGCCAATAGAAAGACATTCATAGATTTTGATTGGATGAGTTGGTATACCCACGTAGATAACGTAAATTACTAACCTTTTCCTTCAACCCTACCCAATCTTTCCCTGATGACATCATTCATTGTCAAATCAGTTTGATTCATAATTTTTTGTAATTCTTGTTCAGTCAATCCTGATAAAATATCTTTCATACCTTATTTCTTTCCACCAAAAGTTTTGATTGTAAAATACCAACTTGGTTTTATGTGTTTTGGGTCTTCTATAACCACATAGATTCTACCTGTTTCTAACCCTGTATTATCATCAGAAACCGCATCTTTACCAACGGCAACTGTCCAAATATATCCCTCTTCATCCTTTACCATACTTTGGATATACATTGAGTAACGGCTAAACCATTTCTCAACAATAAATCCATTGTTAGGTAATCCCTCTGAACTAAGTGTAAGTTTAGATGGATATTTGATACCAATCAAGGTTCCCTTGTTAGAAATATCAACATAAATCGCATGTTTCCCAGCCTTTACCTTCTTCTGTTCCCAATTTATTGAAATGGTGTCAGGAGGAATAAATGTTCCTTCTTCAAATGTTTGAACTACCCACAAATCTGATTTAAAAGACACCGGGTCTTTGTAAGTTTGTGAGAATGCGTTAAGCGTTACTATGGTGAATAGTAATAAAAATACGTGTTTCATTTATTAGGTTTTATAGTAAATATCTTAAACAAAACGCGAGTTAAGATAGACTATAATTTTTTAGTTGTAGTCGGTAGGGGATTCGAACCCCTATGACAAGAATGAAAATCTTGTATCCTAACCCTTAGATGAACCGACCATATGTTAACACCCTCCTTTATCCAACTAACAGGTGTTGTGGCTGTCCTCAATTACTTGAGTTAGGAATAAACTGTCTTGCTCCCCTTCGTGATGGGTCTTACCGACCTTAGTAGTCAACTAGAAGGTAATATATATACAAACCTTCAACTCTTCCCTATGGCTATCACACCATTTCTCATCGTATGGGACATACTATCCGATGATTAGTCGGAACGTGTAGTCAGAACAGGATTCGAACCTGTATTTACACTTTACTTGTATTAGCTGTGTCCGATGGATTGGGTATCAATACATTTCCCTCACCACCTGCTCTTAACCATTAGAGCTACCTGACTAACGAGAGTTATTAAGATTTTTGAATAGGTCTTTACTCTCAAATAAACCTACGAGTAGTCAGGACAGGAATCGAACCTGTATGATAACACGCCCTTTTATATTAACGATTGTTATCTACGTATAGCGTCTACCAATTCCGCCACCTGACTATATTTTTTACTTCGCTCTGCCGTAAATTAAATACCTTTCATATTCACCTTCGGCCAACACTACATACTGACCTGCAATTTTTACTACATACATTCTTTCTTTCATAACATTTTATTTTTTGTAGTCAGGACAGGAATCGAACCTGATATCGCCCATTTGGATGCCTACTCCACCATAAGTGTCTCGGACTTGGTGCGTATGCCAACACGCCACCTGACTATATCTTATTTCAAATAACTTCTACAAATATATGGTGGATTTTCTATCCCACCAAATCTAATTTGTTAAATTTTTGTGGCCAGGGTGAGACTCGAACTCACAACGATGCAACCCTATTACTTCTCGTGTCCAAATGGTTATGGACCGTGGTGTCTTTGGGATGTGATAGCCGTTTCCACATTACGCATTACCTGACCAATTTGGGTGGGTTAATGAGTGGTTTCCCCCACCTCTTTTTACTCTGTATCAATCTACTTGCGAAGTAGTATCAACCTGCGCCACTCTGTGAATTTTGAGGATGAGAATCCCTCTGTGTTGTAGTGATGACTCTAGTGTCACTAAGCTCTACTCCTTTCCTTTCTCAAGGGAACAACACACAAGTATAGGATAAGTAGAAGATGGGGGAGTGGACATCTACTTTTACGATTGGCGTTTCTCGCTATTGTGCTAGCCCCAAAATCCCAATCAACCTTTTAGTATCTCAAAGAACTTCTACAAATATAAGGAGAATCTTTTATTCTACCAAATCTTTTTCAATTACTTCATCCCAATCCTCAACCACAAACTTCAAACTAATCCACTCAACATCATCTTTGTTATTGTATGTGGCGTAAAATCCGCCTATTGCAATTGACATCTTTTCCTTAACGGCTTGTGTCAATAATCTTCTTGCCTCCGTGCGAATTTCACATTCATCGGGAACCCTCATACCGTCATCAATACTTATCCATTTCCAATCGAGAGCTACCATTACCTTATGAACTCGACCAAAGTCAAAGTAGTCCATAACTTTACCAATTGCGTTAAATTCTTTTTCTTTCATTTGACAAATATATGGTGACTTTTTTAGATGACCAAATCTTTTTTTGTGATTTTACTAAACTCGTAACCTTCGTGAAACATTCTATCAAGAAGCTCAACAGTGATTTCATCAAGGTCAATCATACCAATCATTTTGCTTTTTTTGTAAACGCCAACGTACTCCATAGTTTTTATTTTTAAGTAGGCAAATATACAACAAAATAGGTTACGGTAACATTAAGTTATTGACAAATTAATTAAAATTTGTAGTCGAATGTTAGGCCATCATGGCATACAATATTCTTATCAACGATATCCCTCAATTTATCGGTAGGATAAGGACCCATTAATCTTTTTTTACATTCTTCTACATTATCTTCCATTAGGTCAACACCATATGTGGTGGATAATGCTTCTTCTAATGAACATCCACTTCTTTCCATCTTTCGTATAACAATCTCACCCAAAAACTCACCATCACCGCAGCTGTTATCAATGAATGTTTTGGTTGGGTCAGTGAATAATGACGGCTCTTGTTCTTCTAACTTATCAATCATTTCAATAACTAAATGATTGGGAGTAAAAACCTCGGCAGTTTGCTTAATCCTAAGTTTGTCCCTATCAACACCGGACATATAAGTTCGGTTTCTAATGTGATTAATATAATCATTTAACATTATTTTCAATATATTGAATTTCTAAGTCAGTTAATTCAAATTTTTTGTATAAATCATAATCACTATAATTTGTGTCACTTGATATTTTTGGTATATTTTTGAGTACTTCACCGTGAAAAAATCCTGAAAACTTACTCAAATTTAAACAATGTTTATATAGTTTTGTATTTAGCAATTTAATCAAAAATTCCGCATCCGCTTTGGAGTCAAATATGTGAAAAAAACTGTGTTGAGTTGTATTACAATTAGTATCTATTATAGGATTTAGATATCCACTGTCACTAATTACTACTTTTAATTTGGGATAATTTTCAGTCATAAAGCTTGAGTAGATTATTTTGCTGGCGTGATATGTTTTATATTTAAAAACATCATCTTTAGTAACCGATAACAAATGTTTTTTGTTAGTTTTATGTAATTGACTATTACTTTCAAAGGTATACTTTTCTTTTTTGGAAAAAAATTTATTAAAAATTGAAAAATCAATCGGGTTAGATGAGTTAGGTAATATTTTATCTTTAAGACTTATGGATTCTCCACCAATTTTACACAATCCATCATAATTTTTAGACCAATAATAATAACAAGCTTGAGTACCCACACCAATAAAAGGGGATTCATCGAATATTTTTAGTAATTTTAAACCTCCACTTTCATACATTTTTTTCAAAACTAAGTGATTTGGTGATAAAAAACTTGGTGGAGTTATAAAAAAAACATTATCGGAAATTTCCATAGATTTTATAATAAATTTGGACCAAAGGTTATTAGCACCGCCTTTACCACCACCCTTACTTTTACCGTTATTATCAACTTCTTGATATGGAGGGTTACCAATCACAACATCAAATTTCATTTTAATTTTATCACTTAAAAAATCTTTATGATGGATATTAACATAACCTCTTCTTTTGAGTTTGTTAATGTATTTTATACGGATTTCATAACCGTAAACTCTAGATTTAGCGTCCAACTCACTATATCCATAAATATCAACCAAACGTCTCACAATCTCAGAAAGGAATGTCCCTGTGCCCATGCAAGGGTCTAAAAAGTTTGATTTTGAATTTAACCATACATCTGAAGGAATCTCATCTAAAATAAGATTAACCAATTCGATAGGGGTAAATACTTCACCTTTAGAAGGGTCTGGCTTCCATTTTTTTAAGTTGTCCATCTTACAAAGATAAAGTGTTTTCTTGTTTGTTGTAGGACGTAATAATAGTGTTCAATAGTTTCTCAGACAAGGCTCCACCGAGGATGAGTTTTTTAACCGTATAAGAGTTAACACCAACTTCATAAATAAGCTCCTCACCTAACTTCTTATCCTCAATCATATCAAGTACTTCAATAATGTTGTTTGATTCACAGTTGTTAATTTCAGATATCTCAACAATGTTTTTAACTATATTTGATAATACTTCTTTCAGTTTAATTCTGAGGTTATCAATTACAACAGTATTTTGAGAAGAATTGTTTTCAGTCTCTTCATCTACTGACCTTTTAACTTTAGATGAATCAATACCTTCAATTTTATCTTTTGATGAGTTATCACTAATCTCAACACCTGTCAATACTTTTACCATTTCTGAATCATTTATAACGGAATCGACATTAACTGATTCTGAACCGATACGAATAAGTGAAGTAGAGTTAACTAATTTGTCGGCATATTCATCTAGAACAATCGGAGACATAACACCATTATCATTAACAAATATATTTACAGAACGAAGGACTCGTAAAATGCCATCGGTTAATTCTTGAACCTGAACTCGTTCACCTTCATATACCAAATATTCATCAATCGGACTAATCTCTTCTCTATTAGGGTCAAGTGACAATGATATAACGTTACCAATGGTTTTAGGTTCACCATTATAAGTTAAACCTGGTGTTAATACCCTTGAAACTTTTTGGGCAACTGACGAATATGAGCCTCTATCAAACATTAACATTACCGTATCGATTTCAGGTATAGAGAAACTTCTTGAAGCCATGTCCTTACTTATGAAAACAACTTTCTTTCCTTGTCGTTTAGCAATTGCCACAATCTCCTTCGCCTCCTTCTCCGATTCGCGGTTAGAGGTTTCATCGCTATTAAACAATTTAACCATATATTGAGGTCCTAATGTATCTTGAACTAGTTTATAAAACTTATTCTGTTCCTTACGATTAGGAGTACTGGCGAAAATCATTGTAACGTCTTTAGGAGATAACTCATCGGTATTTAAATCAACCAAATAAGTCATTCTACCATTATATGCACCAAATAATGATTTAATCAAATCAGTAAGAATACCTTTAGATTTTGAAACATCCATTAAAAGTTTATTCCAATCTGTACGGTACTCTTCAGGTATAGAATTAAATCTATCAATAATACCACCAATTGATAACTTTAAAAACTGAGGAGTTACGATACCACTTACCGATGATATGGATTCAGTTTTATTAGACAAATTGGCTTGTGACGGATGTAACCCATTCTTAACCATAAGCATGTCGGTATACGACCAATGGATTATGTTATCACGAAGATTTGTAAGAGGGGCTGATACTTTCTCAAGACCGGTACCTGACATGTAAATATTCAAGTGGCAATCCAAGTACTCAATCTTATCTAAACTATTAATCCTGTGAGCTCCGAAGTCGGCTTCATCTATAATTGACATCTTTTCATTTGACGGAATATTTCTTAATGTTTCTAGCTTAGACTGATGTTCGGTCATGTGAAGAGAGGCGGCGACCACAATCATCTTATCACCGTAGTAATCATTGATTGATTCTTCTAAATCAGTAATATCGTCAACGAATACCATTGAGTCCGAAAACCCTTTAAATTTATAAAAATCAACTTCAAATGACGAGATTGCGGTCAGAACGTAGCTAGGAATAATACAAACCTTAATACCTTTTTCAAGATATAAATTTTTAATCAGATTTAAAGACCATAATGTTTTACCGAATCTTGGTGCTAACTCTAAAGCAAAATCAATTTTTTTATATCCCGATTGAATTTCTGAGTTGTATTTGTTTAGAAACAAATCACTTACAAAAGATTGAAAAAAACGAGTTTTAAATTCTACACGAGTATCTGAACCTGATTCAGATATTATTTTACTAACAGATGCCACGACTTCATCGTCAGATTTGAATCCACCAACCCATTCACGGGTTACTTTATGATAACCTAAAAGACGCAATGATTGTCTTACTTCATGGTCTGATAATGTAGTTTCACATTCAAAAATTGTTATAAATTCTTCAGATGAGCCGGTTTTTTGTTGACCAATTCTTTTTTTGGCGGTTTGTTTTCTAGACTCACCAATTTTGTATCGACCAAGTGACCTGTTGTATTCAGTGGTATAAATGTAGATTGTATTCATGATACAAATGTAATGGTAAAAAAGTTAACTAAAGTAAATCCCTCAAATGACGCTGAAGTGTAAAGTATTTTACTCTCCACTCATTTGCTTCATCCATATACTTCTTCATCATAATAGAATCGTTATAACGAAGATTTTCGATTCTATCAATTATTTCATTAGAAAGATTAAACTCTTTAAGGTTTCTTTCCCAATGGCTACTCAATGGTAGTCTTTCTTCTGTAATGTTTTCCATACCTCAAATATACTTGTTAAACAAATTTTCTAAAGTATCAATGTCATCAACTGACATTTGATGATATTTTTGAGAAAGTGATGTTAATTTCTCAACAAACTTTTCTTCCTGTGAGGTCATTTTAGTTTCATCAGGAACACCAAATTTACTCAAATAACCCTGATTAGAAAGGTACTTCAAAAGATTTTCAATATCTCTTGTACTACAAGAATCAACAAATTCATCAATTTCTATGTCAACATCAATGTCGACTGTGGTGTAAATGGACGCCATAATTATTTATTTTTTTCGGTTTTGATTGTTATTACTAAAACTAGGAACAAATATACGTAAAAAGATATAATTGCCAAAGCAAGATATAAATTTTCATTCGTTGTCATCGAACAAACTTAAATAAAAAAAACCGAATGGTCAAATTACTGTGGAATAATATCAGAACAAGTTTCTAACAATTGAATCAAACCAATGTTGATATCTTCTGACTCTAACTTCTTGATGATTCTTTTTAAACTTAAACCAACGATGAAGTGGTCCACACCACCTGCAGTGATTAAACCTATGAAGGCGAATGCCCATATTGCCAAAGGCCACGATTGACCCATTATTGCTATAGATAAGACCGCAATAAAACTAATACCAAATGAAGTTTTTATTACGTTTTTATTTCTCTCCATCCATCTTAAGATTCCTAAATCAAAGTATTCCTCACTGAATACTTTTTTTACTCTGTTAATTTCTAATTGTGTCATAACTTTAATCTTATTTATATTCATCAGGTATTATTCTCAAAACTTCTTCATCACTAACTCCACCCTTAATGTATTCAAAACTTTTACCATTTATTGATTCGGCATATATCCAAACCATTTTATCGTTTAACTTATTATCATTGAATGAACCTACGGCAACTTCACCACCCATATCTGACAGGTAATCATCCAACCAAGTTAATAACATTTGCATGAGTGCTGGTGATTTTTGAATTTCAGGTATTATAACATCAACCGTGGCGTTATAATGATTAAAATCGTCTACATCTATTGCTTCTAAATCAGTCAATATAAAATTCAAAGAAAACATAACCATTTCTCCGTCCTCACCCTCGGCGGAACAATCCATAGAACCACCAAGTTTGGTCTGTATCATCGCATATAAATAAGGATATTTTTTTGTTACATTCAATAACTCATGAACACTACCAAAGAATTTGGCAACATCAAAAACACTTTGACCCTTGTCTAACATTGATATTATGTTTTCGGCAACTCTGCTCATACCGTATAAATATCCCCAAGTATTATTTAGGTTTTTTCAATATTTATATTAAACGTATTTAGAATGGCAAAAGCAAGAAAAGAAACAAAGAAAAAAGGTAACCGTGTGAATATCGTTAAAAATCTGAAAAGGATTGAAGAAAACGATAGAGTGTTGAAAATGTTGGTTGAGAAGATGGTGACCAAAAAATAAACCACTTAAAAAACAAAAAAATGGATTTTCCTTTATTGTGGGCATGTATTTGGAAAACTTGGAAGTATCATCTTTCAGGTTGTATGTTTATTTTAACAATGTATATCTTTAATGAATGTGGAGTTTGGGAAGATGAGTTCAGTCTTTGGTATGTTTATGGACCTGTAAGTTTACTTATTCCACTTATCGTTGTGGTACCAGCCATTCTAATGGTCAGAGATTCATATAAACATTACTTGGACATAAAAAAATACTATCCCAACGGATATAAAAACAGAGAAAAGAAATGAATCTAATACATGTAATTCTATGTTTGATTGGTGCGGGATATGCTAAAGGTAGATTGGACCATATCGCTGACACAGGACAAAAGGGTGATGATTGGAAGAACAAATATAAACAAAAGGACGGACAACTCGTACCTTCAGGAAATCATTGGTGGTACTTTGGTTTATATAAACCAAACTTTCAAGAAAGGTTTCCATTCAGTTCAACTGTTATGGTTTTCGTAACTGATAGATGGCATTGGTGGCAATTTGCTATGTTGAGGTATTTTTATTTGGCGATTGCTTATGGCGTTGCGGATAACTTTATACATCAGATGTTATTGACATTTGTGGTATTCCCCATTGTTCTTGGAGTGACATTCGAGTTAGTATATAAGTGTAAGAAGAAATGAAATTTTTAATCACCGAACAACAAAATGAAAAGATAGTTGAGTTTGTGCTTAACAAAGAAATGCCCAAAAAGTTTGATTGGTGGAAAGGACTCAAAGTAGTTGACTTTAAAAGAATGATGACCCTAAGACCCAAGCTTGTTAAATTGGAAGGGGTTTTAACGGTTGATTCAGAATGGGCGGATAAACAGTGGCCAAGATTTAATCGTGATAAAGAACCATCTTTCGGTGATATAGAACACCCTACGTTGTTATCTGAAATTGTTTCAGTTGGAGAGGCGGATGACGTTAGAGATGCTATTAGTGATGTTCTTACTTATACGTTGGGTGAAGAAACATTTACACCATCATTAAACCATATAGAAATTAAGTTACAATACTCTGATGATACTGACAAATAAGTTATTAGATAAGTTATTAAATAGTGATTTAATCAAACAGGTATATCCTATGGTTGACAATATTAAAACCAGAGTGCTTTGGGATGGGGATGAAGAACTTCCTTTTTATGATATTGCTGTAAAAATATACGTTAATGATGAGGATATGACCACGTTCAATATGTTTGAAAAAGGGTTGGACCCTCATTATTTAATTGACTTTTATATGATAGATTTACTTAAATTTGTTAATGTATCAAGAAGAGAACTTAATCAAGTATATATTAGAGTGCTCGGCCCAAATGGGGAATCAATCTATGGTGAAATTGGTATAGTTTAATAATATGAATCTGAAAGAAACAATAAAAAAAATATTAAGGGAAGAGATGAGACCTTATAAAGCAATGAGAAGAACTAGCTTAATTGATAGTGAAATCGTAAGGTTATTAGATATAGTATATTATGATAAAAGAATTTGTGGAAGGTATGAGGACGCGGACATGTTTGTTCGTGTTGTAACTGAGGCTGTGGTCGAGAACCTATACTTCAATACATTTTATATGATGGATGATACGTCAGAAGAATGGGAGAAATCAGTTGATTTTATATATGATTATATCAAAGATAGCCACGGAAAAAATCTAAAAGATTACTTCAATAATATGTGTAATGAACGGGTTGAGATAGATGAATCACTAGTAACGGAACAAATCGAAGATTTTGGAGAAAAAACCAAATTAGAAAAATCAGTAATGAGATTTATTAATGCGTATCTTAAAGGTAAAGAACTACCTGAAAACTTTTATGGTGTTGTTGCCGACACATTTGGTGGAAAATACGGAGAAGGTTGTACCATCACATTTTTAATGAAAAAACCATTCAAAGTACAAGACTCGGATGATTTACAAGAATTGGGGTTAGATGTAAAAAAATTAATCAAAGATTTTTTTTCAGATGAATTTAGATATGGTATTAATATATCAACAACTACCGTCGAACACTATAAAGAATTAAAAAATCGTTTCTTTAATAAACAGAAGGGTGAGTTTACTGAAGGCGAAATAACAGAAAAGTGCTGGCCAGGTTATACACAAAAAGGAATGAAGACAATGTTTGGTAAAAGATACCCAAACTGCGTAAAGAAAACAAAGAAGAATTAATAAACAGGAGGTTTGTCTCGTTTGGGATAAATTGATACCTCATCAATATCAACTCCAAACTTTTCGCTAACCCAATCGGCAACTATATCTATTACTTTTGTTTCCCTAATCAAAATCATCTGACGCATTGTGTCGATAATATTAGGATGTACTTGTAACAGTCCATGACCGTAATGTTTTGTCCCTTCACCACCTGGACCCCAATCGTCGTATTCACCAGTCCCGAAGAAGTAATATGCGATTTTTTCAGAACCTGTATTGGCGAACAATTCAATTCTATATGCGTCAGGATTGTGGGCATTTACAATTTTTTTACCATCTGATTCTGAAAACTTCTCATCTAAATAATTGTAGATGATTGAATGTAATTGACCTTGTGTAATAAAGTATCTCATATAATATAAATACAAAGATAAATCATTTCCGTTTTATGACAAAAATGGGAATAAAAGGAAATAAAAAACCCCACTCATGAGGTGGGGTTTAATTTTATTGTTTTCTTAATTTGGCTCGTTTGATTGTAGGGGAGTTCTTGGAATAGAACTTTTTATACATAGGGTCGATAACATCATCATCTACATCCCTAGTAGAGATGTTCTCAATATCAAGTTCATCATCTGAATATTCTTCGGGTTCACCCTGATTCATAAAAGAATTTTTATACCACTTTCCACTACCCATAGATGATGGGTCATGGTAGAGATAATCATTATCCTGTTCTTCTTCACTTTCTTTTATAATTCTTTTAACGAGTTTAATCAAATCAGATTCAGTTAATCTTACAACTTTTTTCATAGCATAATTTTTATATATAAATATACCCACCTTTACTTAAATACCATTTTCAACTATCCTTACCACAGAAAATAAAAGTTAAACAATAATACAATGGAATTATTAAAGTCATTACAGTGGAGATATGCCACAAAGAAAATGAATGGGGAGAAAATCCCCCAAGATAAGTTAGACCGAATTTTAGAAGCAACACGACTTGCTCCAAGTTCATACGGTCTAACACCATACCAAATCATTGTGGTGGAGAATCAAGAACTAAAGGAGCAACTTGTGCCGGCTTGCTATGGTCAAACACAACTGGCCGACTCATCTGCGGTATTGGTATTTGCAACATGGGACACAATCACGGAATCATCTGTGGATAAGTACATGAATGAAATCGCTACACAGAGAAACATCAGCGTTGATATGTTGGGAGATTTCAGTGGTATGGTTAAAGGTACGGTTAATAGTTTGACCGAAGAACAGAAAATCACATGGGCTCAAAAACAGGCATACATCGGACTTGGATTTGCTTTGGTTGCTGCGGCAACGGAAGAAGTTGACTCAACACCAATGGAGGGATTTGTTCCGACAAAGGTGGATGAGGTATTGGGTCTTAATGAAATGGGTCTGAAGTCATGTGTTATTCTTACATTGGGTTACAGAGATTCGGACAATGATTATCTATCGGCTCTGAAGAAAGTAAGATGGGATAGCGAGAGTTTGTTTTTGCGTAAGTAATTTAACAAGAACATTAATAAGAATGGGGACTCAATTTGGGTCCCCTTTTTTCTGTATATTAGGTATTTATTATAGTATGAATCTCAAAGAATCAATTAAAAGAATATTAAGGGAAGAAACCGATATACCACTTAAAATTAGAAGGAGGATTTTACCCAAACTAATTGAAAATGCGTTTCAAACGGCATTGGACGGTAATACAATGTTGAAAACCAAGCCAGGTTCCATGTTACACAAAGCTTCTTTTATAACGTTCGCAAATTTCGTTATTGATGATATGGTTGAGTATATGGAGGACCAAATAAACATGGATGGAAATTCATATTATTATGGTAATGACGATGCTTATATCGAAGAAGTGAGAAACCCGCTCCTTAAACATTATGGTGATAGAATAAAAAAGAGATATGATGATATTGTTGGGGGGGATGTTTTTGAATCAGTATTAGAAGAAACAAATATACCACTCCAAGTTAAAAGGAGGATTAATGGTGACTCATTGGCCGAATTAATACATGATATTAAAAGTTTAATTGATTCTGGCTACGATGAGTCAGATGCGATATACGATACGGTAAGACAATTTATCGCTTCAAAACAATTCAAACTTAACAATGATTCAGAACAATCTTATTGGGATTCATACATTGAAGTGGAAGAACCATTAGTTGATTATCTGAAAAGTAAATTGAATATACGAGAGTCCGTATTAAGGGAAGAAACCGAAGAATATAAAGTAAAATTGGTTACAAATATAATCTATACTTTATATGATAATATATCATTTATAAAACAATCAACTTTCAACGGAAAACCTTTACTTATAATTTATTTTGACTCTGATGATACTGCAGCAAACATTGAGTCGTGGTTTGATGAAAAAATATCAAGAGATATTGAGGAATGGACTTCAGGAAATATTGTTGTTTGTCCAGATTGGATATTTAATTGGGATTCGAGAAAGAAAAATGCTGATGTGTTTATAAACACTGAACTTATAAAATATGATAACTTGGGGAATGTTGTTAATGAGTCAATATTAAGGGAAGAAATGAGCTCAATGATGAGAAGAATATTCAGAAGGGTTGACCCCGAAAAGATGGACGGAATATTCGGAGAAGGTCTTGATACAATGACAACAAGATACATTCAGAACCAACATAATTGGCACGCAATGAACTTAGATAAGTTTAAGTCAGGTATTGTATCATATGTTATTGTTGATTTATGTATGAAATACTCTGACGTATGTTTTGGAGCTGGGGATTTTTACAACCAAGTATGGGAATTCTTATTGAGTCATTATTCGGATGTAATGGAAGAAAGATGGAATGAGATTATGTCGGGAGAGGTTAATGAATCGGTATTAAAGGAAGATAGAAAGGCAAAAGAAACTATAAGTGATTTGGTTAAAGAGTTTGGTTTGATTAAAACTTCAGATATGGTTGGGTTGTCGATATCACAAATTGTTAAAGTAACTAATATACCGATTGATTCAGATACCGCCAACCAAATTTTGGTCGAAATGATGAATAACGATGAATTGAAAACCAAATACAAAGATTTTAATATTCACGCAAGTTCAAATGACGTGTTTTATTGGGAAGCAATGGTAAAAACAGGACATTTCCATGATGATATGATTGAAAACATAACAGTTGCGGCAACACCATTTTGGGATGGAGTCAAATATACACCTGTTGAAATAGAATGGTATACATTACTTAATTATTATGGGGTAACTGTTTATGAAACATCAGGTGAAGGAAATTTTTATAAAGAACTTAAACATCAAACAAATTTTGAAAGTGTTGATGAGTTATTGAATTGGTATGAGGAATTCTATTTACCTGAAGTGTATAATATGGTAATGAATACGTTATTACCAAAAATGCATAAGTTGGTTGATTACGAAATAAAACAAAGAGGTTAGACGATACGTCCGCTTCTTACATCAAAGACCTTATAGTCGGGGAGCATAGATTCAAAAGCATCAGAGATAAAGTATTTACCATTGGTCATCCAAACAGGGTGAGGTAACATCTCCTCAAAAAACCCATCATACTTATGGCTGTAGTATAAATCACCCGTTTTACCATCACTAAAAATAGAAAACATCATCATAGGATTACCGGCTGAATCGTATAGGACAATTCTATTACTATCCTCACTATATGATTCAATCTCATCAACAATATAAGGAACGATGATATGTTTAAACTTATTGTATAGGTCCTCATACTCAAAATCCATCCAATGACGTTCAAGTTCGGATATAAGATTAAGTTGTGATTCGGTGATAAGGTATTTCATATAAGATAAATATTACATTGATAGTTCGGCGTCACCTATCAGACCACCGTATACTTTGACATCCGAAGGTTCAATCTTACCGGAGTTAGAGTTTTCCTCAACAAAATGGGTGAGAATTAATTCGGCCTCATCCTTATCAATAGAAAAGAATTCACATACACTGTTTATAAAATCTTCGGATATTATTAAAGTACCTGACCTTCTTCTATACCTCATAACGGCGTGTGTATCGTCTAAAGAATAAACAAAACTTATATAACTTGTCCAATAAACCGCCTCAAGATTTAGTGAATTAATATAATTAAAAATAATACTGTTTAATTTAGATTCGGTGATTAGGAATTTCATATAAGATAAATATAATTAATACCCAACAATCGGACTGGCAACTTCCACATTAATAGATTTTATTCCGAGTTTATTTTCAATCCATTTATTAATTACATTAATGGAGTCCCCATAATCTAAAGAAAAGAATTTGCTAACTTCGTCGACCAAGTCGTAGTGTATTGTACACCAGCGGTCTTTCGGATGATATCTAACTTGAGCATATTCATCATCTTCAGAGTTGACATAGTATAATCTATTCCCCATTTTAATTACAACGAAGTCCTGATTGTCAAGATACTTAAAAACTATACTATCAAATTTAGATTCGGTGATAAGATATTTCATATAAGATAAATATATGTAATATTTATTATCATATGAGTATTAAAGAATCCATAAGAAGAATATTAAGGGAAGAAACTTTACTTAAAACCAATATAAAAGACATGATTTCCAAACATGGATTTTATATAACGTCCAAAATGTTAGGTGGAGTTGATATTATGAATAGTATTCTTAATATAAAAGGTTCACAGGAAGAAATGATTTTCATTGTTAAAGCCATAATGGAACATGATGTTGAAGTTTTGGGTAATGTATGTAACTATCAAATAGTTCCGACCATGTACTCATTTAAACTATATGTAGAAATACCAAAATATTATCCCAACCATTCCGATGATTATTACCCAAACAAACAAAAAACATTTGAGGCGAGAGATTATATATCTGACTTAATAAAAAAGTTTGGAAATGAAAAGGTGAGAGGATATAATATATACGTTCAGGTAGGAAATTGTTAAATTAGTCAGCTCCGTAATCAGAGAAGATATAGTCAAAATCAAAATCAATTTTGGTTTTAATCCATTCACCAATAATATTCAAAGCGGTCTCCAAGTCCAAACTAAAGAATGATGCGACCTCAACAACTAAATCTGAACTTACAAAACATTCTTTATTAACACGATTTGTGTTGATTGATATATATCCACCACTTTCCCAACTCTCCTTAGAGTCCCAAAAGACATAACCAGAGTGATACTTCATTTTATAAAAGTCCTGGTTATTTAAGTAGTCAAAGACAAGATTAGTAAGTTTAGATTCGGTGATAAGGAATTTCATTCGGTTTTAACAATTAATCTGTGAGAAGACCCACTGTTGATAGTGTTTTCTATTTTACCAACCTTAATACCCAAAGTATCACTAACCCATACTTTTATTATCTCTAAACAATCCAAATCATCAATAGAGAAGAAATCAGATAATTCCTTAATTAAATCATAATTTACATATACCCAATTCCTAACAAAACCAAAAGAGTTTATGTGATAAACACTAATCTGAGCGTAAAGGTCGGACTCATTGTTTAAGAAGTATATGTAGTTGTCAAATTTCTTCTTGTTGTCATATACTATAAAATCCTGATTATCCAAATACATAGACACTGTATTATACAATTTAGATTCTGTGATTAAGTATTTCATATGATAATAAATATGATTTAGTTAGGTATTACCAACGCATAACCTGAACTCGGAGCAACACCGATGCTTTCGACCTCCATTTTTATGATATTCTCAACCCATTTAACAATAACTTTATCAAAGTCAGAATCTTGTAAAGAAAAGAACATAGAAATTTCATTATATAAATCGTAAGATACGTAACACCGACCATCTTTGTCAAATCTTATTTGAGCATATTCATCTGATTCAGAATTGACAAAGTATATGCTTTCTCTATTTTTAAACCGAATAAAGTCCTGATTGTCCAAATACTGAAGGATAATACTATCCAATTTAGATTCGGTGATTAGGTATTTCATATGATAATAAATATAAAGAAATTACGAACTAAACAAACTCACTCATTCATCCCCCACTTTGTGGGTCGTTCCGTTCCACTAGCGTTTCACTCCACTGATGTATTCGTTCATTTGTTTATTTCCTAATTTCTCCCCCATTAATTAAGGACACATATGAGGGGACAATATATTATACCTTATGGTATAATACTGAAAGGTATAAAAGAATACCCTATCGGGTATTAATTTGTGGTATACATGTGGTATTATACCTTATCGGGTATAGAGTAACCCACAACCCACACTATATTGTGATTTATATGTAACATTGTAATGTTATGATAACAAACTATGGTAAATCCATATTATAGTGTGATTTTAACAGGGTTATATAGTTGTCCCCATATAAGGTGTCAGTGTTGAAGGGGAATATAATACCCCACTAAAGTGGTCTCGTTGAAGAATTATTAATGGTCTATTTAGGGTCTATCCTAACACACTACGTGTTTCCCCGCTCCACATACTATAACTTACATTTTTTGCTGGGGTTTATATACATATAAAAAACTGGTCCTTACGACCCCTACAGAGGGGAAAAATCCCCATTCTAATACCCTACATGACCAATAGTGGTGGTAAATTGTGGTAAGACATGGTGGTAAAAGGTGGGAGAAAAGTGTCAGAGGGGATTATCCCCATCGTCAAGTGAGACTGACATTTTGACAAAATCAAGTTTTTTAACATAATTAACAAAGAAAAATTACACCTGACATGATGTCATCCCCAACCTGATTGACTTTTTACTACATGTTATTATGTTTAGTTATATGTACCTTAATAACTTTAGAACCGATGTTACAAGACACGGGGATGACTACATCGTTAATTATGAGGGTGATGACTCATATGGACATTGTATATACAAACAGTTAGACCTTACGGGGAGTAACAAACCTATACGACAGAATGTGATGTTATTAACACACTGTCAGATGGGGGGAATAATAGATAACATAAATAAAAAGTCCCCACTCAAAGAGGGGGACCATGACAACCTGTCCAAAGAGATTAGGGAACACTCGTTATCTATTTTGACATCTTACCTCGAAGGTCAGACAGAAGATAACGATTAAGTTTCTTCTCCATCTTTCGAGCTTCCACTTCAAAGGGGTTGTTCCAATAACCAAACTCTGCGTTGGCCGAAGCATACTTGGTGGTGACAGGTTGTAAGTAGTGAGTATATTCATGAATGAAGGTGGAGGTCAAACGTCCAACTGTCTTACACTCATTCACACATATGCGAATGTGATTAACGTATGGACAATAGAAACCATAGAACCCTTCCCCATCATTACCATAAGAATATGTTAGGTCGCTACGCTTTCTGTTATTAACCCCCATATTCTCATGACACCATTTAGCACAGAACCGAAGAACTTTCTTTACTTGTTTCTTGGATAAGGTTGAGGTTTTTGTGTTGCTGTACATTGGTTTTCTTTTTATAGGTTATCTTTCCGAGTTTCGATGAGTGGATATTGTAGAACTTTAATAAGGTATGAAGGAGGGTATTGTTATATGACCAATAGATATCGTTGTTCCTTCTACGGGTGATGAGAGCTTGACTACGTCCCCACTGTTTATAGTTGATACACATCTTGGAGTCCTCAATGATATCAACTTCAACATTGACAACACCCCAACTATAACCTTCCCCATAGTTATATGCTAGCTCCCTAATGGAAACGAAGCGAAAGGTTCCCTTCATAGTTCCATACTCAAAGGGGAAGGTCTGCTTACCGAGTCCCTTCTTAATAATCTTGGTGAGTTGTTTGTTATCCATGACACAAATATACGGCGAAACTCTTCTCCCACAATGGAATAGTCAAGTAGTTATCAACAAATAAAAATGTTAAATCTCTTGGTTGGTATTCATTCCCGCCGTAACTTTGGTTGATGCTTTTCTGTGTGGGGGAAACAATAAAGCATCATGCTAAGTTACGGCCCCCAAGGTTATCCACCAAACAATTTAACATATAAACTTCGTTCCTCAGGTCGAGAAGTTATTAACAATGCTTGTATATGTCCCCATTCTGACATGACATCATTAGAGACCATTACAGACAGGGGGGACCTATTCTGTCAGACTGTCATAACGGTAGGGGGACTCCCTCATTTACCCCCTATACACGGGGGATACCCCTCCCCTCCCCGTATCCTCCCCCCATATATGACATTTTGACGGTCAAAAAAGGGGGGATAATCCCCTAATCAAAGTATGTATATAAAAAAACTTCCAGAAAAATTTTTGGAAAATTTTGGGTATTTATTATAAAACACTAATATGAAAAAAACAGTTAGACTTACAGAATCAGATTTAGTTAATTTGATTAAGAGAATTATAAAAGAAGAAGAGGGAACGGACTTATCTAATGTTAGAGCCGAGTTTATAGATTTAATAAAGAGTATGAATTGGGAGTTTAATCCAAATCATAACATGTCAGGGTTTGCGTTTGTCCCTAAAAAAGGGGACATTGGATATAGTGGGTTTAAGCAAGACAGTTTCAATATGTATATTGGCAAACCATTAATCTTTAATGGTAGTGATGATAATGAATATTGTTATTTAGATAAGAATAATAATTTTGTTCTCAAGAGATTTGGTAAAAAGTCAACCTCCCCTTTATCATCAGGGATTGGTGGTATTAAGAATTTATTGTGAGATATTAACCCCTCCGATGATAGTATTGTCGGACCGACCCCTCCCACAAAGAGGGGTTTTTTATTTTCCCGTATATTGACCCCCCATTCTATAAAGGTCCCATATACTGAAAAAAAATTTCTGGAAAAAATTTGATAAATTGGGAACTGTGTATTATCCTTATACTCTATGAAAAATTTCTTTATTAAATATAAGAAACCTATTGTGGTAACATTGTCTATAACCATCCTTCAACTGCTTTTTGGGTTTGACCCCAAGTTTACATTGATTAATATTATTTGGTTATTTCTATAATTTTTTCCCTTCGGGTTGTCAATCCCCCTACCCCCTTTTTTGTTTTATGATATATTTATATATAAAATTAATAATATGAAAAAAGTTATAAGATTAACCGAATCGGATTTAGTTCGTTTAGTAAAACAAGTTATAAATGAGCAATCTATTCCTGAACCCGAAAAGATTTCCGCTGACCATGCTAAATTTGAGGAATATGTAAAGACAAAATGGGGTTGGAAGGAAGACCCTTATGCTTCAATTGACTTTGAAGGAGGTGATAACAAGTTTACAATATGTGATGGTCCGTGTGGTTCACTTATTCCTGGTACAGATGTTAATAGTGTTACATGGGATGGAAAAACTAAAACGGTATATGGAACCGTATCATTTGGAGTTGACCCCAAACCAATTTCATGGAGTTATAAATTTAACCAAATGAAAACATGGTTTGATTCTTCTTTCGGATAAATCAAATATGATTCATTAAAAATACACCCCCTATTCAATGAGTAGGGGTTTTTTGTTTTCTATAACACGACCCCCTTTTTTATTCTGATATATTTATTCTTATATGAGATATATTATAACGGAAGAACAAAATAATATTATTCGTGTCCTACGAAGAATTGACCAAGACCATGATTTGATTCAGGATATTGTTGTTGAGGGAATGGAAATGTATTTGTGTGATTATGACCCCTTTAATTATTTTTATGAATTTTTATGTCGGAACTCAGCATTTACTTATCTTTTAAATTATTTTGATAACCCACGTCAAGAAGGGTTCATGAAAATGGAAGATTATATGACTGATTATATTAAGGAAAACTTTAAGGAAATGATTGTTACCTATTGGGAAGATAATAAGGAATATTGTTAAAAAATTTTTTTCCGTTCCGATTCCCCCTACCCCCTTTTTTATTTTGATGTATTTATTGTTATATGAATCTCACAGAATTATCACATGTTTTAACGAAGGTGTATAACAAACTTGGAAACAAGTATCTTGTTGATAATTATATTACCGAGCCGTTTGAGTTTGAGGTTAAGGTAAAATATGGTGACCCATATGAATATTATAAGTATTATGCCGAGGTTTATAGTATTCCTGATATGCCACATGATTTTAGGTATAGACCTGAAGTTAGAAAAGAAAAAAAGAAGTATGCCGTTGGAGCCGATATTAGCGTTGTTGGGAGTGATTTTAAAAGTATGATTGAATATGTTGACCCTGAAAAGAAACAGTCCATTGGTGTTAACTTTATGAATGTTAAAAAATAATTTTTTCCCTTCGGGTTTGTAATCCCCCTACCCCCTTTTTTGTTTGAGATATATTTATCTATATGAAATACATTCTTACGGAGTCACAGTATGCTGGGCTGATGAAACTAATTAAAAAACAAGAAGAGGATTTGAGTTTTTTGAAAAGTAGTGTGGTCTCTACAATCGAACATGACGTAACAGATTTTTTAAACTCCAAGTTTCAAGGTAGATTTGGACACTATGGTTATACGCAATATCCCGTATTTTTTATTTATCCTGATAAATTAACCTCTGAACTTACAAAATATAATAGGAGAGAACCGGCTTTGGTTATTGCTTATAATATAAAAAAATCTACAGGCAAAGTTGAAATTAATATTTTTTGGAATACTAAAGTGAGTTTTAATTATAAAACAGAAGATGGTAAATGGAAAAGAAATAAGTATCCCCAAAATACCATTAAGTGGGATTATATGAATAACCCTGACGGAGAAGAGGAATTCTTATCTAAATTGGAAAAGACCATTAACGGAAGAATAAGTGAAAGGGCTCAAAACAAAATTATTGATGATTTTGAAAAACTTTATAGAGAAGAATATCAAACTAGTATATTAAATTAATTTTCTAAAATTTTTTCCTTCGGGCCGGCAATCCCATACCCACTTTTTTATTTCCGATATATTTATATATATGAAAAAGATAATTAGACTTACCGAATCCGAACTAATCAAAGTTGTAAAACGTATTATTAACGAACAGCATTTTGATGAATTTATGACATCATCTGAAACATCTTCAGTCTCTAATGTCGTACAAAATCTTGAAAGAGAAATGGGTGATTACAAAAATAAAATGGATGGATTTTTATCCGATTTGAAATCATCAGGTGATATTGATTGGAATAGATTCTTGAAGCAAGTTAGAAATCAAACAAGTGAAATATTTCATAAGTATGATGATGAATCTTTATCTAGGGAGGACTCATTAAACCTCTTCAATACATTCTCCCAACTCCAATCAAACCTTCTTAATCATTATAAAGGACAATACAGAAATTCTTAATTAATATAATATTATGAAAAAGATAATTAGACTTACAGAATCAGATTTAACAAGAATTGTTAAACGTGCTATTAACGAATCGGACCGAGCTTATGGTCATGAAGAAATAGGTAAACTATATTCTAAATTGGGAGACGATGAGGATGTTGAATTGAGTGACGAGTCTGGCGAATTGTCAGGTGGGATTGTTAAGAAGATTGACTATGTAAAGAATATGCTGAGAAAAGCCATAAAGAATGAGGATTGGGAAATGGTTAATAGAGCCATGAGTTATCTTAACATGAAATTATAAAAAATAGTTTTTTCATTATATTTATAATAAAACAATTATAATGGGAAAAAAAATTCGATTGACCGAATCTGAGTTAACCAAATTAATAAAGAAAATGATTTCGGAAGACTTGGAAATGATGGACGTTTCCTCAGATTCTGATTATTATAAAGCAAGAAAACGAGAAGTATCCATACCCAAAGACGATTTGGCGTTACTAGGTCATATGGCCACAAGGTATTGTGAAAGAAAAGAAAATCTACCAGATTGTCAAAGAGTTCAGGATTTGTATTCCCGTTATCAATTATTTATGTAAAATTAAAGAAAATGAAAAAACCTATTAGATTAACCGAATCCGACCTTAATAGAATTGTTAAAAAAACAATTATGGAAATGGGAGGTATGACCAATTCAATTGAGATGTATGACTTCAATAAAAGAAAAATGATAAATGGATTACATCAATTGAAATCCTCCATAGATAGTGGAGATAATGAAACTGCATCACATATTGTACAAGTTTTACTTTTAACATTAAACGAACTTGATTCTTATGTTGATGAAATGAAAAGATAACATTATGAAAAATTTATATTTTTTAGACAACTCAGAAAGAGAAAGAATTCTCAATCTACATGAATCGGCAACCAAGAATCAATATTTGATTAACGAACAATCGGCAGATAAAGATATTGCCGGTAGAATATATAAAGCATCGTATGGACCTGGTACAGGTAGTGATTTTTTAACCGCAATACAAGCAATATCTAGTTTACAACAATTGAAAAATGTTGATGCTCTTTTGAAGAGTGGTTATGGTCAACTTGGTCTACAAGGTCAAATTAACGATGAATTTAACCCACAAGAAGCAACCGATAGAGCAAGCTTAAAGGCGTTTCAGAGTCACTTGGCTAAACTTGGTGCTACGATGACATTCGACCAAAATAGAAACGAAAGTGTTGTTATTAATTACCAATCAACCGTTCAAGCTCAACCTGAGACACAAAAAACAGAAGAGCAACAAGTGGCTGATTGGTCACAAAAATTCCCATGTGTTGTAAACTATCCCGGAGCCCAAAAAATTGCCAATCCCCGTACCGATACTAATGTTTCAGGCACTGTTGCTTATAAAATAGGTGAATTTACTTATTTTATTGATGGTAACCAATATGGTAAAGGAAGTTATAGTACCTACACATGTGATGATGCATTTTTCAAAAATTCGTCAAGAGTACAAGCCAATCCAGAACAAAAGGGAGGTAAGACAAGTGGTGCTCCACAACCTTACAAACATGCTCAACATGTAACAAATGTTCAGAACAAATTAAAGGAGATTGACCCGGCCTTCGCTGGTGGAGTTACAAAAACAGGTCAAATGGACCAAGCTACTATAAACAAGCTCATGGAAATACTTATGTCAAAAAAGATGCCTGAGACTAAAGTTGAGACACCGGCTCCTGAAGCTGAAGGTTAAAAAAGATACCAATTATGAAATTTATAATTACCGAAGAGGAAAAAAAATATATTAAGGGACTCTATGGGTTGATAACTGAACAGACCAATGTTTCTAATGTTGTCATACCCGACAATATTTTGGAATATTCATATGACGAATGGGTAAAATGGTATAATGAAAATATAAAACCATTCAACTCTACAACTCTAAGGAAAATAGTAAAAAATCGTATACCCGATAACCCTGATTTATTATTATCAGATGGTATAAGAAGCATCACTAAAACTCCGGATGATAGAAGTAAATTCAATGGATTATTGAAAAAGTTTAACACTCCTCTATCTTCAAGTGCGACTATTTCAGAAAGAGATTCATTAATTTCAGCCTTCGAGCTAGCTCAAAATCTTGTTAATGAAGTTTATGAAAAATGGAATGATAGTTTGAAAAAAAATATGGTATTAACCATAACAGAAACAACAGAAACCGTTCCTGGCGAATCTATCGGTGGTACGGTAGAATTCCCAATTGAATGGAATCCTGATACCAATATTCAGTTATATGTTAATAATGAGTGGGAGTTGTCTCCAGAAGCCATTGAATCTTATAATCAAAATATTCTAAGTAAAGTAAATATTGCGAAAGAACAATTCCCAAATGCGATAATATCATTGAAGTCATTGGATATTCAAACTTCTGCATCAAGATATAGAAATACCGGGCGGGCATCCGATTTAACTTTTCAAGAGCTATCAGGATATAGAAACAATTCTGCCAAAGATTATATAATTAATTCATTAAAAGAAAATGGTGTCACCGAGACGGATACCGTAACCCCAACTCAACAATATTTAGGAAGTAATGGTGATGGTACCACAGGACCTAATCCTCCTGAGCCAAATGCTTATGTTAATGGAGGTAATGTTAAAATGAATACAACATCTACCGAACCAAGAAACCAATTTGGAGAACCTCACGCAACACCTGAAGAATATAACCAATACAAATATTTAAAAGTGAAAATTGTTTTAGCCGCCACGATAGAGACAGAGGAAACCACACAGTCACCTGTTGAAGTTTTCAATTACTCATTGGATATTGACGGTAAAATTATACCACCACCAACTCCGGTTAAAAGACCAAAACCAAAAGGTAAGTCATCCTCATTTAATTTCAGGGATAAATTAGCAGGATTTTTGAGTATAAATCCTAAATTATGTGCCGCTTATCAATCAGGAGGAAACTAATACAAAACAAGCGACCATTTCGTTTTCTTTATTGTATGAGATGCCCACTGCAAAAGTTTGACCATCACTCAATAATGTGTCATTATGACCAGGACTTAATATCCAGCATTTTAACACTACCAAACTCAAACAGTCATAATAATTCATTCCTTCTTCATAAACAATAAGGACGGGATAAATCATGTGACCCATCATTAGGTTTTCACGAACGTCAACATAATTAACACCATACAAATCGCATCTCTCATCAACGTCTTCTTTTGAAGATGTAGGTTGTTTGTGGTCCAAGTAACCATTCTTCAAACAGTAAGAAGATTGTTCAGTTGCAACCTTTACGATTGATTTATCGTATGAAACAAATTCTAAACCTTTTGATTTACGGTATTTATTGTAATTTTTTTCAAAATACACATTGAATGAATCAATCGAGAACGTCTTTACGTTCGGTTTAATAACCAACATAGTTTTTTCTAATTCGTCAACTGTCATTACTTTATTGCCCAAAGTTTTTTCTGTGGATTGACAGTATGAAAAAATGTTCAGGGACAAAAAAAGTGAGGTAATTAATAGTGGTTTCATTTTGTTATATGATATTCTAAAGTATCTAAAATTTGTACAACACCTACAGTATTATAATCCCAAAATTCACTCCCAACAGGAATGGTTTGTTCGTATGTTAAATTATTACGCAAATCTAATACCAAAAAACGATTTTTGGGTAAGGTGTCGATAAAAATACTATCTACGATAATAAATTCTACATCAACATTTGTGTTCTCAAGAAGTTTTACATCATCTTCAGTTACTTCTGACAAACTTTGTTCAAATGAATTATCAATAATACGTTCGTATTTTTTTTTACTAATACGAGAACCGTCAGACAACTGAACATTCTTTCTTGTTACACAAGATGATGTTAGTAGAATTACTATGATATATGTGAATATATTTTTCATTATTTCCTACAAATATACTAAATTTTTTCATATCCAATTTTTTTTCTTAAAATTTTTTCCTATAATTAATTTATGAATATAAATTTTGAAACCCCCCAACTAATGTTTAAACTCACCAAGTATTTTGGTGAAATGGAAGATGGACGAACATTTGCTATAGTTGTTCGTTCAGGAGATGATTATGATTCAGTGGAAGATATTGAAACTGATGACGATGAATTCACACAAGAAGAGCTTGATGCTATTGAAAAAAGTTTTTATGATTCTTTATAATTTATAACTATGAAAAAAGAAAAAGCAAAAATGGCCGCGCCAAAGAAAGAAAAAAAGAAAAAGGTTGCCGAAAAAACAATTGTAACCGCTCCGAAAACAATTTCAGTTAAAATGGTAGAGTATTATAATACCATGGTTGTACACGAACCAATTGAAATCAATGTTGAGGATTATCCCGAACTAAACGGGATGTCAGAGGAACAAATTAAGGATTACATTAAAGAGAATTGGTCTGACATGAAATCAACGAATGAGGAATGGTACGAATCCCTTTATGACGAATGTAGTCAATCCGACGTAATGAGAGAAAAGATTACAGGTGAAGAACAAGAATGTTACTTCGATTAATTGAATTATAGTACTATTTATAAGTAATAAACCATTAACAAAAAAATAGTACTATGAAAAACGGTGGTGGTTGTGGTTGTGGAAAATAATTTCCCAAACACGTTAAACAGAACAAAGGGAAGAGTAATCTTCCCTTTTTTTTCATATAAACTATAATTATTTTTATGACAAACGAACAAAAAGCACAACAATACGGAGAGTTATTGAACGAACACACAAGATTGGGTAATCAGATTAACGAAATTAAAGGACAAAGTATTGATTTGAATCAAAATCAGTTGAGTCAAATCGGAAGACTGGAAACCCAACAAATTCGAATTATGAATTACATTAATAGACTGCTCTCACAGTAATCATCTATTGTATATTTATATACATGAAGATTGTATTAACAGAATCTCAAATGGAAAAGTTGATTGATGAGCAATTGACTAAACCTAAAGAGACCGAGGATTTTTCAGAGTATATCAGAAAATTTAACACGATTAAACTTAATAATAAGACATTTACTCCTGACGATTTTTTATCGAAGTTAAATAATTCACCAATCCAACTTAATTTATTCCATATTCAAACAGATGGGTATAATATCGGAACGGGAGCTTTATCTGCTAAAGGTAAAATTGGTAATCTCAATTTGATATTGAGTGTGAAACCGGTAGGAGATTTCAAAACAGGTTTGGTTACAATAACAAAAACGATATAAACCTTATATTTATTATAAAACAAAAGATATGAAACATTTATTGAATGACTTATCCGAAGAGGAAAAAAATAGAATTCGTGAGCAACACACTGGCGGTAAGAAACTTGTAATCGAAAATTTCGATAAACTTGTTAATACCAAACTTGGTGATGTTAAACCATTGTTGCGGGAACAAACTGAGGAAGCAAATATTACAAAATCTATTCAGTGTTTTTTAAATAAAAGAATGAATGCGGGTTTAGTAGTTGATGGTTTAGCCGGTGATAATACAAGTAAAGCCGTTGAAAAATACCAAAGTAACATTGGAGTTTTTCCTACTGATGGGATATTGGGCCCCGATACAAAAGATAAAATGCCACAATCTGACGTTAAAATATTAGAGGAATGTATAAATGAACATTCGGATATTATTGATAAAGTATTAAGGTGGTTTGGATTTTAAAACTATAAAAGGGGTCTTATGACCCCTTTTTTAATGACGGTTACACGGAGCTTTGAAATGAACCAAGTCGTTTCCTTTATTCATTTTCTGAACTTTCTTTGAATGCTTTTGTCCTCGTTTTGCATGTGCCGAATAATTGTAACCACGTTGAGGTGATGAACAAGAACCGAGAAACAGGATTGACAAAATGATTGTTGCGAACAGAACAAATGCTTTGAATGGGTTTTTCATAATTGTATGGGTTTAAAATTGTGGTACAAATATACTTCACTTTTTTAAATCTACAAATATTTTTTATAAAAAAACTTATGAACATAGTACATAGTCCAGGAGGACCGGTGGTTAAAGAACTTGATGATTTTTTGAGGAGTGATAGATGTCCTGTCTCCGAATACCCAATACAAGTAAGACATTCTCATGGGGATGAAAAACACATAACTTTTATGATTGAACAATTAACCGAAGATATTGTGAAAGACCCTATGGTATTAGGCCCACTACATAGGGATGCGGTCCATGAAGTTTGGACATTTAGCGAATACAACATTCATCTAATGAATCAAGCGGGGATTACTAAAGCGAGATTGATTAAATTAGAACCTACCGATGAGTATAGGGCGGAAATTCTTTCATACAATCCTGACAACACTTATGACTATGATGTATCTTTCTTTGGTTGGATGAGTGAAAGAAGATACAATATGATGTACCAATTACAAAGTAGAGGATTGAGGGTTATGTATGGACAGGATGGTTGGGGTGAGCATAGAGACAGAATTATTGCTAAAAGCAAAGTTATGGTTAACGTACATTATGCGGAAGATTTTAAATGTTTTGAACAAATCAGATGTTTTCCTTGGATGTGTACCGGTAAAATAGTTGTGAGTGAAACTAGTTATGATACGGACGAAAGAGTAATATTCGCCGATTATGACAAATTAGCCGATACTGTTGCCGAAGTAATTAGAACAAGATTTTAAAAAAAACAATATTTATTATAAAATAATATTGTGATTAACTTAAATGAAGAAGTAAGAAAGTTTGGATACCTTTCATTGTATAAAAGAGGTGTGGTTATTTCCGAACAAACAACAGGCACAACTAGTACTAGCGGTGTAACTTCAGGTTTAACTACAGTAGAAACTACCTTACTCGGTTTTCTAAATGACGTTGTTCAAAAAAGTTTAACCCAAGACCCATCAAATGTTTCTTTCAGTGGATTAACCGATGATGTCGAGAAAAGAAAACAAATGACTGATTTGAGTAATCAATTAATACAAAAAAGAGATACTGGTTCGGTAGATGTAAATCAAAGTAATTTTCAATTATATCTCAATACGATGAACAGTATGTTTCCTAATACGGAAGACAAACTCCCATTTTATCAATTGGGGTTAGGTGTTAAAAAGATGGAACAGAAAACCATTTAGGTACTAATCCATGTTTCCATACCGCGAAACTTGATTTCGCACCACGGTAATAATTCCTATATGACTCCACAACATCGGATACTTTATATTCATCAGGCATTGCCTTTGGTGGTTCAGTAAATCCAACATCATTAATTGTTGGTTTATTTGACAAACACCACTCAATAACATCCTGTGATTTATGACGTTTTTCGTAACGACTGGTGTATTCTTTACAAAGGGCGAGTCCAAGTTCGCAAAGATAAAGATAGTTCGATAATGAGGACCTGGTCCATATAGAACAGGGGTGATTCTTGTGGGATAACTTATACGGTACTTGGTCGGTCGGTTGGTCGGTCATGTAATGTGCCGAACAAAGTAGTTGAGCCGTCTCAAGAATCATTTTGACCACATGTTTATCACAATGGTCTTTAGCACATTTTTCTACATCCCAATCTAAAAAGAAAATATTCATAGTACAAAGATATTTATAAAAAAACAAAGATATGAAAAAGTCATTAGTTATGTTATCACTATTCTCATTTTTATTTGCTGGTTGTACATTGACCATTGGAGATGGATGTAAATGTGGTGAGAATGGATGTAGTAAGCCTGCGCAAATTCAAATAATTGAAAAAGAACCTCAAGTTGAGGAAACAACAGATTTTCCATCTGACGAATTCCATGTAGTTGAGGACACCACAGAAAATTTCTAAAAAATGGTTTTTACAATAACTGAAAAGAAAAAACAGGCTTTATTGTCGGTCCTACAATCATTCTTCGATGGTAAGCTAGAAGAATATAGGGATTTGGATGATGCCGGTGAATTGGAATATTTTACCGGAGCATTTGTAAATAACATAGATAAAATAGAGATTGCTGACATCAGAAGGTCCGAAGGTATATGGTCCGTTGATTTGATATTCCATATGAATAGAATTTACTCATATGCTGATGAAGATTTGATTTATGATTTATCTTCAGGATTAACCGATTATATTGGTGAAAACGATATAAACGTATCACAACAAGAAGCGGAATATGGCATCTGAATTAGAAAGACTGTCTGATAAAGTATTGTTTCAAATTATAAAACAAATCGATGAAAATTGTGAGTCTAATAGTATTTCGTTAGAATCTGAATTTGGTGATGAAATTATCACTGTTATTGACCAAACTCTCAAAATTTTTGGAATAATTGATAATCCAAAATATATTGATGATGAATTCTTATGGACAGTATTGAAAATGAACATGAATAAATTATCTGATGATAGATTGGTGGGAAATTTAGAACGGCCAGAAATTAAGGAATATGAATTTGATATTGATGTAAGTGAGACGGTTTATCAGACAAGTTCATGGACACATCGAATAGAATCATATGGAAATCCATATAGAATAGCGAGAGCCATGGAATATAACGGAGATTTAGATTATTGGGAGGGAAGACAAGGTTATACCGATATTAACGACTCAGAAACTAATGAGATAAGAATAGATAAAAGAAGTTTCAAAGAGATTTAATCCAACTCTCCCAAGTTATCCACATTTATTCTACCGTTCAATCTTTTTCCAAACTTTGGTTCATCTATCGCTTCGTAAAAATACGTATCGTCTTTCTCTAATGTTTGATTCATAGGCTCTACAATAGGTGTTTGGACTCTCATTAAACTTATAGTTTTATTGTTTGGGTATATTGAGTCAGGTGCCATTTCATCCCATTCATCTAACTCCATAAATTCATTCATTAACTCTGTATCATATGAGGCATAAAACCACTGACTAATCTCTCTTTTATCATAATCGTCGTAAGTTCCACTACCACCACATTCATTACAATTTACTTGTCCATCGCCTGCACAGTAATCACAATCTAAATCACCATCGCCATCACAAAGCCCGCAAGTATCATCTTCCTCATCTCGTCCACTACCACTACAATCACTACATTCTTCGCGGCCAGTACCATCACAGTAATCACAATTTTCATATCCATCACCATCACATTGAGGACATTGGGTCTCTGAATAATCCAAATCTATTTCAATTAATGAGTAGGCAAATAAATTATTAACTATTTCATCATACTTTTTATCTAAAACTTCGGGAGTATCTACGAGCGGTAAAAGAAAAGAAGAAATTATAATATCTTTAGCCGTCATTCCCTCTGCTAATTTATTATAAGGGAAAGTAGAATGAAAGTAGGTATAGATGTCTGTGGGTTGTATGTTGCTGAAATTAGGTTGATGTATTTTTTTTACAACCGAAATTAATTTATTTTTTTCCATATTAATAAATAGTCTATGGGCACGCTTGTTGATATTTATACAATAATATACAAACAAAAAAAATGAAAAAGATAATTACTTTGGTTTTTTTGATGATGTCCATTATGTCTTTTGGACAAAAATTTAATGCCGAGTATAATTTGGTTATTGATTACAATGGTAAGGAAAGACTTGAAAAAAATCATTCAGGAGTTTGGACCGTATCCGACTCAACCTTGTATCAGTTTTATGATAACGACACTTTAGAATATAAAATTTCAGAAATAAAAGGTAGAAATGTTTTTCATGTAAATGATTTTGGAGAAACAGTTAAATTTTTATTTAACGCAAATGGAGATGTTGTAAGAACTAATATGACAAGACCAAATCAATATCTTATTTACAGAAAAAGATAATTTTGTATTTATTAGTATGGAAAATCTTGATTACTTGAAACTTCAAAAGAAAATCGTCAATTCTGAAAATTTAGATGAGTTAAAGGACGCGGTAAAAGAAGTTAATCAATTTGTCAAAGATAAAAAAATAAAATCAGGTTCTGACGAGTTTAAAAAACTACAGGAAAGAATCAACATAGTATTAATCAAATTGAGAAAGAAATTAAAAACAGAACAAAAAACTATTGTTGTTACAGAGCAACAATTAAGTAGAATAGTTAAATTATTGTCGGAAGTTGATTCAACGTCACAGGACATTATTGATAGAATTCTTGACCAAATTTCAAAACACGGGGAAGAATCATTGTCTCCATCACAAAAGAAAAAGTTACAAGATTTTAGTTCGGGTAAATCATTAGAATATGATAAACCAAAATTCAGAGATAGACCAGGTGTAACATTTGAATCACAAGAAGAACCCACTGTTTCATTTACATTACTTGAAACAATTGAAACTGAAGATGGTCATGAATACTTGGGTGAAGTTGTGTTTATGGAAAATGAATACACCGGATTTGTAACTACCGATGAGAATGAAGAACTCACATCAATTGAGTTTGAAAACTTAAATACACAAAAAGATTTATTAGAAGACGCGGGAGACAATGTCCCCCACATCGTAAGTTTTTTCGAAGGTGTGGTAATGGGATTAGCCGATGAGGACAATCCTTACGATTGAGTTTTTGGTTTTCTACCCCTTTTCTTTTTTTCAGGTACTGGAGTTGGCGTCGGGGCGTTAATAGATAATTCAGTTAATTCAACACCATCCTCATCATCCTTGTGAAGTTTTTTGTAATTTTTCCAAGAAATTAGAAAACCAATAAAAATTAGTGAGATAAAGATTAAGATAGTTATTAGCATAGTTTTTCAGATAAATATATAAAAAAACCCCTTTTAGTAGGGGTTTTTAATTATTTGGTTAATTTAATTTTATCGTTTCTTCTCCAAGACGTGAGCTCGTTCGATTGCCATTTCTTGAGTTTTAAATCCTTTTTCTACCAATTTCTTGGCGTGATAGATTTGAAAGTCAGTTGATGCTACTTCGGGACCCATGTGTTTGGATGACCCATCTTTTTTTGGACGGAATGAATCTTTACCATAAATGTCGTAGTGACCTACTTTGGTCATATAACGACCTCGTGAATTACCTTTTGTTGCCATGTTTATATAAAATTATTAATTTTGTTTGATGGTACAAATATATGAAACAAATCGATTGAAAACAGAAAAAAAATAAAAAATATTTTTTGATACCATATATTTTTTCACTTACATTTGTTCAAATGAAAATACAATTAAACCCTTTCTCGCAAGTATTGTTGAGTGAATCTCACAAAGAAATTGTTTTGTTACCCTCACCCCAATTACATTATTACGATAAAGTAATGGGGAAAAACGATTGGACTATCGTCTTATCTATTAAGTTTATTATATGGGAAGTAGGATTGGCTATGGTTAAACCTGCGGAAATTATTAATACCAATAAAAATCAAGAACTGTAATGAGTAAAATATTAAGTAATTTTAAGAACATACATTTCTTGTGGTTAGTAGGTGTAATTTGTTTTTTGTCATTCTACATTCCTGTTGCTTGTTTTACAACATATTCAGATTATGTTCCCGAATGGACTCTACCGATATTTGTTTTTTCAACCATGATTCCACTTTGGTTTCATGAGTTTTTATGGAGGACCGCTCAAATAGGGTCGGCTTCATATTTGGGGTTTCATGAGTTACATTTTGAGGATAGAAAATGGAAAAAGAAAACTTGTAATCCATTTTACTTTTTGTTTCACTATTTTTGGTGGTTAAGAAGAAAACCAATATTTTGGTTAATGACTTTAGCAATTATCGGGAGTCTTATTTACGGATATGTTGCTCCCTACGATGAGGATGGGATTCACCCATTCACTCCTTTCCACGGTATAAATGCTATTTGGTGGCTTGGAATTATAAAAGATTTTGTTATATTTAGAAACGACGCTAAAGAAGGATTAATTAGACATTATAGACACAATTACGAATGAAACATTTAATTTTATTACTATCAATTTTACTATCGTCTCTAACTTCATTTTCACAATGTGGTGGAGCTCTTACATTTGATTTAAGTACCCCACCAGCCGCTGACGGAACATACCCCCCCAACACAACCATAGAACTTTGTGTTACAATGACCGGATGGAATGGTAATGCCCAAGGGTCTAATTGGATGGAAGGTTTCGGATTAACATTGGGAGCGGGATGGGTAGTTGTGAATCCAACACTTCCTCCTGACGATGCTGACGCAGATGCAAGCGGAACTTGGTTATGGATGAATACTGTAACTTCTGATGCCACAGGTTTGGTGGCAGGTCCTGGTTATTTCTTTGAAGGTCCGACAGGCCCAACAGATGGTAACCCCGGTAATGACTGGGGTGACTATTGTATGAATGGAGATTGTGTTTGGACTTTCTGTGTCGAACTTACTTCATCGGGTAATAGTGGTGACCCTTTAAATATTGAGGTACAAAACTTTTCTGATGGTACTATGGGGAGTTGGGGTAATGCCGATTGTGTAGGTCAAGACCCACCTGTTAGTATTTTTATTGGAGAGGTTGGATGTAACACATATGGATGTACAAACGCTGCGGCTTGTAACTATGATGCCAACGCGGCTTGTGATGATGGTAGTTGTATTTTACCAGGTTGTACCGACCCACTTGCCTGTAACTTTGATTTAAACGCACCCTGTGATGACGGTAGTTGTACTTATGGTGGATGTACCGACCCAATTGCCTGTAACTTCAATCCACTTGCGGGATGTGATGACGGAACTTGTAACTATTTCAGTATGGGGGACATAACCCATAATTTTATCCCATGTCCTGACACAACTTGTACTGGTTCAGAGGTAATGTATTCAGTTACAGGAAATATTACTTCCACATATGATTGGCAAGTTTCAGGTGGAGGACTTGTAACTACTGACCTCACAAAAGATTGTGAAATTATTTGGGGGGACATTCCTGGAACATATACAATTACGGTACAAGAAACTACGGAGGAAGGATGTGTCGGAGTAATTAAAACTTGTGAAGTTGAACTTATCATACCCGATATTATATTCAATCATAACTCATTTTCAATGTGCTTAAATTCGTCGGATGAGATTATACCGTTTCCGCAAGGTGGAAGTTGGTCTTCAGAGTTTATGAATGGAAACACATTTGTTGGAACCAAACCTGGAACATATCATCCATCCTACCTTACTAATATTCACGGATGTGACATCCAAGAAGAAGTTGAGGTTGTTGTTAAAAGAAAATACGAAGCTCCAAATATTATTTATAGTGCCGAGTTAATTGACCTTTGTTTTGATTCGGGAGTTCAAACATATATTGCTGAAGATACAGTTGGTGTAACATACGGATGGTTTATCGACGAAGTTAAACAATTATCGAACGAAAATAATATGACAATCGAATGGTATGATACTACACGAACTTATATTGTTAAGGTGATTGCTTACGACGAGATTGGTTGTGAAAGTGAACCAAAATTAATATCCGTAAAAACCGAATCCTGTCAGAGATTTTTCGCACCAAACTCATTTACGCCTAATGGTGATGGAACAAACGACATTTTTGAAGTCAGAGGATTGTCAGTTTATAGACCAATGATGAGAGTATTCAATAGGTGGGGTGTGGTAGTTTATGAATCATCAAATCTTTGGTGGACTGGTGATAGTGGAAGTGGTTACTATTGTGACAATGGAATCTATAATTGGATAATTGAATATAAAGATAAATTCGGACAGAATAAACAAGAGTCCGGTTATGTAACACTTATTAGGTAATGTACGATAGAAAAGTTATGTTAAGATTATTTTGGTCCATTGTTTTCATTATATTGTTATGTATAATGACATTATTGGTCGGATGTACGAGTAGAGAAAAACAAAAAGAAATTAGTGTATATGATGTTGATACATTAGATACAGAATACTCCGTTTATATAATTGATAGTTGTGAGTATATAATTTTTTACGGAGGTAGTTCGACTTGGGGAAGTCATAAAGGAAATTGTAGTAATCCGATTCACAATAGATAATTTGCCGTATATTCGCGGTATGAATGAGGTTTTGAATAGATATTATGAGGAAGGATTGGTGTATAAACAAGTACATCCGACCCTTCCTTTGACTATTTGGAATTATTCTGAAAAGGTTCAGTATGATAATTTATGGGATGATATAACTTTACAAACTCGAGGTCTTGTAACTGATGACGAGGGTAATATAATCGCAAGACCATTTCGTAAATTTTTCAATGACACTGAAGGAAGACATACTCCGACAGAAGAATTTGATGTTTATGAAAAAATGGACGGTTCTTTAGGTATCCTATTTAATTATCAAGGTGAATGGGTTATGGCTACCCGAGGGTCATTTGTATCTGAACAAGCAATCAAAGGTTTTGAGATTCTCAAGAATTATGATTATGAAAAACTTCACAAGAATTACACTTACCTGTTTGAGATAATCTATAAGGAAAACAGAATAGTGGTTCAGTATGATTATGATGACTTAATCCTTATTGGTGTGATAGAAACCAAAACCGGATACGAAGTTGATTTACATGATGGAGAAAATGATATCAGGTTGAGGAATATGATACATAATCTTGGGTTTAAATTGGTAAAAAAATACGACCAACTTAAAAATTTTTCTCACTTGAAAGATTTTATACCCGACAATAAAGAAGGGTATGTTATAAAATTTTCTAACGGCGAAAGAATAAAAATCAAAGGTGAAGAATACTTAAGATTACATAAACTGATGACAAATGTCTCAACAACTGCGGTTTGGGAAATGTTAAGTGAGGGTCGTGATGTCTTGGAAATACTGAAAGATGTTCCTGATGAATTCTATAAAAGAATAAAGATGTATGTTTTAGATTTGAGATATTCTTATTTATCTTATAGTGAATACGCGGGAAAAATGCATGACAAATTCCGTTACGGTAAATTTAACGATAGATATCCCGAGCCGACCAAAAAAGAATTTGCGGAATTTTTGACATTGAATAATATTGACCCGAAGGTGAAAGCATTATGCTTTGCGATATGGGACAATAAGAATTATGATAAAATGATATGGAAATATATAAAACCTGAATTTAAAAGATTATGAACATTTTAATTAAATACCCCTCGAGAGGAAGACCCGAGTTGTTTAAACAAACAACACAAAAATTTATAGATAAATTATCAGCTAAACACGATGTTAAATTTGTTTTTTCTCTTGATATAGATGATAAAACTATGAATAATTCTGAAATTATTGAGTTTATGATGTCATTACCCATCAAGAAGAAGATAAATTTTAGAAATAATAAAAGTAAAGTAGATGCGATAAACACAGATTTGGACGATGAAAAATTTGATATTTTAATCTATATACAGGATGATTTGACACCAATTATTCATGGGTATGATGATTTGATTGCAAACCAATTTGAAAAATCGGAGTATGGTCTGGATTGTATGATACATTTTCAGACCCCAAGATGGTCCGATTCTTTGGACATATATTGTGTGATGGGTAAAAAATATTATGATAGATTTGGATATGTATATCATCCGTCTTATAAGGCTCTTTTTTGTGATGACGAATACACCGAAGTTTCTAAATTATTAGGTAGAAATGTTTTTGTACCCGGCATTGACCCATTTCATCATAATCATGGTTTAATACAAGGGGATGAAGTTGAAATGACAAATAGGTCTCATGGAAATGAGGATTGGGCTCTTTTACAGCAAAGAAGAGAGAATAATTTTTATTTGGATTTATCATCAAATTAACAATAATTTTTTTTAATATGAAAGCGATTGTGTTAGGAAAAGGGAAGTTGGGAAGTGAAATTGTTAAACAAACGGGATGGGACTACTTGTGTAGGGCTGAACATGAAATTACAATTGATAATTTCGATGAGTGGAAAAATAAAATGGACGATTACGATGTGGTTGTTAATTGTATTGCAAACACCGATACGTATTCGGATGACAAGGACAAACATTGGAAAGCCAATTACGAGTTAGTAACTTACTTGGCGGAGTATTGTGATGACTACGGAAAGAAGTTGGTTCATATATCGACCGATTACCTTTATCAAAATTCGGTAACAGAAGCAACCGAAGAAGACGAACCATTGTTTGACCATACTTGGTATATGTTCACTAAATTATTGGCTGATGAATATTTGAAAGAACATGCGAAAAATTATTTGATTTGTAGATTGTCACATAAACCATATCCATTTCCTTATCATAGTGCTTGGACTGATGTGATGACAAACGCCGATTATACACCAGTAATTTCTGATTTAGTTATTAAATTAATTGAAGGAGGTGCTAGTGGTTTGTATAATGTTGGTACAGAAAAAAAGTCAATTTACCAACTGGCCAAAAGAACCAAAGAAGATGTTAAAGAAATATTTTCACCACCACACGTACCAAAAGATATTTCGATGAATTTGTCAAAAATGGAAAAATTCTTATTAAATTTGTATCAAGTATCGGAGTAAATTATTATGGATAAAAAATTATATGTTATAAAACTAAAACATAATTTGACCGACATTGTTTTGGGTGAAAAAATTATTATACCACAAGGGGAAATTATTTTAAATAATATCAGCAGTGATACTTTATCTCTGATTGATTTTCCCCTTGTGGTGAGAGAATACGGAAACGGTATTAAGACATTCGCACAAAAAACTGACTGTACAATTGAAGAGATATGAAGATTAGATTAGTTGAAACGGATACACCATCGAGAGTTAGCTTCATGGGTAAAAAATTATCTTTTTATTCCAAAGATGTTTATCACAGAACTAAAATCTCGAACCCACAACATATAATTGTTGTTGATGAGAATGAAAAAATGATTTCATCTAGCTCGTCAGAACTAACTCCGGATTTTATAATATCAGATGATGATATTAAGTCAATCGTTGAATTTCACAACAGAACAGGTAATTTACCTGACTTTTATTTGTTTGAAAAGGATGTTTGATATATCTTTGTAAAATTATTAGAAATGGATAAAGATTTTATATCGGATGAGCTGAAAATTCGGCTCATAGAATATGGGTTTGATATACCCGATGTTGATGATGTTTTGTATCAACAAGCATTTAGATGGTTTAGAGAAAACAAAAATTTATTTGGGTTTGTAGAACAAATAACTAAACACACATATAAATTTTTTGTAAAAGATTTTAGTGAAAATAAAGGATTGGTATTTTCTAGTTATGTTTATGATAACTATGAGGAAGCTCAATTGGAATGTCTAAAGAAACTATTTGAAATTTAATTATATGACAAGGTTAGAACGCAAAAGCAATTTTCAAGAACAGGACAGTATGGACGCAGGTCGCGGGGTATTTGGTCTCATGGATGGAGTTATGATGAAAGTTTTTCGGATTAATGATGATGAACTTGATAAGATTTGTGAATTGGCAACCGACGATGAGTTGGAACTTTTTACAAAGGAGGATAGAACAATCAGTGAGTCAAAACAATTACTAATGTTTCTAAAAGAAAAAATTTACATCAATGGAAAATAAATGGTTTAACTTCAAGACAAAGGTCATCCAAAAAATTGCTCAAATTTTTGGAGTAAAGGTTCATGTCTTCCAAAGTTTGTCTAACATAAAAACAATAGACACTGACGACATCGAATCTCCTAACGATTACAAACAACCAACAAGCGTACCCGAGCGCCAAATCGGAGATTAAAATGTTATCAGATAAAATTAAAAATATAATATTCGAATATCTTTTAGATGAAATCTATAAAGTTGAGATAATCTATTATCGCGACAGTGTATGGTTTATTGACAGAGAGAATCGGTATTGGTATTTTGAATATCACAAAGTGGACAAACACCTTTGGTGGAGATGGTCTCATTTTACCACGGCTCTAACAATGTTTTCAATGGAGGCTGAAAAGGAACAGTATTTATTAGGTGAACTGGTTAATATGATTTTAACCAAGAAACAAAAACTTGAATCAAAGTATCCAAACAAGATATTCAAGACCGTTGGAAGTGTTATGAATTTTGGGGATAAGGTGGACGAGGTATTAAATAGCGAGGTAGAAACAACTCTTCATCGAAGGTTAGACCGTCGTTATCAGGTGGATGAGGTCCTAAATAACGAGGTAGAAACAACTGATGGTTATGGATGGAAACCAAGATTTGTGGTGGATGAGGTATTAAATAACGAGATAGAAACAACGGAAATGCATCTCACCCCAAGGCAGTGGAAGGTGGACGATGTATTAAATAACGAGGTGGAAACAACATCCGGGTCTGACATAGCAATATCGCAAGGGTTGGGTGAGGTCCTAAATAACGAGGCGAAAACAACCGACAAAGTAGGTTCTCAATTCTGCGTAGAGGCGGATGCTGTCATAACTTTTGAGGTTGAAAAAACTAGTCATGGGACACTGATTGATGAAGATAAAATAATAGATGAGGTATTATCAGTTGACATTGAAACAATTGGATATTCAAAAACGCATAGGCTTCGTCCTGTAACAGGAGCACTTGATTACAATGATAATCCGATTGAAATAAAATCAATTAGAAAATTAAAAGGTGAAAGTCCCCTCCAAGATGTTATCGTCAGTCAAATTCTTGATGAATCAGATAAGGTGACCGACAAGCTCAAGATTAAAGAGGATGATTATGTTAAAACATATAGTCACGATGTTTATATGTGTGACCACCTTGTTCAGAATGTTTTAGATGTTGGTGTTAATTCAATACATTATGATGCTGAATCACACACTCCACTTATTGACGGAATACTAAAAAAGGCTTAAATTTGTAAAATGAAAGATATTAACGACCTTCACCAAGAACTTGATGATTTGACTTACCTTAACGCAAAGATGAGAGATGAGGGATTTGATTATTGTTTCCGTCATTATTCATCATTTGAAGAAATTAAGGATGAGAAGTTTCACGAACTCAGGTTGAAGTACATTCAAATTGCCGAGGAACTTGAGAACTATGTGAACACTCAATATGAATTGAAACAAGACGAAATTGATAACTACGAAGAAAAAGATGAAAATTAATATGAATATAACTCGGCATTTTTTTTATGTCTTGTTAACGGTTTTTATTTTATCTGGTTGTGGAGAATCAGTCAATGAAAAAAACTTTGATATAAGTATGCAGAAAATAAATGGTGAATGGATACGCGAATCACATTCATTACCTGAAGACGCAGATTTTTTCATTGACACTTTCAATGGCAGTTATTCATTACGATATATTAGAGGTGAAGGTAATTGTTTTTCCAAAAGAGAGAAACTTGTGAGAAACGGGATTATTGATTATAGGATTAATAACTAATAATTACGAATATGAAAATAACATTTGGCGACCTCAAAACAGGGGACAGAATTAAGACAAGATACTCAGGTATGGCAACGGTAGTTGAAACTGGTTGTTATAAAGGAACAATGGTTAAACTGAAATGTGATACCCCAAAGTGGTGCTGTCCTTATTTTTATGAACACGAATTAGAATTAATATGAATAATACAGAAATAACACCGGTACCTGAAATCACCGCCGACACCACAAGAGTATGTGAAATCAGATTTGATTGTTTGGTTACAATGCATGATGTGGGATATAGAAAATATGAAGGGATGTGGGGTCAGGAGAAACAATCAAAGACACCACAATGGTTCAGAGCGAATCATAAAATAACACTTGAAAGCGTTAAACACGCTGACCCATATGAACTTGGGATGAGAATAAAACAAATGTTTCACGAATTAGAAAATACAATTAAAAAATATGAAAACGGAACAACCTATCAAAGTCATGAATAAAGAACAACAACAGATTATTGATGAGGTGTATGAGAGATATTGGAGTAGTATTGAAACTTCAGAATATGATGGGATTGGTCCTACATCAATTAAGTTACCAACACTAATGAAAGAAGAGTTCATCAACAAATGTAAAACAGACCCAGAGTTCTCTGAAAAGTGGGGGTTGAAGATTTATACCAAAGTAGATGGTGATAAGGTTTGGATGGGAATGGTTTATAATGATAATGCTGTTGAAATTAGATTAAAATAGAAAGTTATGAATGAAATACGTAGGCTAATTAAAAAAATTGAATACACACATTATATAGAGTATAAGGGAAAACAATATACTAGAAAAGAAGTTATTATACCAAAGGCTTTTTCTTGGGAAGGTACACCTGATAAACTTGAGGATATACATACTATTTCGTGGCAAGATTATGATTATGAGGTTTATCAAAATAATGGAAATATTCATTATTTTAGTTGTGACCACGGATGGGCTAAAAATGGCGTGATGGATAAATCAAATCCTGTGCCTAAAATAGAAAAATGTTTCAAAAAAACTATTGGTAAAGATTTAATATATTTCAACGAAACAATAGAAAGTTATGAGTAAAATACAAGTAACACAACCAACATTTCTAATCAATTTAGATAATCCGACAGAAGTTAGTTATGTGCCAATGGAAGGTAATTGGAAATCAATTATAGTTGAAACATATCAACATGGGTTTCCTGAAATACAAGATGATGAAATTCTTTATGTCTATAAAGAAAATAGAGGTTATATTAAAAAACAAGTTATGACTAATACATTAGACAAACAATACCAAGACCTACTCCAAACAATTTTGGATTTTGGTTGTACGAAGAGTGACAGGACTGGAACTGGAACCAAATCAATTTTTGGTTACACCATCCGTCATAATATGAAAAACGGATTCCCACTTCTTACAACAAAGAAGATGGCGTTTAAAACAATGGTAACCGAGTTGTTATGGTTCTTGAGAGGTGATACTAACATCAAATACCTTGTTGACAATAATTGTCATATCTGGGACGGAGACGCTTTCAAAAACTACATCAGTAAAACTAATGAATTCAAAGGTGATTGGCCGGACACAATGGAAGAATTCATCAACAAAATAAAAACGGATGATGGGTTTGCTAAAAAATATGGGGAATTGGGTTCCATCTATGGGAAACAATGGAGAAGATGGACTAAAAAGAAAATGTATCTATCAACAGATGGTTCATATGAAAACATTTATGATGAGGCAGACCAAACAGTTATAGACCAAATAGCAATCCTCATTAACGAACTCAAAACAAACCCAGACTCAAGACGACTAATGGTTTCAGCTTGGAATGTAGGTGAATTAGACCAAATGGTTCTTCCACCTTGTCATTATGGATTTCAAGTTTATACAAGAGAGTTGAGTTATGATGAAAAAAGAAACATTTATAATTCAGACCCAATGAGTTATGGAGGTACAGCGTCTCCATTACCACCAAATTCTGAAGAAATTAAATTTGACCCCCATCACGCAGAGAAAGATTGGGACAATAATTACGCAAGTAAAAAGATTCCAACCAGAGCAATCTCATTAATGTGGAATCAACGTTCCGTCGACACATTATTGGGGCTCCCATTCAATATAGCATCATACGGATTACTATTAACAATAATTGCCAAAGAAGTTAATATGGTACCTGATGAATTGATTGGAAATTTGGGTGATACCCATTTATACCTCAACCATATTGAACAAGCAAAAGAACAGATTGGTAGAGAACCATTTGAATTACCAAATTTAGTAATAGAACATAGTAGTTTAGAGCCGGTTGAATTGGTTTATAAGTTAGAAAACTATCAATCACATCCAGCAATTAAGGCACCACTATCCAACTAATGAATAAAATTATTATAATATTTTTTATATTATTGAGTTTGGTTTCACATTCTCAAAAATATATTGTCTCACAAAATAACACAAAATCTAATGAGTGGGTAATTGTTTGGGGTGGAAAACCAAGCACTAGTTATGGTGCGGAATACATGGTTGATAAGGCCTCATTGCACCTAAATTGTAATAATGTTATTTACGCCGATTACCAATTATCAAGACAAAAGTGTGATGAAATTATAAAAAAGGTTTCACCAAATGGGGTTGTTACTGAAGTTTATGGATTTTCAAGGGGTGGATATAACGCCTTTATGGAAATAGGAAAAGTTAAATATGTTTGGTTAATTGACCCCCTTATACCACAAAAATATGATACCCCATTTGGTATTACAAATGTCTTTATGATTTACAATCCATCGGTATGGGATGGGGGTAATAGCTCAAGATTAAAAAACTTTTCAACCAAATTAAAACCTGTCAACTCGGTAAGGGTTGATATGTCTCACCTTAAAATACCGAACTATTTTTTTAATACTTACCGATAACAAATGGAAGATGACCTGTGGTGTAATTATTCTGACCTACCAAGTGTAATGAGTTACGAACAACCAAAAAAGAAATATCCCGACAATGTTGTATGGAGTGAAGAGCGTGGATATTATGCTCACCTACTACCATATGCGACAAACATCGGAGCTCCGGTCATTAAACCCGACAATGTATCAACTTGGAAGAACGAGAAGATACTAAAGACAAACCATTACTTCAATAGAAAATACGAGGAGATAAAAGAACAATACCAAAAACTCATTGAGGAGTTTGAATGGAACAATATTGTTTATAACGCAACTTATAATTTTCAACCAATAATCGGTCAAAATTACTTTCTCTATCGTAGAAATAGTGGAGAATATTTCTTATCTTTAATAAAACCAACCGAATGGAAACAAGAATTCATTGGTGAGTTTGAACTTGATTCAGATAATAAATGGAAAAAAATATAAATTATGGAAAATCTATTATTAAAATCAGAACCAGTGGACGCACCTTCTTTTACATTTAGTCTAGAAGAAAAGACAATCATTGTTATTGACTCAAAAGGATTTAGTTATAAAGGAGAGTTAATTGAAGATGCCGGAGAAGTGTATAATTTATTTAAAAGTTTTTTGGAACAATCATTAAATAACTACTAAAAATAAAACCAATGGCACGCTATAGAGTATTAGAAATCACAGATAAGTTAATTTATAACGGAAGACCATATTGGGTTATTGAAAAAAAAATACTAGGTCTATGGTGGACTCAGTATTTTGAAGAACATTCAGAGTGGGGAGCAACCTATTATGAAAAAGATAAGGCGATGACCTGGTATGAATATCACTGCGATAATGACTCAAGAATAAAAACCAAAGTAATTGCTCAAAACAAATGATGGAAGACCTCAAACATAGATGGGAACAAATTGACGAGGACGATTATGTTGCCAAATATCGTGATATGATGCTCCGAGTTGAAAAGATGGAGGAGCAACAATGGTGGTGGGCGGTTTATAGAGGAAAAGAAGAACTATGTCCCGAGAAACCATTTGCGAGAAAGAAAGATTATGCGATGAAGATGGCAGAGGAATGTGCCGAGGAAAACATTGAACCATATGTTTCAGATGATTTTCAGATTGGACCGGATGGTGCGTTTGAATATACTGACGATGAAATATCAGAGTGGGACGGAACATTAATGGACGGACTTGAAGAAGAGGAATAAGAATATTATTTGGTTAATAATTCTCACATTAAGTGGATTGGTGTCGCTCGCCCAATGTCCTAACGCAAATTTTGAATTTGGTACCTTTACTAACTGGACTGGTAAGAGAGGAACTTGTTGTCCGATTAATCTACCATTTGTAGGTATATTGGCAGGTAGACAAACAATTGTAAGTGCCGGACTTGACCCCCATTCTTGTGGGGGACTAAACAGAGTATATCAAGGTAATTTTTCGGCAAGATTGGGTAATGACCAAAACAATTCAAGAGCCGAAGGGTTGTATTATACATTTACCGTAAGCCCCGCAACAACGTTAGTTCAGTATGCTTATGCTGTTGTTTTACAAGACCCTGGACATAATGACGGAGCTCAACCAAGATTCCAATCAAGGGTTAGATTATCTAATGGTAGTATTATACCTTGCACAGAATATGTTGTAACTGCGGGACCTAACCTTCCTGGTTATAATTATTGTATGGAAAATGATATTTTTGGAAATCCAGTACAGGTTGCTTATAGTGATTGGAGGGTTATTTCAATTGATTTATCTTCTTATGTTGGACAAAGTGTTACACTTGAATTTGAGACAGGTGATTGTGATTTAGGTGCTCACTATGGTTACGCATATATTGACGCAATATCTTGTGGACCAATTGAGACAGAAATTTATTATTGTCAAGCAAGTGACTCTATTTTGATTGAGGGACCTGAAGGTTTTGCAACATATGAGTGGGTTGAAACTGGTGACACAACAAGGGTTATAACAATTCCCCCATTAGTTTATGATACGTTAAATTTAAATGTTACAACTGTTACTGGATGTGAATTAACTCTCCAAATTATTTTGGACCCAATTCCACTTCTTGCAAATATTATTTGTGAGGATGTTTGTTTTCCTGATTCTAATAATTTTATTAATCTTACTCCTACCATAGAAGGATATAATGTAAAATTTTTATGGGATTTTGACGACGGAAATATATCTGATGATATATCACCAACTCACCAGTACTTGTCACCAGGTGTTTATAATGTAACAATGACCGCAAATGTATTAAATACAAACTGCACGGATATTGTAAATTGCGAGGTTGAGGTCTTCGATATTCCTGTAATTCCTGGAATTATTAGTCACGATTAGTCTTTTTCAAGATATTTATAGTAGAATAAACTCTAACTATTCTTTACTATGAAAAAACTTATTCTATTTTTTTTGGTTCTACTTCCAGTAACATTACTGGCTCAATTTACAACTATTAATCCTGATACGGTTTGTATTAACTCTCCGTTTGCAACTTATCAGGTTCCAAATACTCCAAACTATACTTACAATTGGACTGTTTCAGCACCTGGTGTTTTAACTGCAGGTCAAGGAACAAACGAGATTACCGTTGATTGGTCGGCAGCACCTGCTGGCGGTCCTATAGTAGATGCGATTAGTGTTTATGCAACAACGCCGGCAGGTTGTGACGGACCTCCGATTACAATGAATGTTTTTATTTTGGAAATATTACCAATTGTTCTACCACTTGATTTTTGTGAAGGTGACCCTTGTGAAGATTTGGTGGCAACACCAGCTGGTGGAGTATTCACAGGACCAAATATTGTTAACGGTCAGTATTGTCCGCAAACTGCGGGAACTGAAACGGTGACTTACACCATAACTGAGGCGGGATGCACATTTACTGCGACAGCTGATATGACCGTCTATCCAATTCCTGTCTTGGACAACATTTCTCATGACTAATAATGAAACAAATAAAAACACTTTTGTTGTTTTTGTTGGTCATGATTGTTTCAGGACAAGACCAAAAGATAGACATATGCGAAGACGAATCTAAAACAGAATATACGTATTCGATAGAGTCTAATACACCAAATACAACATTTTATTGGTACGTAGATGGTATCTATCATTTTGGACAAACCCTGACCGTCAATTGGGAAACTTATTCTCCTGGAGTCCATACAATTAAAGTTTATGGAAAAAGTGATGGATGTAGGTCAAACCCGATGGAGTTTAAAGTTTTCATTGGGGAATGTTCTTCAATCTATATTCCAAATGCTTTTACTCCAAACGATGATGGGTTTAACGATACTTGGTTTCCCCAAGGAACAGGATGGGAAAGTATAGAAGTATTAGTATTTGACAGATGGGGGGTACTTGTATTTAAGTCAGTTGACCCAAAAGGACAATGGATTGGTAACTTTAGAGGTGGAGAATATTACGTTCAAAATGATGTCTACGAATATAAGGTTACTTGGAAGGGTATTGACCGAGAACCTGAAATAATTTTTGGTCATGTTACAGTTGTTAGGTAAAAACATTTGATTTTTCATATTTGATTTAGTATGTTTATGTCAAATTAATAATTATATGTCATTACAGAAACTAGTATTTAACACAACAGACAAAACCGCTCGAGTTTTTTCAGCATCAATTCCGGATGAAGTAGTATTTCATTACGAAAACATATCAACCGTAAAACCTTTGGACGGTTACTATGAAATAATGCAGAGAGTTGATAGCTCAACCGCACCATCAGGGTATTCAGCAATTCCCGTATTACGAGTACCGATTGTTAATACAAACATGGTTATTGAGAAATGAAATATAAAATCATTGTGAGTGGACGTGGCGCAGAATGCTACGTCCATTCTATTGACGAAAATCAAAAGTCGAAATTGTTTGAGTGTGATGTCGAGAATGACAATTGCGAACACGAAGAAATTATTGAAATATTAAATAAAAATGATATCTTCGAAACCGATAATATCTATCTCGGTCCTTACAATGACCCCGAAAATTTTATAATCGAAGTATTCAACGAAAATGAGGTTAAAGTATGGTCATCAGAAAATGACCATGAATTCAAAGAAGACGAGTACGAGTTTATAATCGGAAAAGAAAATTACCTTATTGTAGAAGATTACACAAAAGGACAATTCTTCAATTATGAGATTGAACTTGATGAAGAATTCGATTCTGATAAATTAAAGCCGGTAATTACTGAAGTTATCGATGGGATTGAAATAATCACCAAAATTAGATATGGTGAAATTGATTTGGAAGTATTTAAAGAATATGGTGATTACTGGAGTAAAGGTATCACATATTATTTATCATGAGAAAAATACCATTCTATTTTTATCACATAACAAATATTATTTTAACTAAAATATTTAATATTTTTACGCGACGTTAATCTCAAAGTTATCAACTTTGGCAACCGCGTTAGCTCTATGTGAGCTAGTACCTCCTCCCGCATTTATATCGGCAAAATATTCCGCAGCCTCTTTTTTGTCTGTAAAGTTTGGGAAAGTTGATGCGGATTTACCTTTAGTAAAAAATGCGATTGCGATTTTTGCTGCGATTTCAGGGTCATTAACTAAATCTGGATTTTTAACTAACTCATCACCCATACCAATCATTCTACTATATTTTTCATAATTTTTAATACCGGTTAGTTGGTTGAACCCTCTACCTCTATACGTGAAACCATCGTCTCCACCTTGATTACCAACTGTTTTAGCGTAAACTACATTGAAAAATTTTCTCATATCACTTTTTAATGCGTTTAATTCACTATCACTATATCCGGCCACTCTTTTACCGAATATTTTTCTAATTCTACTATTGGCCGTGGTTGCGTATGAAACCTCACTTTTAGGTTTGAAATTACATTCCTTATTAATAACTGATAAAATACCTACTTGAGTATAGGGGTTTGTTATACCCGCCTCATTCATTTTATCTATTAAAAAATTTATATTTTTTTGTTGTTCAGAATCAAAATTACCAACAATTTTCACATCACCGTTTACAGGTGAACTTTTAGTGGTGCCTGTTTCCGATGGTTTTTCTTCTGATGAGCTTGGGGTTTTGGAGGGTTTCTCAAACATTTTCTTTATTGATAAAGCAAGTGCCTTTTCAATAAAAGATTGCTCATTTATATTGTGTAGTTTTTTTATATGACTTTTTTCTTCTTCGGTAATTAATAATTTTCTCATTACAACCTTTTTATTATAAATATATTTATAGTGATAAAGTGATACAATGAAAGTTACGGTAGTGCATCAGGATAAAGACAGAGCCTCAAGAAATAAAGAGGTGTGCGATAGATTTATAAAGTTTTTATTTTCACAATATCCTCTAAAACATGACTTAAAGATATTTTTCCTTAAAAATCGTATAGGTGAAATGAGTACCGGCTCCAGAAGTGAAAATCACGTTATTAAAGTTCTGACCAAAAATAGAATCAATAGAGATATTCTTCGCACATTGGCACACGAGTGGGTACATGAATATCAGATGGATATTATGAAAAGGGAAAGAGGTCAAGATATTGGTGGTAAGAATGAAAATGAAGCTAACGCTCTATCCGGCTCATTAATAAAAAAGTTCGAGAAAAAATTCCCGAACTTTGAAGATACGATGTATGAATAGAATGTTAGTCGATACTAACAACTTCTAAATCAAAAATCAATTTTTTACCCGCCAAAGGATGATTAGCATCAATTTTAACGGTAGATTCATTAATTTCAACAATACGAACATTAATTGGTCCATTTGGACCCATTCCCTGCAGCATATCACCAACTGAAACATTTTCCGGAACCTGCTCTTTTGCAATTTCACTAACCAACATTTCGTTTACATCACCATAAGCATCCTCACAAGGAATTTCAATGGTTCTTTTTTCGCCAATTGTCATACCAATCAAACCGCTTTCAAAACCTTTGATTAGTTGTCCTTGACCTAATTTAGCTTTCAATGGCTCACGACCTTCAGTAAGTGAAGTATCGAAAACTGAACCATCTTCCAATCGACCGGTGTAGTTAACCGATACTGAATCTGAATCTTGTATTGTTTTCATATTGTATTTTTTTAAATAATAAGGTATTTTTTATATTAAACAAACTTTTTATTTGAAATTTTTTAATAAAAAAAACTTGTGTGATGACTAAATCGTAGTATATTTGTAAAAATAACATATTTATAATATATAATAATTTTCTAATTCATTTGGGGGAATGACAAGCGAAAAAATAATGGAAGAAATGTTTCATATTGCCTACAGACACGGTCTTATGAACGAATTACATGAAAGAGCAGGACAAATTCAAAAAGAATATAGTGCTCCTATTACAACCGCAGTACCACTTGCTTTTCAAGCTATGAGAAAAGAGGGGTTACTTCAGGATGAAGAGTAATTTTCGAGTAAATCATAGGATGATTGAATAATCAGTCGTTCTCCGTCAAATCCGGTGTATTTCCAGCATTCTTCAATGACATAATCTAATGAAGTAATTTGAGATTCCTCAAATAATTTAATGTCTGATAGATACAACTTACAATCAACCATATAAGATTTTTTGGTTGTACAGTATTTTACGGATAAGACATCAACAATACTGTCTTTACCAAACAATAGCTCAATATCTTTGTAGTAAAGATAGTTTAAAAGTATAATGAGGCACCCTTTCATCTTTTTTTATAATTATAATAGTAAATAAACCTAACTTAAACAAAAAATAATGATAGAATCCACTATTACTCTATTAAAAAAACTTGACAAACGTAAAAAAATTGAAAAAGACTTCGAATGGGTGGTAAAAATCGTGTCATCTAGTGAAAATTTTAACCATATTGTGATTAGTAATAGGCTTTTTGAGGCTTTTACTCACAAATGGAGAAATCATATGACTGAAAACCAATTAAAGGAGTATAGTTTTACATTTGAACAAGAAAAAATGATAACAATAGGACATTTTTTGTAGAAAAAGTTGATTTTTAAGTGTTTTAGGACTATTTTTCTCAAAATTACAATATTTATCAAAACTATCACTCTCATCAGAGAGCCTATATATAGAAAAAGGGACTTAATTTTTGTTAAGTCCCTTTTTTCATTAAAAAACTTGCCTTATCTTTGTAACATGAAAGCAAAACTAACATTTGATTTAGATGACATCGATGATAAGATGGCTCACGAGCGTTGTGTTAAGTCAACCGACATGGCATTAGTTCTTTGGGAGATTATGACCAATTCATACCGTGGTTTAACCAACGGATATGACGAAGATGACTCATATCACAAAGGAGTTGATGCGGTTTATGAAAAACTTCGTGAATTGATGGAAGAACATGACATAAATCCACATAATTTAATACGATGAGAAAATTTTGGAATAAATTAGTTAAATTTTTTAAAACAGTATCAGATGGTATCGATGAAACACAGTATAAAAATGGTTGGGGAAAGCTTTAAAGACATAAAATACGCTGTTAAGCGATTTATTCGAAAAATTAAGAACGTTTTTCGATGGCTTCCCACAATTTGGAAGGATGAGGACTATGATAGTCACTTCATTAATGAAATATTAATCAAAAAACTCGAACATACCCGAGATTTCTTCTTGTCTGATAATACTCACATCCTTAATGCTAAAGAGGTTGCTGCCGAAATTCAGGAGGCAATTGACCGTCTTCACATGACCCGTGATAGTTGGGAGTTTTATGAAGACCCGGCCATGGAGGAGATTCAGAAGAAGTGGGGGAAGAGTACATTCAATTGGATTCCGACAAATGATGGTACCGGCTCAATGTTTATGGAGATTGAACATGAGAATGTAAAAACTCCCGAGGATGAGGAACAATACTCAACCGAGTTTAGAGCCACAATGAAACAAGCTCGTAAGGATTATAGAAAAGATAAAAAAGAAGCGTATAAATTCATCGCGAAGAATATTGATAAATGGTGGGATTAAAAATTAATAATATGGAATGGTATATTGTAAGAGCACAAGCTAATCGGGAACGTAAAGTTTCAGAACGACTTCTTAAAGAAGGTGAAAAAGGGGAATTATCTGGAGTATTGGGTAGAGTTGTTGTACCGTTGGAGAAGGTATTTGCCACAAAAAACGGGAAAAAGACACAACGAGAAAAAGTATTGTTTCCTGGTTATGTATTTGTTGAGACCTCGGCAATTGGGGAACTCAAACAGGTTGTTAAAAAGATTGATGGAGCCACAGGACTATTGTCTGACAGAGCCGGTAACATCCAAGTTATTCCCGAAAATGAAGTTAGTCGTATGATTGGACTTCACGAAGAGAATAAGGCGAAAGAATTCACCGATATTTTCAGTATTGGTGATGAAGTTACGGTCGCTGAAGGCCCATTCGCATCATTCAAGGGGAATATTGAACATATTGACAAAGAAAGAGGTAAAATTAAGGTAAATGTCCTTATTTTTGGTAGACCAACATCAGTTGAACTCGAAGACACACAAATAAGAAAATGAAGATAACATTCATCAGCGATACTCACAATAAGCACAAACAAATACAGGATTTACCTGGCGGTGACTTGCTTATTCACGCTGGTGATATATCAAGTATGGGTCACAAACACGAGATTCAACAATTCTGTAAGTGGTTTGATGGCTTGACTAATTATTCTGCGGTTGTCTTCATTGCCGGTAATCACGACTTTGGATTTGAGAAACGACCCGAAGAAACTATGGAAATTGTTAATTCATACAAGTGGATTACATACCTTCAAGACAATCATTTGTCCTTTGGTCCTGATATGGAAACCCTTGTTAAAATTTATGGTAGTCCATGGCAACCTGAGTTTCATAATTGGGCGTTTAATTTACCAAAGAATGGATGGGAACTTGAGCAGAAGTGGAACGACATTCCTGAGGATACGGACATCTTGATTACTCACGGACCTGCGTTTGGTATCTTGGATACTGTGGTGGGTCAGTATGATAATCTTGGTTGTGAATTACTAACCAAGCGGATTAAGAAAATTAAACCCAAAATTCATGTCTGCGGACATATACACTCAGGGTATGGTTATGTTTTTGACGGAGATACTCACTTCATAAATGCATCAGTGCTGGATGAACAGTATCAATACACCCAAAAACCTCTAACAGTAGAGTGGGACCCTGTAACGAATAACTTGGAGTTTATTTAATTTGAAACCCCTCAGAAATGAGGGGTTTTTTATTGTCGGTTAATTATAGTAAATCAAAAAATTTTATAAAGAGTATAATGATATTTATCAATATATGGATAAAAAAATAAAAATTTTAATTTTATCGTCATTGGTCATAATGTCGGTATTTTTCATGGTTAAAACTGCGGTTTTAATCGAAATTATATCTAGCTCAAAATTAACAAGAGGAACGGAATATGTTTGTTTTTTATTTTTTATTCCTGTTTTTTACAATTTAATTAGACACTACATTAAAACTAATAGGTTATATAATCAGTTTAAAGAATTTGAAAATTTTGTTGATACCTCAGTACTGGTTAGTAAGGCTGATAAGAATGGTAAGATAACATATGTTAACCAAAAATTCAGTGAAGTGTCAGGGTGGAGTTTAGAAGACGCCGCAGGTAAAGACCACCGAATAGTTAACTCAGGATTTCATCCCAAAGAAATGTGGGAGGAAATGTATAAAACAACAATCAAAGATAAAAAAATATGGAATGCTGTCGTAACTAACAAAGCAAAGGATGGTCATCTATATTGGGTTGATTCATATATTAAAGCCGAATTTGAAGAAAATGGAGACCTAAAAGGTTTTATGTCAATAAGATATGATGTTTCAGAAGTTAAGAAAAAAGAACTTGAGATTAGAAACAGAATGAATGCCATCAATCAATCTAATGCGGTTATTGAGTTTGATTTGAGTGGTAATATAATGTATGCCAATAAAAATTTCTGTGATACTATGGGATATACTATGGAAGAAATTGTGGGAAAACATCATAGTATATTTTTAAATGAGGAGTATTCAAAGTCACAGGAGTATAAAGAATTTTGGGATACTTTAAGAAGTGGTGATTTCATATCTGCTCAATTTATGAGAATTAAAAAGAATGGTGATGAAATTTGGTTACAAGCCACATATAACCCAATCTTTGATAATGATGGTAAAGTTATTCGAATTATGAAAATTGCGATTGATATTACTGACAAAGTTTTACAATCCCAAGAGATAGAAAAAAAGAATACTTATTTGGAACATGCCGCAAAAATATTGAGACACGACATGCACTCGGGTATTAACACTTACATGCCGAGGGGGTTAAGTTCTTTGGAGAGAAGATTAAAAACTGAAGACATTGAGAATTTAAAAATTGAAGCTCCGATTAAAATGATTAAGGAGGGATTAAGACACTCACAAAAAGTATATAAGGGTGTTTATGAATTTACCAATTTGGTTAAAAAGGATGTTGTGTTAAATAAAGCTGAATGTAATTTAAGAGACATATTAAATGATTATCTATCATCAACCGCATATCATAGTCAGGTTATTATTGAAGAATTACCAACCATAGAAGTTAATGAAGCATTATTCTGTACTGCGGTAGATAACTTAATTAGGAATGGATTGAAGTACAATGATTCTGAATCAAAATTTGTAAAAATATACATGGAAGGTGATGAGTTAATGGTTCAGGACAATGGACGAGGTATAACTCAAGAAGATTTCGACCACTTATCAAAACCATACACAAGAAAAGAAGGACAAAAAGAGTCAGGAACTGGACTCGGATTAAACATATGTGTGGCGATATTACAAGAACACAAGTTTTTGGTAAGATGCGAGAAAAATGAGATAGGAACTAAACTGAAAATAAAAATAAAATAAAAAAAACTATGATTGATTCAATTTTACTGGTAGATGACGAGGATTTATTCCATTTAGTGTTTGAAGATAGTTGTTCACTTCTTGATATAACATTATCTTTAAAAAGTTTAAATAGTTCAGATGAGGCAGCCAAATTATTTGAGAAATGGCAATCAAACAGTGCCGACAAACCTGAATGTGTGTTTGTTGATTTGAATATCATTGGGTCTTCCTTTGATGGTATTGAACTTATTAGAAAGATTAACTTTGAATACGGAAATAATGTTGTGATTGGAATCATTTCATCATCAAACGAACCTGAAGAACAGGCAAAGGCAATTCAATCTGGTGCTCAATTTTGGATTATAAAATCAGACGAGATTGAACCACGATTAGAGGAGTTTAAGAAGGATTACGAAGGATATAAAAATAGAACAGCCCCATTTAAGATTTACAAATGATAAAATTTACCCCTGAAATAAAAAAAGAATTAATTACCTTATCTGAAACAAAAAATTTATTTTTGGAAGGAAACATTGTTAAGGTAATTGATTCTGATGGGGATGATAATTTTAAAGAATACCTTAAAAAGTGTGGGGAAAGGGATACCGCAAATCGTAAGAAAAGGCTCGATATTACCAAACAAATTCAGACACAAAACAAAGAGCTATCTGACTTAAATGACGAGAATCAAAAAATATTAGAGGAGTTACAGTCAACCCTAAAAGAAGTTGAGGACTCCAAGATGACATTTGAGGTTCAAAACAGAGAATTAAACGAGTGGAAAGCCGATAATATAAGATTAACCGAAGAACTAACAGTTGAGATGGTTAAATCCGAACAGGCGAGAGTGGATGCCGAAAAGGCAAAACAGAATGCTGAAAATGACTTGGATGTACTTCAAAAGAAAACTCAATTTGAGTTAATCAATACAATTGTTAGAGTGGCATTATTTGTAATAATCGGTGTTGGTATTACTACCACGGCATTATATACTGTTGCGTTATTTACAAACCAAGACACCCAAATAATAGGTTCAACTTGGAGTAATATGTTTGGTATCTTACTTACTAATGCGTTTAGTATAGTCGGAACAATAATGGGTGTTAAATACGCATCAGAAAAACCAAAGAAGAATTAGTCATTAGTCATATAATCTTGGAAAATTCTTTTCTCAACAAGATTACCTTCCATATCATACATCCACCCTTCGTATTTTCTTCCCTTAACATATTTGACTTGTGATATTTTGATACCGAATGGTGAATATGTAACCCATATTCCATCTTTTCTACCCTCATCATAATGACCCACAGAAAATATACTACCATTATCGTAATATGCGGTCCACTCACCGGTTTTTAGATTATTTGATAGATGACCTTTCTGTTCGATTTGACCCTTCTCATTTCTAAATAAAACTTCTTCTACTTGTGAATAACCTACAACCTGTAGGAACATAAACACCAAAAAAACAATCTGTCTCATAATATTAAGGATATATTATAAATAGATTAAGGAAATGTTAAGTAATATTAACAATTTTGACTATCGAAAAATTTAACATACATATTAGTGTATGAAAACAATTCTTATATCAGTATTTTTTAGAATCATTTTTTTAGATTCACAAACGGACGAAACTTTGACAGGTGTTAAAGTTGAAACTAATCAGGGTGTATATTTTTCTAATTTGGATGGTGAAGTTTTTATACCAACAGAGGAAGAAGTTCTATCTGTAAGTTATGTTTCTTACGAAACAAAAAATGGTGTCACCCTTTCGAATGACACCATTATGTCTTTGAGTCAAATTCAGTAATTTTTACTTTTTGAAAGAATTTTTATACTCCTCGGTACCAAATTTTTTCCATTCCCAATTCCCGTAAAAGTCGGGATTTTCAACTGAACATTCACCTGAAGATTTGTATTCGGATAAGAACTTATCCGACATTTCTTTGGTGTATCTATTTTTGACCTCAAAATTTTTCATTCAAAACTTATTTACATCACCGTAATTCATGTGTAATTCATCGTGTTCGGCTTTCATCATTTCGTAAGCTCGAGCCATTCGAGTCATTCCGATACCGCCACCAAATCTTTTGAAGAATTTGTGAGACAAGAATTCTTCCAATTCCTTCTCAACCCTTTCTTTACCAAACAATTCAAACAATTTGGCCGAATAACCACCATTTTCAATAGTATAGAACATTTCTCTCATTTCATCAACATCACAACTTCTTTCGGCCGAACCAATTGTTTCTTGACCATAAAGAATAACATCCACTTTGTTGAATTTATCTCCCTCACCCGACTTCATATTCCAGAATGGGTTTGTTCTAACGGGGAAATTCTGTAATGACACTACACTACCTTTTTCATTCCACATTCTTGTTTCGTGCTCGTTCTCCAAAATCGGTACACCACCATATTCTTCACAAACATCGTCATAATTCACTTCAACAGGTGAATCAAAACCTAAAAACGCAAGTAATTCAGATTCTAATTTAAGTAATTCCTTCATACCACCCTTTGACTCGAACTCAAACATTGGGAAGATTAATTCGTGACGACCTGGGATTGGGTCTTTTTCTTGTCTGTACGATGTTGAGATACAGAACACACCTGGCCATTCAGGATTTTGTAACAATTCATACTCTAACCACATTTGACCTGTTTGTGGTAATGGCCAAATTTGACCTTGGTACTCAAACGTTGTGATTGAGTGTGGATTCTCACATGCTGCGAGAATTGATAATCTTGATTGGGTCGGAACCTCAAGAAAACCTTTGTTTAGAAAAAAGGTCCTCATCTTTTGGACCAACTCGTGATAAACTTTTGTGTTTTTCATATTACTTTAGGGTAAAAAAAAACCTCCCGAAGGAGGTTACGTTTATTTATTATTTATTAAATTCTTGTTCATTTTGAAATAAATACGAGATAAAGTTGAAAAAATAAAGTAATCACTTAAAATTTTTTTTGAGTATTTATTAGTATGAGAGTTAGATTATCGGAAGAACAATTAAAAAAGTTGATAAAAGAGGATTTGGGAGTGTCCAGAGCGGCATTAGCATATACCAATTTAATCTATTCTAAATTAGAATCTGAAGTAAAAGAATTTTTAGACACAAAAAAAAGTGGCAAATACAAATTTACGATTTCAGTAGATGAAATGTCATATATCTATCAATCTAGTATGGATGACTTTATCGAATTACCTATTGAACAGATTGAAATTACTCTAACTTTTGTGAGCTCTCCCAGAAAAAAAGCCAATGTTCCATTCACAACTGGTGGAGCGGCCCAATCAATACAAAAAGAATATCTAAAAGGGTCTTATTTAAAAGAACCATCATTTGAATTACCAAAATATATTTTAGAGGAAGTTGACCAAACTATTGTTGCCAGAATGGACCTGTCTGTAGAAATAAGAAGTTCTTATGATGACAGTATGAGTGAATCGGTATTATTTGATTTTAGAGATACGATTACACATGAATGTAACCACTTGTATGAATTCTACAAAAGAGCTGAAAGGGGTGCTAAACAGATGAATGTAACTTTAAGTTGGGCTGGTAACAAAAATGTTAATGTAAAAAGGGAAATTTTCAGTGTTTGGCAAAATTTTATGGATTATGTATATAATTCAGAACCGTATGAGGTTAATGCCAAAGTACAAGAAGCATTTAGTTTGAGGTCTAGAATGCCTTTTGAAGAATTCAAAAATACAAAGTATTGGAGAGGGGCTAATAACCTAAAGAATTTCAATTCAGATGTGTTTATTGAAACATTATTATCTAAAATAGGTGAATTATCACCAGGTAAAGAAGTCAGTATTTTCAATAATCTATATAAGTGGTTTTTAACTGATTACTACAAATGGATGAAACTTCACAATGAAAAACCAGCAAGATTCATCGATAACTCAAAAAATTTGGTAGATTTGATTAGTAAATTCCAACCAAGAATCAATAAAGCGGGTGAAACCTTATTAAAAAAATATATGAGGTTGTATGCTTTAGAACCGGAAATCTAATTGTCAGATATCCTGACATTTTGTCATACTTTTATTTTTGGCACATTATTTAATATTTTGTTGTCGGACTTGATTCCATAAAATAAACAACATATATTTCTTAAAAATAAAAGTTATATGGGTAAAATTATAGGTATTGATTTAGGAACAACAAATTCGTGTGTTGCCGTTATGGAAAGCGGCGAACCTGTTGTGATTACAAACAGTGAAGGAAAAAGAACCACCCCTTCAATTGTAGGTTTTGCGAATGGTGGTGAGAGAAAGATTGGTGACCCGGCTAAACGTCAATCAGTTACTAATCCTGACAAAACAGTTTATTCTATCAAACGTTTCATGGGAGGCAGTTTTGATGAGAGTAAAAAAGAAATTAAACGAGTACCTTACAAGGTAGTTAAAGGTGACGGTAATACTCCTCGTGTCCAAATTGAAGACAGGAAGTATTCACCACAAGAAATCTCGGCAATGGTTCTCCAAAAGATGAAACAAACTGCTGAAGATTATTTGGGCGAAACTGTAACAGAGGCGGTTATCACGGTACCGGCGTATTTCAACGACGCTCAACGTCAGGCGACTAAAGAAGCTGGTGAAATCGCGGGTCTTACCGTTAGACGTATAATTAACGAACCAACTGCGGCGGCACTTGCTTACGGTCTTGACAAACAAGGTAAAGACATGAAAGTTGTGGTGTTCGACTGTGGTGGTGGTACTCACGACGTATCAGTCCTTGAATTGGGTGATGGTGTATTTGAAGTATTGGCAACTGATGGTGACACTCACCTCGGTGGTGATGACTTCGATAACGTAATCATTGACTGGCTCGTTAAAGAATTCCAAGATGAAAACGGACTTGATTTGACCAAAGACCCAATGGCACTTCAACGTCTCCGTGAAGGAGCTGAAAAGGCAAAAATTGAGTTGTCAACTTCACCATCAACAGAAATCAACCTACCTTACATTATGCCGGTAGATGGTGTTCCAAAACACCTTGTTCGCACAATGACAAAGGCAAAGTTTGAGCAACTTGTTGACAGTTTGGTACAACGTACAATCGCACCGTGTAAGTCAGCTCTCAAAAATGCCGGTTTGAAACCTGCGGACATTGATGAAATTATCTTGGTTGGAGGCTCAACTCGTATTCCGGCAATCCAAGAAGCGGTTAAAAAATTCTTCGGTAAAGAACCATCAAAAGGAGTTAATCCTGACGAAGTTGTGGCACTCGGTGCAGCAATTCAGGGAGGTGTACTCGCAGGGGATGTTAAAGATGTATTGTTACTTGATGTGACTCCACTATCACTTGGTATTGAAACTCAAGGTGGTGTATTCACAAAACTCATCGAGGCAAACACAACAATCCCAACTAAAAAGTCCCAAGTGTTCTCAACGGCGGTTGATAATCAACCATCAGTAGAGATTCACGTTCTACAAGGGGAGAGAGCAATGGCTCAAGACAACCGAACAATTGGTCGTTTCATTTTGGACGGACTACCACCAGCAATGAGAGGTGTTCCACAAGTTGAAGTTACTTTTGACATCGATGCCAACGGTATTATCAATGTATCGGCGATGGATAAGGCAACCAACAAACAACAATCAATCCGTATTGAATCATCGTCAGGTCTTTCAAAAGAAGAAATCGAAAAGATGAAACAAGATGCGGAAATGAACGCAGAGGCGGACAAAAAATCACGAGAAGATGCCGACGCTATTAACCAAGCGGATTCTTTGGTATTCCAATCCGAAAAAACCATGAAAGATTTGGAGGAGAAGATGACCGAAGAACAAAAAACCCAACTTGCTGAAGCAATATCAGAATTGAAGACATCAATCGCTGAAAAGGATATTGAAAAGGTAAGAAACGGTACTGGTAAATTGGCGTTGGTCGCTCAAACGATTACTCAAGGAATTTATAGTCAAGGAGACGAAGGTCAAGTTAGCGACCCTGAAGTTTCAGACGTAGATTTTGAAGAAGTAAAACCAAGTTAAAAAAAAAGACAAAAATCCCACTTCGGTGGGATTTTTTGTTTATATTTGTCAAATGTATTCATTTATAATCTTGTGTTTGATAAACACTTTTAGCCGTAGATTTTCCGATTATCATATACGTGATGAGAATTGGGTGTCTATAAAAGTGGAAGTTATAAAATTAATTAATGCTTTTTTTTGGAGCATTCCCATAGTTTTAATAATTTTGTTCATAATAAATCTTTTAACATAATGAGTAAATTTGTAAGAAAATACGAAGACGAGGACACAATCTCAATTTGGACTTATGATTTGGATAAGTTTAAAAATGGACCAGTTTCAGTTGAAACTATTGACAAGAAACCTGAACCCGTTAAGAAAAAAAGAAAATAAAAAACCCCCTAAAAAGGGGGTTAATTTTATTATGATTCTTCTTCGTCTTTTTTCTTATGTTTTCTTGCAGTGAATTTATCAATACTCGCAAGTCCAAGACATCCGAATGCTAATAACGCAACCGCATCAACCAAATATTCTGCCGGAGCCACATCAACAGTTGAAAAACTGTTGTGATACATGGTTAAACAAAGGGCTACGGAGCAACCCATACCAACAATTCTTTTTGATGATGGATTTCCCTTTTCATCATTAAAAATTCCTTTTAACCAGAATAATATTTCACCAATTAGTTTTTTCATTGTTTTGTTTTTTTATTTTCCTTGTCCTCTGTAAGATTTGGGTTTATTTTCTTTTGGTCCGTACTTTCTTTTCGCCTTCCCTTTTTTTCTAGTACCGAAAGTTTCTTTAGCACCAACTGCCGATGATGATTTTGCCATAATTTTTATTTTATTTTTGTTTTATTACTTATAAATATTTTCATAAAACAAAAAAGGGGACAGTAGCGAACTTCCCCTTTTCCTGTTATGTAACATAACGGTCCTAAGACTCCTCTTACGAGGTTTATTTTTCTTTAATTAAAGCTATACATCTTTTCAAATATTCTTTGGCTCTTGGTGATGGAGTGAACTCGTCATCTCTCGATTGTAATGCCAAAACTCTTTCAATGTCCTTTACAAGTTCGGTACCGTGCTCATTTTCTTTGTATAATTCTATGACTTTATCCATAGCTTTATTACATTCACCACTTGTTTCATCATAGTAGTTTTTGTTTCTAAATTTGTTAAGGTGATTCATCATTTCATAAGATAAATGAGCTCCACCATCGGTAACGTCCTTAAATAATCTCAAATTATTAAGGATACCAATGGTATCAACCATAGAATTGACACCCATACCCCTTCTCATAACACCTGGAGTGTAATTAACGTAGTTATCGGCCTGACCGACAATCTCATCCAAAGGAATGGTGTTATTAGTTAAACACATTGGTTTGCGTTCTTTTTCTTTAATTTCAGTTTCTTCTAAAATTCTTTGACGTATTACTTTTCGTAGTTGAGCTTCGTCTATTTTAATTCTTTCCATTTTTGGGTTACTTTTCTTCCATAAATATATCGTAACTACCAATTTATTTCATTAACGACATATTTATCGATGTTAGACATGTTAATTGTCGAAACATAAAAAGTAAATGTCCTAACATGGAAGATGGAGATAGTAAAAACAACTTGGAGAAAAATTTTCGTGGGGAATCTATCAGTCAAATTTCTAATGTTAGGGATGTTTTTCAACCCGTTTGGATTCGATATAATTCAGTACTACCTTTTATCTTTGACAGGAGATTTGTGGAAAGCAAATTTCGTTTTGTACTGTTTGTCGGTTTTGTCCTTTGGGTTTGCTTTTTTGTTTCGCAAATATTCTAAATAGAAAATCAGTAATGTTGTATGATTTCTTGAACTGCTCTAGCGGTACCCCAAGAAAAAATTATATATAGTAATTTTCCGTATATTGGCCAAACGAGTGGATTAAACTCACTTGATAATAGAATTCCGATACAGTACCAAAATCCAAAACCAAATAAGAAGGATACTGATACCTGTGTTATAAATTTAAGTAATTTCATTTTTTTAGGTTTATATACAAATATAAGGGTATTTATTAATAAAGTTAATATTATGTCTAAAATTGTAAGATTGACAGAATCTGATTTAAAAAGAATTATCGAAATGGTCTCTTTGGAGATGAAAAAAAACTTAACTGAATCTGTTGAGTCAAAATCAAGAATTATCTATGAAGATGCATATGGTAGCGTTGAGGAAACTGATTTTGTGGTCAGTGATTTATTAAGTGAAGCTGAATATAAAGGTAGAAAAGTACAACTTGGTAAAATCATGCAGGGTGACGTAAAGAAATTCAAAGTTTATGTTAAAAACGATAAAGGTAATGTGGTTAAAGTTAATTTTGGATTTGGGGGCTCGTCGGCCAAAGGTAAAAGAATGGTAATTAAAAAAAATAATCCGGCAAGACGTAAATCATTCAGAGCAAGACACAACTGTGACAATCCTGGACCAAGATGGAAGGCCAGATATTGGGCGTGTCGTACTTGGTAATTACTTATCGTATCTTTTACGGGCGTTTTCTGTTATGAACACAAAATCAGAATATTTGAATGACTCAAGATTTTTTGAATTGGTATAAGACATTGCCGACCTCAAATAATCCTTAAAGTTTTCAGTCCAACCCGTTAATGAGTATTCGACTTTATTCATCCGATGGACACCCTCGGATGTTTTAATTTTACCTCGACCCCATTTTTTCTGAACCTCCTTTGTACTCATACCTCTAAACTTTTTGTAGAAATACTTTCTCATAAATGGATATTTTTCCCAAATTTTAGTAGCCCGTTCTTTGGATAATTTAAACTTACCAAACAACAGAGTATCTGAACATGATTCCAAAGTTTTATTCAACATACCTCCTAACATCACATAGTCGGCACCTAAAGCAAGGGCTTTAATAATGTCATCATAATTTTTAAAACCACCATCGGCAACAATTTTAGAGTTATAACCCCACTGTTTTTTAATTTCAAAACATTCCTTAATCAAAGACGCCATGGGATAATGGACACCAGTATTTGCCGATGTTAAACAACCACTACCACCACCGATACCAACACGAATATATTTTACACCAATCTCGGCAAATTTTTCATACGTCTTTGGGTTGGCAATATTACCAATCATCAGTTCTCCATATGGGTATTGTTCCATAAATCTTTTGGATAGATTATATAGTTTTTCCATATGACCGTTGGCAATATCAACCAGTATTTTTGGTAGTACCGAACACTTGGTATTTACCAATTTCTCAAATTCATCTAATGATATAGATTTGAAACCTGTATAAGTCGGCTCCATTCCCCTTGGGTAACATAGAACCATGTTTTCTTGCCAAAAATCGATAGAACTTGTGTAATCAATAACAGTATCCATTGGTGACACCATAAGGGGTAAATGTTTAGAATCTGTCAAAATATCAATCTCACTACGAGACGAAATTGATGAGATGGTTTCAGGAACCAATGTGATATCTTTGAAATCGAACTTTTTATCCATATTATTTGTTTAACACTAAAATATAAGTGAAAAATTATTATTGGTCAAAGAGTATTTATTGATATGTTAAGTGAAAAATCGATAGATAGGATTAATGATATACTAAAGGACCAAACATTCAACTACACTGGAGAAATATTGAGCACTATTGATTGTGATATTGATTTCAAAATTGAGTTGTTAGGGTATCGAAATATGATAAGAGTGGGTACGGAATACCCATATATGAGAGTCAAAATTATTTTTACAAAGTTTAATGATGATGTTAGTAAATTGATTTTCAGAAGATTGGAGGAAGTTGGCCCTAATCATAAATTTAATTTTATGAAAACTGCGTTATCCATGAAGTATGGATTAGAAAATTACTTATCTTCGGTGCTACAATTCTTCGACCCCGAAAATAATCAAAATGTGGTTATAGATGATGTTGAAATACGAGACAAGTTTGAAAGTGACGAACCAATACTAGAACAAAGAATGAGCAGACAAGCAACCAGACAAGTAGTACGAGACATTGTAAATGCTTTAAAATTAGGTAAATCAGGTGAATTTTATTTACCTGAAGATGAATCTGGTTTGTATATTTTTTCTAAATACCCTATTGGATTTACAGTTGAGTTATCATTGAAAAGAACAAAAAAAGTTGATGGTTTTAAAATCAATGCGAATTATGTTCCTGATGAGGATGTGATTGAAATAGTCATTATGTTTAATCCTGCCAATTTGTCTAAAAATCTATATGATATCATTGGAGAACTTAATGAAATTATTGCTCACGAATTAGAACATGGGGTGCAAACTTACAAAGGTGAATTTGACGGTCACGATGAGGACGATGTTGAAAATTCATTGGAGTATTATACCCAATCTCACGAAATTCCGGCTCAAGTGAAAGGTTTTAGAAGATTATCAAGTTTGAGAAAACAACCATTTGAACAAATTGTTAGAAATTGGTTTGATACTCACGGAGATATTCACAATTTAAGTGATGATGAAAAAGAACAAGTAATTGACCAAATTATGGATTATAATAAAACGATTTAATTACCTCTGAATCGATTTACCATTTTTTTGACAAGTTTGACGATACCAATAGAAGATACGGTCAATAATCCAAAGGATGAAATTCTCAAAGCCAACTGTTTTAAATCGGCTTCATCCAATTGACCCGTTTGAGCAATACCGATTAGTTTTTCAACCAAAGGAATGATGAATGTGTAGGTCATCATATTAGTTACTTTATGAAATGTCAAATTTAAACTTTCAATAAAAGTTAAAAAACTATCCTTTAATTCTTTTGCCTTTGTAAAAACCTCCTTAAAATATTCGGATAACCCCTTCTCTTTAATTTTTTCAAGAATTGAGGAAATCATTTTTTTATTGTCCAAATAAAATGTTGAAATGATTCCAATTAATATTGAAGTTATTTGAGCCGAATTTAATTCAGGAAATTTTCCCTCGATAAAATCTGTCAGAGGACCAACAAAACCACCAATACTAGCTCCCCAAGTCATCATAAACTGAAGATTAAGTCCCATCTGTTCTTTTGATTCCTTTAGAATTTCAGAGGCCATTTGGTAATTTTTTTTAATGGTTTCAGCAAAATCATCAGATAAAGATTCTGTAATTAGAACTTTTCTCTGATGTTCTGTTATTAATACTGACATTTTCATATACTAATAAATACTTCGAATATATTTATTGGTATAATTTTATAGATGTTAAATCCTGAACTAAAAAAAGGCGATACAGTAATTTGTTACCACATGGAAGACGAGTGGAACAGTGTGCCACCAGGTACCAAGGGTACCGTAACTGGTAAAAGTAGTTTATTTGGTGATATTCAATATTCAGTAAATTGGGAAAACGGCTCAACATTGGCGTTGATTTCATCTTGTGACGCTTGGAAACTAGATAAAGAAAGGGTCGACGAACAAGACGGGTCAAATGAAGTTTTCATGAGAAACATTGACGTATTCAGTTACTTTAAAATGAAATTTTTCAAAAACTACTTACTTAAATTGAGAGAATGTAGTGCTGTTAATATGTTTCAAGCGGCTCCATTTTTATATATGGGAAAAGATAGGATGGAATTAGAATTTAGATACCACAGAACGGATAATGAAATTTGTGATGAGGTTTTGGATATGGCTAACATAGCTCAAGCCGAAATGATTTCTGGTGTCATCAGATATTTGGAAGATAACGGTAAAGAAGTCGAATTAAGCTCAATTAATCGTTTTATACCTAGATTTGCGACTAAAGTACTTGAGAATTACATGCATTTAGTCTAGATTAAAGACCCATTCACCATTTACAGGAACCGGAGTAATCTCAATATCTAAAAAAACAGGATTTAAGTCGGACGCGTATAACCCAAGAATATTATAATCATAGAATTCTTGTGCTTCACTCTCGGTCATACCATCTCTAACCATCAAAATGTTTATAATTTTGGTTTTAGAGTATAATATTTTTCTACCTGTGAAATCTTCCACAATTCCGATGATTGCGTTATCTAAACCTGTTAGTAAAACCGCATCTTCGGCGTATTCATGAATATCTATCGTCATTTTTGTATGTATTCGTTAAATTCTATAGCAACATTATCTTTATCACTTATTACAAGTTGGTTATTACCCAAGTGAGATTCAACAACCGACTTAACTTCAGGAACACTCATCCAATGAACCGAAACTTCGTGTTCTTTTGAATAAATCTCATCCACAAAATAACTTACAATTGTACCCGACTCTAAAGTTAAAAACCCGTGAGCATAATTCTTGGGGACATAAAGACCTTCACCTTCCTTCAACTCATAAACTTCAACCTCACCTATATTATCACCTGTTAAACATACAATAACATCGATGATTCTACCTTTGATTACTGTGATGTATTTTGATTGTCTCCTTGGACCGACTTGGAAATGGAGACCTCTCCATGTATATGGGTTGTCGTTAATGCTTAAATTACTTTGCACCCAATTATCTTCTAATTTAATTGGTACGAACGACCCTCTGTTATCTTTGTAAACTGGTTGAGTAAATTTTTTCGGAGTTTTCATGACAGAAATATAAAAAACAATTTAACATCAATCAATATATTTATTATAAAAACAAAACTATGAATTCATATTTTTTCAAGATGACCCAAGCAGAAAAGAATAATATTCTTGACCAACATAAAACAGTATATGATGGATACGCCACCCAATACGGCCAAAATAACCAACAACCATTATATGTACAAGATTTGGCTAACGACAAAGGTGGTATAACTGTGAATAATAGAGGTGATGTTAAATCATACACAAATATGAATATCAATGAGATGTATTATAGTGTAGATGCCGAAACCGCTCCAGAAGTGTCTTTTGATTTTGGTGGTCCTGATAGCATGGCCGTTAATATGGAAGAACATGAAGATATGATTGGTGATGGACCAACAGATATGGACCACGGGACATTTGAAGATGATGAAACAGAAATGTTGGTAGGCCCTGAAGGTGAAATGGAAATATTTGTTGATGATGACGATGAGGATATGGATACAATGAGAGGTCGTTTCTTTGATGACGAGGATATGGAATCAGAATGGGATGAGCCAAAATTTGACAAGATTGATTTGTCAAAATCAGATGATATTGACATGGACCAATTGGAACCACTTGAAGAACAAGTTAATAAAACATTGGACATGTTTAAAAGAATAATTGGCAGATAATCTGTATTTTAATTTTTTTTTTAATATTTGTTAAGAAAAGATGGATATTATGGAAATCAAAGAATTAGTTTCATATAGTGTGAACGAAACGACTCAAACTTTGGATGTTACATTCAGATTAATTGAGGATAGCGATGATGAAATCAGAACAGACCAAATTGGTTTAGATGAAATAAAGAAATTTGGTTATTCTTTTTTAGATAACGATTCAATTAAATTCAGCGACTTATTTGAGGAAGATGAAGAATATGCCGACTTCGATGATTTCGATGACGAAGATGAATATCTTGAAGAATCAATCGACGAAGGAGAAGTGGTTTCTTTTTTGACTGAATATTATTTAGTTAATTCAAGAAATTTACCAAACGCAGAATTGTTTTAAGGACCAATTCTTGTCATCTGTAAGGTTATCGATTTTTGGGATAATTCCGTTTCATCATAATACCATTGACCTGTTGTTCTCAAGGTCAAGCTTTCAAGACCATCGTCTATAATTTTGAATAAAACTCTACGACCTGGTATATTAAATTCAACATAACCAGGGTCATGTATGGACCAAGACGGAATCAAATCGTAGAAATATTTTTCAGACCATTCATACTCACCCCATGGAGTGGGAGTAGGACTAAAACAAACGGCACTATAGTCAAAGTGCCAACGAGAAGAACCGACTTCAATAAAATCGGTAGGGAAATCAGACAACGTATCAGAGTATATATCACCTGGTAAATAGATACTATCGTTAGGTGACCCAAAACTTTCATTATTCAAAACCGTAATTTTATCAATAACATACTCACCTGATAGAGTTGGAGTGGTTTGTTCTGCGTATCTATAACAAGAAGTTAGACATACGACAAAAAATAAAATCAGTGTGTTCTTCATAATGGGCAAATATAAATTAAATTTTCTATACTACAAAATATTTATCATTATGTCAATGAATATTGATGATTTAATTTTAGTATTTAATAAGTACAGTACTGACACCTCAAAAGAAGAATTTGGGGAACAAGACGCGGCGCCGGCAAGTAGTGGTGGGGCATCATCCGGAGGTGGAGCTAAACCCGTATACCCCACGGTAACAAAGTGGGAATCAGGTGTTGCCAGAACGGGTCCGGCTAATCAAATAGGTCTTACCAAATGGTCCGAAATCGTCAAAATAAATAGAGGTAAAGCAAACACTTTATTATAGAAAGATATATTTATTAAAAAACCATTTTAAAATGAACAAAAGACAAATTGCTGAGGAAGAGTTAAAAAGAGCTCTACTCATGATGAAATACGATAGTCGTAAGACTTTAACTGAAAATATTAACAGTAATCAATTAATTACCGAAATAATTCCTGCCGCCTTTCTTACGATACCTTGGCTTACCACGTATGGGATTGCCGCGGCTAGCTCAATAGGTGCTTGGATTTACAACACTTCTGGTGGAGGAGATGCTTTTGCAAAAACTCAAGCGTTTTTTCAAGGATGTAATTCAAATACTAAAAATTTAAAACCCACTTTGGGTAAAAGTGAGCACAGGGCCGCCGCAGATAAAATATATAATGCAATTGAGGGGGTGGGAACAACACTTAACGATATAAAATCGGCCTTTTCTGAAATGACAACCGTAGCTGACATTTGTGCTATGTACCAGTACTATAATAATACCTATGGTGATTTATATGATGATTTGGATAGTGATATTGATGGGGAAGATTTTAGAAAGTATGTTTGGTCGGCAATAGCCCCGCAAGTTGCTGATGCGGAAGAAGAATTAAACAAAGTCCAAGCAAATCCTGAAACGACTGATGGTAAAAAAACCGAAGATGGTAAAAAAACCGAAGATGGTAAAAAAACCGTATATACTGGAGGTTCATATAAAGCATGTACTGGTACATACACTCAAGGATGTAAATCAGAAGCAATTAAAAAAGTTCAGGGTTGTTTAGGTTTAGTTGCCGACGGTAAATTTGGACCTAAAACTCAAAAAGCTCTCACCGCTAAAGGTTTTACCGGTGGATTTACAGATGCTGATGTTGATAAGATTTGTAAAGTACAAGCGTCTCCAGAACCTAAAAAAGACGCAATTGATATGTCGGTTGACACAGGACGTGATGTTGCCGATAATAATATAGCACCTTAAAATCAAAAAAAAATGAAAAAAAATATTAAAGAACAAGCGGCAGGGGCGGCCCAAACGCAATCAGATGAGGGATTTTTGAAAAATTCGTTGAATGCTTGCTTCAAAATTGACCCTAATACTAATATTTCAGGAAAATACGGATGGTTCAAATTAGATACTGACCATACCCAACCTGTAAAATTGAAAGATGGTAGATTCGCAATCAAAGGATTTAAAATAAAATTTACTAAAACTGAGGGGGTAAATGAAAACATTTATTTTTTAGCTGACAAAACAGTAGTTAACGCAACAACAGGAAACAAGAAACTTTGGGATTGTACAGAAATCGCTCAAACCGCCGGTGTGGCTCAAGACACTACAAATTTAACTCCGGACCAAGGCATTAAGCTTAAGGTCATCCAGTCAAAAGATAAAGGTATAACTACCACAAAACCTGAAGATATGACAGGTTGGAAATCGGATACTACATCAATCCCTGGTGTTACTCTTTACAAGCAAACCGCTCTTACAAACATGAGGCCAGACCAAATTACAAAGCTAGATGAAGTATTGACTGAGAAGGGATATACTAGAGAAGCCCCGGCTTATGGAACACCTGACTATGAGTATGCGAAAAGCAACCCTAAGACTTTAGCTGATGTGCTTACCCAATATGATATTACTGAAATAGGTATTACTGATTTAACTACAAGAATATATAGATTAAATGTGACTGATTTGGGGCCTAAGAAGAAAGAAGATGTAAAAAAAGAGATTAAATCATACAAAAATGCTCCAAGATATACCGCATTAGAATGTAAGACAAATATTGAAAACCTTTATTATAATTCACCATCGGCAACAAAAAAACCAAGAAAATTCACACCACTCACTGACGAATATGCTATTGAGGAGGCAAAAAATATCGTAATGGCCTGTATAGCTCAACAAGGTATTGATGGATTTACTGTTGCAAGAGGTTACGACGCAGGAGTATTTGGGGTAAGCACCGATGACCAAGTTAGACAATTAACTAGAGATAAAGGAATGTATGGTATAAAATCTATGTACGACAGTTGGAGAACATCCCAAAGAACTGCAAGTAATGAAGGAATTGAAAAAGAATTAAAAAATATTATACGTGAAAATCTAATCTCAATCCAACAAAACAAGAAAAAAGTTTTAACTGAAGAAAGTAAAATCGTTAAAAATAGATTTAAAATTATTGGTGAAGGTAGAACAATTAAAGGTAAAAAAGATAGAATTAAGTTAAGTGATGAATTAATCAATGAAATGGTCTACCTTAGTTCTCAAGGTTTTGACAAACAAGTAATTAACGAAGGGTTTTGGGAAGTTCTTTCTGGATTATTTCCAAAAGGAATAGATTCAATATTTGACACATTCAAGGAAAGAGGAATTGCTTGGTTATTAGAAAAAGTAGGATTAAATCCTGATAGCTGGTTAGGTAGCGTTTTAGTTACAGGACTAGGCGATGTTGATATCATGGATATACCAAAATTATTTAGTGATTGTAATTTTGCAACTAAAGTGATTTCAAAGGCAATGGCTGAAGGCACGGTTAGACAATTACAACAAAAATATGCTAGTGATAGCCCACTTGCGGATATATTAAGAAATACCGTAGTTGAGGTGTTAAGTGATACTGAATTAGGTCAAAAGATTGAATCGGCATTGGGTTCAGTGATATGTCCTTTAATTAGTTCAATATCGGGTAAAATGAAAGATGCCGCTGCTAGCATTACGGATAATGCGGTAGGGGCTAAAGAAGATTCAGGTATTTTATCAAAAATTGGATTAAGTTAAGAAACCTCTCGGAGTAGACTCCGAATGGGATAAACCAATTAAAGAAAGGGGGTATTCCAAATCTAACAGAAAGATGTCGAGAGACATCTTTTTGTTTTTTATATGAAACTCTTTCTGAACTCTTCCCAAATGAACTCAACCTGAGGATTTACAACATCTGAAAATATTGTGGGTTCATACGGTTTTTTTAACAGTTTCATGCCGGCTTCATCAGGAGTTCGATTGTCTTTAAATCTATTACAACTTGAACAACACGTTACCAAATTGGTCCAACCATTTCCACCACCTCTAGATTTGGGGACAACATGGTCCACGGTTAAATTCCTTTTACTTCCACAATAAACACATTGGTAATCATCTCGTCTGAAAAGCCGGTGACGATTAATTTTTAATTTGTGGTATCTGAATTTTACGTAATTGAATAAGCGTATTATGAGAGGTCTAACAAATGTTTGTAAACCAGCAAGTATTGGCTTTTCGTGAGATTTTAATATCTCCGCCTTACCTTTATTAACCAAATTGAACCCCTTATAAACGGATGTCACATTAATGGGGGTAAAATCTGAGTTTAAAACTAAAACTTTCTCCATCTATCCAAATATACAAAATTTATGTCGGATAAAAAATAACTTGTAAAAAAATAATTTATTTGGTTATTTGAAATATGTTCGTATATTTGTACTCAGGAACAACAACATTTGCCCCTGTAAGTAAAGGGATATACTATTTCACTTCTAATGAAATTTTTCTGGTTCGAATCCAGACGGGGGTACTAATTTTTTTTGACTATTGGTTCGAGTTGTGATATTTATTAAATATGGAAACCGAACAAAAATTTAAAAAAGAAGATTTATATAAATTAATCTTCGAAGAAAAAAAATCCTACAGAGAAATTGGTAGGATGTACAATGTAAGTGATACTTACATAAAAAAAATATCTAAAAAAATGGGATTAACTTTAGAAAAAAGAAAGGTTTTCCCTGAAGATTTTGTCCCCCATAATAAAGGGATAAATGAACAAAAAAATTGTAAGTATTGTAGTAATAATATATCTGAAAATGCCCCTAAAGAGCAGAAATATTGTTCTTTTGAATGTTCGGTAAAAGACAGAACAAAGTTTAATTACGAAAACTATTTAAATAATCAAAAAGATTATTGTTATGATAGGAATATTAGTTATTTAAAACCATATTTTCTCGAAGACCAAAACCACAAATGTGCGATTTGTGATTTGGAGGATAAATGGAATGAAAAGAAGTTAGTTTTTGTTTTAGACCACATTGATGGAAATGCGTCGAACAATATGAGAGATAATTTAAGATTGGTTTGCCCCAACTGTGATTCACAGCTCGATACATTTAAGAGAAAAAACAAAAACTCGGCAAGAAAAGAAAGATATTTGAAAAATTATAAAAATTAAAATGAAAAAAACACTAATTACGTTAGTTTTATGTTTACTCACATCACTAACATTTGCCCAAACATGGGCCGCCGCGGTTAATCTTACAATTGGTATTAGAGACAACGAGTATTCTAAATTTGCTTGGGGTGAAACAAAACCGGTATCTGACAAACTTCTAATTAAGTTAGAAGGTAGTGATGTTATAGTATATACTGAAGAAATTCAGTTCTATCAAACCTTGAATCCCGAATATAAAACTGATGACGGTAATGGTTCATATTGGTATGCGGTTGATGAGGAAATGAAGAGATGTAAAGTTTATTTATATTATAGGAATGGTAATGTTCTAATGATTGAATATGATGATGTTTGTATTATTTACGGTATAATTTATAGATGATATGAGAGTAATTGTAACAGGTGGTGCCGGTTTTATTGGGTCGAGTTTTATTAACTACTTACTTGACCACTACGAATTGGATGTTGTTTGTGTTGATAAAATGACATATTGTGCAAATAAAGATAACATAAAACATAAAGTCGAGTTTATTGAGAAAGATATCTGCGATATAACTGCCGATGACCTGGGAAGTTATGATTATCTTGTGAATTTTGCGGCGGAGAGTCACGTAGATAACTCTATATCTAACGGAATGCCCTTTATTAAATCAAACATAGAGGGAACATTTAATCTTTTGGAGGTTGCAAGGAAAAATCCTAACCTCATTAAGTTCATTCAAATTTCGACGGACGAAGTTTATGGTGATATGTTTGACTATGGTGTAGGAGTAGAAGCCGATGAGACTTTCCCATTAAAGGCGAGTTCATATTATTCGGCATCAAAAGCGGCAGCCGACCTTTTAGTCCAAGCTTGCCATAGAACATTCGGACTCCCATATCTTATCACAAGAACTTGTAATAATTTCGGAGAACACCAGTATCCTGAGAAGTTCCTACCTAAAATATATCAGTCAATTAAAGAAGGAAAAGAAATTCCACTCTATGGTGATGGGAGTCACGTAAGAGAATGGATACACTCTGAAGATAACGCAAGATATATCGCTCTTTTAATGTTTTCTGATATTAAAAACGAAGTGGTTAATATTGGTTCGGGGATAAAATACTCAAACAATAGAATTATCAATATTATCTATGAAAAAACTGGCGGAAAAGGGGTTAAAATTAAATCGGTCCCCGATAGATTAGGTCATGATAAAAAATATTCATTAAACTCTGATAAATTAAAGGATATTTTAGTTAAAATTGGTCAAGTGACTTATACATTACATATTTTAGAATATTTTGATAAATTATATGGAAGACCCGATAAAATACAAAATTAAAAATTCTCATTATTATAAATTTGAGGGTATTGCCCCCGATGGATTTAAGTTAATACCTAATAAAACATTTGAAAGATTGTTAGATTTTGACAACTGGAAAGAGTGGAAAACCAACCCCGAAATTTTAGAAAAGTGGATGATTGAGGATACTACAGATAAATAAATTTGTGTAATTCAAATTACTACCGTATATTTGTCAAATGAAAACAATAACAATAACATTATTTATTACAATTTTACTTTCATCTTGTCAATCAAAAGGTGACCACACTTTCCCACTTTTAGATAATGAAGAACGCGATAAAATTTATACTAGTGTATCAGAGATACCTGTCACCAAACCTAAATCTTTAAAACCAAGACCTAAGCGAGTTATAATTCGGGGGCTCGGTGACTTCAATCAATCAGTATTGGAGCAGGTTGAATCAAATATCGAAGAGTTTTATGGATACGACTGTATTATTGAATCTCCCGTACAAACCAATCCCGAGATGTACAGTTCGAATGGAAATAGTTTGGAAATTACAAACTGTATTCCCCAACTCAGACGTGATGGAGTAAAAATGATTTACATCACCAATGAAAACTTAGTCGCGGGTGATATGGAATTACGTGGAGGTACTACTTACCGAAGTAATACAGTTATTTTGGAGTCTGGTAGATATAATAAAAAGACAATTCTCCATGAGATTGGGCATACTTTAGGACTTGAGCACTGTAATAATATGAATTGTCTTATGGCAATTTATAATGATGACTACGATGTTAATGATTTTTGTGAAAATTGTAAAAAATTAATTAAAACCGATGAAGAACTTTATTGATTTAGAATTCAAACCACACCCAAATGGAATGGGTGGTAAATTAGCCCAAATGGAATTGGGTAATGGATACAAAATATCAGTTGTTGGTGGTGGAAAAGGTTTATACGGGGATGGTGAAAAAACATTCGAAGTTGCTGTGTTTGATAGAGTGGGAGATATGATTAAACTTGGAGAAAACGACCAAGTTTTGGGATGGCAAACAATTAATGAGGTTAATGAAATTATTGAAAAATTTGATAGTCAACCAATATTAAAGGTAAAAATATGAGTAAAGAAGCTAAAGATTTCGCATTTTGGATTCCAACGGTGTATGAACCTTGTGGGCAGCATGATTGGAAATATAGGTACCCAAAAACATCAGAAGAGATGACAATGTGTTTTACGGTTGAGGAGGTATATAATCATTATACACAAAAAAAGGGGAGTTAAAACTCCCCTTAATACTCAAAAATGAGGTATTATTTATTGGATAATACAGACCAAACAGCACCTACAAAGGTTACAGCCATACCAACAATATCCATGATTTGACCTTCAGATGCTAAACCTTTAGCGACCAAAATACCACCGATAAAAGTTAGACCGTGTCTAATTAAACCCAAAATTTGTTCTTTTTGTACCATTATTTTTTGATTAAAGTTTATTTACTATAAATATTCGGTTGATTGAGTAAAATTAGTTAGTATATTTGTAACTCAATATAGTCAAGTGGCGGAAATGAAAGAGTACTCTTCAGGCAGACGCGACGCATGGTTATAGCAGCGTGGGTTAAAAAGCATCGTTTCGATGTGGTTACTATAATGACACCCCGTGAAGGTTCGAACCCTTCCTTGACTACTAATTTTTTAATAAAATGAAATACAATAACAATACACCTTTCGAAGAATTTATGTATCGTTTTGCGGTGGCTTTCGGAGTAACCGTGGTAGTTTTAAACTTAATTATTTTGGTTTTTAAGTTGATTGGTTAAGGTTTTCGCCTTACATTTGCATAAGTTATTTGAAATGCTGGGATGGTGTAACGGTAGCCACGAGGGACTTAAAATCCCTTGGACATTGTGTCTGTGCGGGTTCGAGTCCCGCTCCCAGTACTTTTAGTGCCTTTAGCTCAATCGGTTAGAGCAACTGACTCATAATCAGTAGGTCGTAGGTTCGATTCCTACAAGGCGCACGATATTTATATAAACTAAAAACTAAATTTGATGAAAAACGTAACTCTAACTTTAATTGCTTTTTTATTCTCGATAGTTTCGTTCTCACAATGTGAGAATGATTCGATTAACCCTTATTTTGTTAATTTTGAACCTGAAATCAGCATATCTTGTGATGTTGATTTGAGTGTTATCTTTCCTGTTGCGTTAGATGAATGTGATGACAGTGTAGAGATTGCATGGTATCAGGAAGTTTCTACTGGTATATGTGAAAACAATTATGATATTTTTAGAGTATACAGAGCCTTCGATAACTTTGGAAATCAGTCAGTGGAGAGTCAAATGATTCACGTTGTTGACGAGACATCACCACTTTTTATCCCATTTGAAGCTCGTACTGTAGATTGTAGTGATTCGATAGTATTCGACGACCCCCAAGTTACAGATAACTGTAGTGATTTTGCTTTAACAAGTTATGACATTATATCTCAAATAGATAGTTGTACGACTAACTATATTAGAGTTTGGCAAGCAATTGATTTTTGTGGTAATACTTCAATTTCATCACAAACAATTACTTCACAAGATTTAACTCCACCTGTTATAACTGGTCAAATTTACCTTGAATTTTCGGACAGTGTAAATATAGATTCTATTTTTATTACAGTAACTGATAATTGTGTCATTCCGGTCATTACTTATTCAGATGTTGAAACATCAGGAAACAACATTATTAGAACTTACACCGCTACTGACTATTGTGGAAATACATCAACTTTTGAGCAAATTATCCATATTGATGTTGTTATCCCGCCTGGCGATGATGACGATGATGACGATGATGATGGTAATAATGGTGGCGGAAATTTAGTTGCTATCTGTCATGCTGAAGGTAATGGTAGTTATCATACTATTTACGTGGCACCACAGGCGGTACCGGCTCACCTTGCTCACGGTGACTATCTCGGTCCTTGTACGGAAATAATTATTGATTGGCAGTCAATACTACCTAATAGTGATTTACAAATGAGAGTTATCAAAGGAAAAGACAATAAGTATAAAAAGTTTGTCAAAGTACAATAAAGTAACTATATTTGTCTGATGAAACACAAAATATATCTCGATGACGTAAGAACACCAATCAACCCTGATTGGGTTGTGGTTCGTTCTTATGATGAATTTGTTGAAAAAGTAAGGGAACTTGGATTTGAGAGCATCGAAGTAATTTCTTTGGACCACGATTTGGGTGATACCGCAATGAATGAATACTTCAATAATGTTAGTCCTAACTATACTTTGGATTATACTCATATAACCGAAAAGACAGGTATGGATTGTGCCAAATGGCTTGTTGATTATTACTATGATAATTATAATTTCGCGGAGGACATAATTTCAAGGAAGAGTAAAAAAATTAATGGAATTACTTTTCCAAAAGTTTATACTCACTCGGCAAATCCTATCGGTTCGGCAAATATTATGGGGTATATTAATAACTTTTTAATGAACGAAGCTCAACCACAAGATTGTGTTAGAGTACAAATAGAACACAATGTTGAACACTTTAATTAAACTGTATGTGGTTTTCTGTTTAAGCTTTTATGGTTTCATTATAATATCTGAAATCATAAGTAGAAAACTACCTAACACAGGTTATAGTAAATGGTGGAGAAAGTATTTTATGGATGAGTGTGAGAAGTGTGACTAAATGTCACACTTTTTTTTTATTTCATAATATTTATAGATATATTTTTTGCTTAATGGAACAACAAATTTATACTGTGGTAATCACATTGTTAACTGTTTTAACTTCTACCGCTGCGTGGAGGTATTATGAAAAAAGGATGGTGTTAAAGGCTAAACAAGAACAGGATGTACATAAAGATAGCGAAATGTATCGAGATGACCTGAGAGAAAGAGTTGTTAAGTTGGAGACATTGTTAAATGAGTCGGCTAAAGAAAAAGATAAAATGAGAGAAAACATTGTATTATTGACTGCTCAAGTATCCAAATTAGAAGTGGAAGTTGAATTTTTAAGAAGGGATAACGAAAATCTTCGAGCCGAAAATCATTCATTAAGACAAAGATTGGTATAATGACAAATTTTTCTTACATAACAAATACCTCTAAAGGTAGAATAACATCCCCTTTCGGTAATAGGGTACATCCTACATTAGGTAAGGTTAAAAAACATTCTGGATTAGATATTGCTCATCCAACAGGAACTGAAGTACTAGCAATGACCGATGGTGTTGTTATTCAAAGTGAAATGGCGAATAATGCTTGTGGTGGCACAATTGCTATAGACCACGGAATGGTTGATGGAAAAAAACTTAAAACCAGATTTTGTCATAATAGTAAATTACTTAAAAAAGTAGGAGATAATGTTAAAAAGGGTGAGGTAATTGCAATTTCTGGAGGGGGTAAAAGTGATGTTGGTAGAGGTCGCTCAACAGGACCTCATATCCATTTTGAAGTGTATGAAAACGGTCAAACTGTAAATCCAAAACCGTATTATGAGGGTTCATCAGTGGGATTAAAATCTGATAGTGAAACTACAACCGATTCAGATACCACAACTGAACCAACCAAACCAATTACCTCACAATCGAGTGATGAAGATATTGAAAATTTTATAAAATATTTGATTGGTGGTAAGGACATGACAATCGCTCAAAAAAACAAAGCTTTGATGCCACTTGTTAAACAATTATCACCAGGATTGGCGGATATTTTAAGTTCAGCAATACAAAATGAATCAACGGAATATGTTACAAAATTGACCGAAGATATAAAAAGAATAAAAAATTTACTTTAATATGGACTATTTTTCACCAGTAAACGGAGTAGAAGCCGAAGAAAAAACGTTTTCAAAAACAGTAGAATTTAATCCAAGGTCCGAAAGTACTATACTATCTCCTGTAGACGGAACAGTAATAGACAAAAGAGGTGAAAGTATTAAAATAGAAGGTGATGATGGACATATACTAACTTTTGATAAAGTTGGTAGAGCGTCGGTCACAAATGGAAGCAGAGTTTTTAAAAAAAGAACTGTAGTAGGATATACCAAATCAGACGATGCTCTTGAGCTTACAATTTTTAATGACAAAAATTCTAAAGTGGATGTAAAAAAATATCTAAAAGGTGAAATCGCACCAATTACTACAGGAAATGATAAGACAGGTTCATCGACTGGTAGTAAATTATATAAAAGTACAAATGTTACTGATGGTAAAAAAATAAGTGACTACGCTTTAGTACGAGGAGTTGTAAAAGACGTGGCACTGGCCCCATTTACCGCATTCCAAGCTCTAACAAAAGAAAGTGTTGAGGAGTCGGAAAAAATCTTAAAGGAACAAGTCGAGAGAATCAAACAATTGATGAAATAAAAAAAATTTCAGATTTTGCTTGTTCCAGCAATATTTATTCTTACATTTGTAGAGGATTTGACACCTACAGGTGATGAAAGATACTCGGAAGTTAAATCTAAAAAAACTTACAAATAAATTTGGTAGAATGAAAAAGTCACCATATATTTGTAAAAGATTTGAGACGGACAACGATTAAGATACAAGTCTCGAATCTTTAAAAAAAAGTTTAAGAAAAATTTGACAGAACGAAAAATTTGACTTAAATTTGTAAAACAATTCGGAAATGACCGAAGAAGTTCTTTGAAAATTAGATTATCCATCAGGATGTTGATGATGAGACCTTAGGGTTGATTCTGAGACAACTGTAAAAGATAATGGGCCGTGTATGGTCCTTAAATAAACTACGAAAGTAGGATAAAGTGACCTCCCCCGTGTTGAGGAGGTTGCGGTTTCGAAAGGAACTCGAGTACACAAGTGGGATATCACAAGACCTTTAGTACCGAGGGTAACACTGTAGGGAAAGTGGTCAGGTGACTTGGCAAAGTGGATTGTCAAGTTGAGGTGGGAACACCAACAAGAATAACCCATAGGAATCAAGTAAGAAATGTGGCTTCCAACTACAATATTGCGGATTCCAATACAGAAGGGTACTTAAAACCGAAAGGTAAGGTAGAGAACGAGTGGTGTCGCTACTACCCCTAAGGAAGACCTACCAAGGTCTCTTTATGAAGTAATCTGAAAGTATGGAGATAGGGATATCTCACGGAGTAGTTTAGTATTCTGTCGCTCAAAAGGAGACGGAACTTACGGTGGACCACTACTCTGACACATCCACGACACAATCTTAAATTATTAAAAAATAATTAAAGGAAAAGTGTCCATCAGGTTTAAGTGAAAGGTCACTACCTAATCACTGGCTGTCAGTGGTACAGAAAGACCCCAAGTCCGACTGTAGTTTTACGAAAAACCTTTAATCCCGCAAGGATGAACTGGGGTGGCAACCTCGGAAAGAGTTAAGTAATAAGAGAGTAACTTAAACCTCAAGGAGTGGTAAACCTAAAAGACCGTGACTGAGAAATACTTCTCAAAAGGAAGTGGATACGAAGGGAAACAATAATCCTTCAAAAGGTTCTCACAGAAAGCTGTAATCTCAGGCTTCGTTTAATCTTACATCGCAACTTAGAGCAGAGGCCAGCTCGTCAGGCTCATAACCTGAAGGTCGGAGGTTCGAATCCTTCAGTTGCAACAAATTTACAGGTGAGCTTGTCTCACCTTTTTTTATTCTTATATTTCTTATACCATTCAGGTATAAACAATAATTCTTTTATTTTATGGAAATGTTTTATTTCACTTTAGGTGTTCTTACGGTTATTGCTCTGACATTAGTTGGGGTGGTAGTTTTGGGAATGGGTAGAGTTCAAAAGCTCCAAAGAGAAATGCAGAGTTACAGAGAACAGTACAGATGGGATTTTGAAAATAACCATCGTCGTTTTGATGAACAACAGAGAATAACTCAAGAAAGATTCTCGGATTTCTACAGAGATTTTGAAAAACTTCACCAAGAATGTACAAGTTACACGGACAAAAGAATTGATAAATTTATTTATCAATACAAAGAGAAAGAAAGTTAAAAAGAAAACCCCTCCGAGTGAGGGGTTTTTTATTATTAAAATATTACAAAAAAGTAATACACATTTGAGGTTTTCACCTTATTTATAGATATAATCCCACCCAATTATGAAAAAAGAAAAAAAAGTCCTTTTTATATTGAAAAAAAGGCAATCGTCCCACCCAAATTATAGTTCAGTATCGTCTGGATTGTTAAACTCCGCTAAATTCGTATCAGATATGTTAAACAAAAATGGTATCGAATCGAATTTAGTCGAAGTAAATGATAACAACTGTATTGACAGAGAGGTTACCAAATATAAACCAACTCATGTAATTATTGAGGCTCTTTGGGTTGTCCCATCAAAGTTTGAAGTTTTAACAAAACTACATCCTAATGTAAAGTGGATTATAAGATTACATAGTGATATATCATTTTTGGCAAATGAAGGGATTGCAATTGACTGGATATATCAATACACAAAATATCCGAATGTCATTATATCAGCAAATGATTATGATACTAATGAAAATTTTTCAGACCTGACAAATAGAGCTTTTTTATATCTACCAAATTATTACCCTGTAGGATTTTTTAACAAAAATAAACCAAAACCATTCTTCAAAAAAGAATTAAATATTGGTTGTTTTGGTGCTGTAAGACCACTTAAAAATCAGTTGATACAAGCGGTTGCAGCTATTGATTATGCTGACACCTATGGTAAAAAATTAAAATTTCACATCAATGTTAAAAGAATTGAAGGAAAGGGTGAGCCGGTATTAAAGAATATTCGAGAACTCTTTAAGAACAACCCAAGACACGAATTAATTGAATATAGCTGGTTAACTCACGATGAATTTATTGATGTTGTACAATCTATGGACTTGGGGATGCAGGTTTCATTCACGGAGACTTTTAACATTGTAACCGCTGATTTTGTAAATAACAATATACCTGTTGTTGTGTCAAAAGAGATACCATGGGTTAGTCGATTGTTCCATGCCAACCCATCAAAGGTTGATAGTATTGTTAGAAGAATGAGGTTAGCGTTGTTATATCCACACACAAGAGTGTTCAATAAGTTAGGATTGTGGTGGTATTCACTGAAATCAGAAAGAATTTGGACAAAATACTTTTCATAAAAAGAAAACCCCTCCGAGTGAGGGGTTTTTTCTTACGGTGGAGGTACGGGGAGTCGAACCCCTTCCTACTCATCTTAACTACTAAGCCCTACATGTTTAGGTCAACATCGCTTCTCAATGTTCCGAAATATTGGTTTTTGAGCTCTCAAAACCACAAACGAGTTGTGTTTCTTTTCGGGTAGAAACCACACCACAGTACGAGCTTCTGTTCCAAGGTTGTATGCTTACCGACCCGTTTTGTATCCCAATCCTAGATTAGGCTACTGAAATGTTCTCTTCAGTACGGATAAGACCAACTGCAGAGAGTTTGTTGATAACGTTGCCGTTTATCGTGTGAACCAGTTTTACAAGGTTAGTTCAGCCTCGACATGCTCCGAGTAATTAACTATGCTAGTCAATTCCAAGTTACCCCCATATTTCAAATAACGTTCTACAAATATATACATAGTTTATTGGTAATCCAAGTATTTATATAAAAAGTTTTTAATGGAATTATATCAGGCACTTGTACAATTTCGTGATTCGGATATTGACCCTATGTTTGTTAGGGAGGCGGATGATGACAATGTTGTTAAAATAATCAAAGTTGCTAAAAATAGAGGTAAATCTTTGGTTGAGCTACGTTTTACCGAAGAGGAGTTTATGAAAATTTTTATTGACGATAAAAATGAATACGGTAATAATAGTGCGGTAATTGCCGCTTGTGAAAATAAATATTCAAGTAATTTATTTGTCGACTCATATTGGGGTAGGGACGAAATGAAAGGAGGTTATCCATTTCATTATTTTAATGAAGAAAATATGCAGTTATTAAGAAATATTTTAAAATTAGTTAATCCATCACTCGCTAATTTTAACCTTGGTAATACAGAAGACGCTGGTGCTTTTTTTTCTAGAGTTTTTGAAAGGGAATCTGATGATATTGCGGATTACTATGCGGATTATTATGATGAGGCGCTTAAGGCCGGGTGTTTGGATTATGTGAATCGAAAATTATGTGGAAAGTTTGACAATTATGGTATTATGGAAAAAAGTTGTCGAGAACATTATGTAACAACAGTAGATTTTTTAATTGATTTTTGGGACTCTACAGGAACACCACATGATGAAAGTATTATAGAAATGTTTAAAAATTTTGTATCTAAAAATAATTTGGAGTTTGATGAAGATTTATGGGAGGACTATTGGGATTATTGGAGCAGTAATAATTGGGATGGAGATTCATTTAATAAAGAGGTTGATAGAATTTTGGTTAGATTATATGATAGATTAACCGAAGACATGGAACCCGAAGAATTGGAAAACATGAAAAAGGTCTATGTTATGTTGGATAAATTAAATGTTCAAATTGGAAATTGGAGTACATTCCCAAAACAAAAAACATTTGGTAAAACGGACCCAAACAAGATTTTTCAAGTTTCTGATTTTGAAGATGGTAAAATAAAAGTTCTTTATAAAAAAGATAAAGGTAACTTTTACGGTGTGGAAAAAATGTTAATTCCTATAGAAGATTTTGCCAATTTCTTATATCACCCAGAATTATTCTAAATAAATTTTATTTATAAACAATCTTGACCTATCTTTGTCATTATGACAAGAGACCTAAATTTACTTAAATCAGTTTTATCTGTGCCAACCAAAACTTATCAAGAGGAATTGATGATTGAGTTTTTGATTGATTGGTTAGAACGAAACAACATTGAATATTCGGTAGACGAACATTGGAATGTTTATGCGACCAAAGGTGAAGTTGATGAGCATTCTTACTATCCTTGCGTTGTTGCTCACACAGATACCGTACATAACATTGATGTAATCAATATACGTGAGGAGGAATTAAAGAACGCACAAGGTCAGATTCGACCATCTTTGAAGGCGTATAATGACTTTGGAAAACCAACTGGTATTGGTGGTGATAATAAGTGTGGAGTTTTTGCTTGTTTGGAATTGTTAAAAGAACTTCCCGTATTAAAGGCGGCATTTTTTGTATCAGAAGAAACAGGTTGTCACGGCTCAAGAAAGGCGGACCCAAATTTCTTTGAAAACGTAGGATACGCAATTCAATTCGATGCTCCATTCAATTGGATGGTCACTGAATACAGCATGGGAGTTAAATTGTTTGATAAGTCAGACGATTTCTTCAAGAAATGTGATGAAGTCCTGAATGAATCATTTGAAGGACGACAAAAATATGGGTCACACCCATACACCGATGTATATGCCTTGAGAAGCAAGTTTGATTTTTCTTGTATCAATATCTCAATCGGATATTATGATTATCACACACCTGAAGAATATGTTGTAATCGAAGATGTATTCAGTGGAATTGATGCTGGTAAAAAAATGATTGAAAAATTGGGTAACAAAAAACACAAGGCCTCAATTGTAAAAGAAAAACAATTTTTGCTTTTTTAGGATATTTATTAAAAAAAAATATCATGGCAAAAGTTATTAAACTCACAGAAGCGGATTTAGAAAATATTGTAAGAAAAGTAATAGAGGAACAAGAAACCCAAGAAGGTGTTTTTGACCCTTTGGTTAATGCGGCTCAAGGTCTAAAAGGCGTTTGGAGAGGAGAAGGATATGACTACTTCAAATATTTGAGCTCATTGAGAGGTTTAACTCGTAAGTTAAAAAAACTTGATGCTCCGAATGTTAAAATAATGACTCAATTAACCGATTTGAAAAATAAGGTTACCGTTTCAAAAATGCCAACCGATAAAAAACAAAATCTTATAAATACAATAGATAAAGCGATAGCTCATTTTAACGCCTATTCCGGATTGATTAATACAATAGAACAGTTAGCATCACAAAAATTAGCATAAAAAAAGGGGTCTTATGACCCCTTCTTCTTTCTTACCTTTTTAGTCTCGATAATTTTGACATTACCTTCTTCCGCGACTAACTCATATTCCTTTTCTTCGGATATGTTTCCTTTTAATACTTCTTCAGAAATATAATCTTCTATTTTATCTTGGATTGCCCTTTTAAGTGGACGAGCTCCATATGTTTCATCAAAACCAACTTCAGATATTAAATCGATAATTGAATCCGTGAAATTAATTTGATATTTCAAACCACTTAATCTTTTAGATAATTTATTCAATTCAATTTTAACAATCTCGGCAATTTGTTCTTTCTTGAGATTATTGAAGACAATTATTTCATCGATTCGGTTAAGGAATTCAGGTGCGAAGAATTTCTTCAATTCTTTTTTCAATATATCCCTTTTGTATTCTTCTTCAATGTACGTATTTGTTCCAGATTTAAATCCAATCCCCGTACCAAAATCTTGTAACATTTTAGCCCCAATGTTTGAGGTCATAATAATGACACAATTCTTGAAGTTGATTTTTCTACCCAAACCATCGGTGATATGACCATCATCCAATACTTGTAACAGTGCTGAAAAAATATCTTTGTTTGCCTTTTCAATTTCGTCAAACAATACCACAGAATAAGGTTTGTTTTTCACTTGTTCTGTAAGTTGTCCTCCTTCATCATAACCAACATATCCGGGAGGAGCTCCAATCAAACGAGAGATTGTATGTTTTTCTTGGAATTCAGACATATCAACTCTGATAAGGCTGTCCTCACTACCAAATATTTCTTTGGCAAGTTGTTTTGCGAGTAATGTTTTACCAACACCAGTAGAGCCCAAGAATATAAATGACCCAATTGGTTTGTTAGGGTCCTTGATACCCAAACGATTTCTTCTGATTGATTTTGAAATTTTGATTACCGCTTCTTCTTGACCAATAACTTTTCCTGAAAGATTTTTCTCTAATTCTGTCAGTAATTTTGTTTCATCGGAGTTTAGTTTTGAGATTGGAATTTTGGTCATATTTGATACAACCTCATATACCAATTCTTCGGTCACATCTCGTTTTGATAACAACAAATCACTCTCAAATTTCTTTTTCTCATCTTCAAGTTTTGATAGGATTTTCTTTTCCTTATCTCTCAAATTTGCGGCTTCCTCATAGTTTTGTTTTTTAACAACATCTAACTTTTGTTGTTTAATATCTTGAGCCTGCTTCTTCAAATCATCAATAATCTCCGGCATCTTAATCTCAACTTGACTACGAGCACCAACTTCATCAATGATGTCAAAGGCTTTATCAGGAAACTCACGGTCTGTAATATATCGTTCGGCCAAATCAACGCACAAACTTAAAATTGGGTCTGAATATGATACTTTGTGATATGTTTCATATTTGTCCTTTGTATTTTTTAGAATTTGAAGTGTTTCGGCCTTTGTTGCGGCATCCACGACAACCTTTTGGAAACGACGCTCAAGGGCCCCATCCTTTTCAAAGTTTTTACGATATTCATCATTGGTTGTTGCCCCAACACATTGAATTTCTCCACGAGCAAGTGCCGGTTTGAAGATATTGGAAGCATCTAATGACCCCGACGAGTTACCGGCTCCTACAATAGTGTGAATTTCGTCAATGAAGACAATAATATTTGGATTACTTTGTAACTCCTCAATAATCACCTTCATACGTTCTTCAAACTGACCACGATACTTTGTACCGGCAACAATTGAAGTCATATCTAAAGATACAATTCTTTTGTCCTGTAGATTTCTTGGGCAATCTCCTTCAAAGATTTTAATTGCTAATCCTTCGACAATTGCGGTTTTACCACAACCTGGCTCACCAATGATAATTGGATTGTTCTTTTTTCTTCTTGAAAGAATTTGAGCTATCCTTGTTATTTCTCGTTCTCTACCGACCACAGGGTCAATTTTACCTTGTTCTGCAAGTTTAATTAAATCCCTACTAAAATTATCTAGTACAGGGGTACCACTATCACTAGTTTGTTTTGATTTTTTTCCATCATTATCCGCAGATTCTATCATAACTGTTTTTTTTCTAATAATAACCATTATTTTTTAAAAAAAAAGTTATGGCAATACTCAAAGAAGAAATTATTGGTACAAAGATTATCAACGAGATTCAGTCAAGTAATATTAAGAAGACCGAATATGATACTGAAACTAAAAATTTATTGGTGACATTCAATAATGGAGCAATATACGAATATCAGGAAGTACCTCACCAACTTTATACTCAATTTAGGATGAGCGAGTCACAAGGTAAGTTTTTTAGTGGAAAAATTGCAAAGGCGTTTAAATACAAAAAATTCTAACAATTAACTCAACTCAAATATTTATGAGTGATGAGTAATTTAAAAAAGATTTTATCAAGTTTTAAGGTTAGAGAATCTTTAAATCCTAAAATTTGGAAAAAAATTGATGGTACGGTTAAAATGAATCCAGAAGTTAGGGCAGCCCTTTTGGATATTGCTAATGATTTTATAGAGTACCTTAAAGTTGAAATTGTGGTTACGGATGTAATCATGACGGGGTCTTTGGCTAATTTTAATTGGTCAAGTTTCTCTGATATTGATTTACACATAGTTGCTGATTTCAGTCAATTTCCTGAAGAACAATTGGACCTTTACAAAGAACTTTTTAATCTAAAAAAAACTTTATACAACGACAAACATGATATAACTATTTTTGGTTATGACGTTGAGTTATATGTTCAGAACGAAACCGAATCTCACTTTAGTAGTGGAGTTTATTCCGTTTTATTTGATGAGTGGTCAAACAAACCAAAAAAAGAAAATGTAAAAATTGATACATCATTGATTAAAACAAAAACAAATCAATGGATGGATATTATCGATGGAGTTATTGAGAATGTATCTGACGAACCGATTGATAAGGCAAAACAAATCATCAAAAAATATAAAGACAAACTTAAAAAATATAGAACTTGCGGTCTTGAAAAACAGGGTGAATATTCTGATGAAAATCTAGTCTTTAAGGCTTTAAGAAGAAATGGGTATATTGAAAAATTACACAGTTTTGAAGACAAACTTATCGACAAAACTTACACTCTAAAAGAGGCTTCCACATCGATTGGAGGACCATTCAAAACAGATATTGAGAATGGTCCATCAAATCACTCCAAAAGAGCATTTGGTAATTGGCAGTCAGATAACGCTTGGGACATATTTGCCCCTCCTGGTAGTGTGGTAAATTCTTACACTGAAGGTAAAGTGACTAAAATAAGAAATACTAATAAAAGGTCAGGAAAAGTTTTCGGAACCCAAGTTAGTATTAAAGGCACTGGAGAATATCCTGATATATTTTACACTCACTTAAAGAATGTAAAACTTAAACCTGGTGATACAGTAAGATTAGGTGATTATATTGGTGAAGTCACAGAATGGTGTAAGGACGAATCATGTAAGGAAATGCATGGAGGAACTCACGTACATTTAGGACTTCCAAAAGGAAGACATTTAAGAGAGTTACTTACTAATTCTGATAAAATATTTACGGGAAGCGAGTCTTCATCACCATCGAAGGAAGATTCCACCGGACTAGAAATAACACCATCAAAAGAATTATCTGGAACTGAGGAAGTAAATTTTGAAAATTTTGTAGATAAGTTATCTCAACTGAAAAATTTAATCAAACCTCTAAAAAACCTAAAATCTGAGGGGTCATCGATACCATTTGATTCAAACGTTGAAACATTACAAACCGCTTTACAAATTTTAGGTTTTTCACTGCCAAAATGGGGTGTGGATGGTAAGTTTGGTAATGAAACAGAAGCGGCTGTTAAAAAATATCAACAGTCCATTGGGTTAGAAGAAACAGGAATAATATCACCATATGATATTGAAAAATTGGTTTCTTTGGTATCGACTACAATAGAAAAGAATCCAGATGCGGTTGGTGATGTACAAAAAACTAAGGTGGAAACTATGCCTGATGGGCCAAAACCGAATGAAATGTCACCTTCTGAAGTATCATCTACTTCAGATAATGAGTATGCGATAATTAGACCTAATGGATACAAAGGAAATAGAGTTCACGTATTATTTGGAGGTGCTCACACTTCAGGTTATTCCCCAAATAGTGCTAAACCACAAAATATTAGAAAATATATTGGTGTAATGACACCTTATGCAAATAATATTATTATTGTTGTAACTCATCACCAAAACACTTTGGCAAATGTTAGACAATATGTTAAAGAAAAATTTGGTGGAATTGTTACGTCTATCGCCGGATTTTCACAAGGAGGCAAGGAAGCTTGGGAACATGCTGACGACAGTACTTTGAGTTTGGTTGGTTTGATTGACCCATCAACTTATGAGACAGGTTTAACTTTTGGTTCAAATACTATTCTTTATTGTGACCCTAAAAATTGGGGAACTTCAGGTTTTTATGGTCAAACTAGAAAAAGACTTGAATGGTATTGTGCGAACAAAAATCAATATGCTGGGCGAGTAGTATGCTTCAATAAAGGAGGTACTCACATGAATTTCGAGATATTAAAATCTTTTTACAGTCAATACGGAGGTAAGATGTAAAAAAATTTTCATAAAACTGATATATTTATATAAAAATAATTTACACAAAAAAATAACATGGGAAAATTAAAGCCTATTGGAAGTGAAAAACTTCAGGGTATGGACAAAATCAATCGTATGATTGAGATTGCTAGATACAAAGAAAACATACCAAATCCAATCAATGAAGATGCTTCTGTTGAGTACAAAAAAGTTTTACCTGACGGACATACTTACCGAATTGATAAGGAGAAGAATGGTTATGTAATCGTTAAAGGACTTAATGAGTCTGAAATGGATTATATTGAACCAATGAAAAATAGAAAATATTATTCTTCATACTCGCAAGCATTCAAGAGATTGAACTTAATCACCAAAGAAGTTAATAGTTTGGTGGGTAACGAAAAAAATGTTTCATTGTTCAATGAAGGTGATGAGAAGAAGGATAAAACAAAATATTTCCTGAAAATGGAACAAGCTCCTCCCACCGCGGCTCCCGCACCGGCACCTGCTCCGGCACCTGCTCCGGCGCCTGCGGAAGTACCGGCTGAAGAACCAGCTCCTGAAATGCCAGAGGAACCAATGGAACCTGAAATGGATGCGGAGACTGAAATGGGTGATGAACAAGATGAAGAGATTGTAACTTTCAAAACCATTCAGAAATTAACAGGTAAGTTGGCTCAAAAAATTAGAACACTTGCGGCTGACGAGGAAAACCCAATGTCATCAAAAGACATTAAGTATGTAATTAATTCTGTTTTATCAGCATTTGATTTGAATTTATTGGATGAAGAAGACAGAGATGAAATCATGGGTAAATTCGAAGGTGAAGAAATGGCAGGTGATGAGATGGGAATGGAAGATATGGGTGATATGGGTGATGAAGAAATGCCTGCGGATGAAATGGGGGCTGAAGAAATACCTGCGGAAATGATGGAGATGTTTGATGAATATGAATCAGAAGCTCCTGAAGAACCAAGAATGGCTAAAATCAAAGGTCTTGATGACAAACATTCGTTTGGGGTTGAGGACATGATTGAAGGTTTGTTTAGTGAGTCGAAAGTTGACCAAATCCTGAAAAAATATTTCAATGTAAGTGAAACTGAAAAAGTAATCACTGAACAAAAGAAAGATAGAAAAAAAGAAATGATTTGGAAAATTAATCAGTTGAGTGAAAATGTGGAACAAGAAGTTATCTCACGTAAATTGATTAACAAATTTTCTGACGCTAAATTACTTGGCAGAACAAAGAAAAAAGATTTAGTTTTTGAAATAAATGAATCAAAAGTTAGAGTAACCCCAAAAGGTGAAATTCTATGAGTTATTTGATTTATGTAAATGAGTTAGGTCCAAACTATAAGGGAGACAACATTTATGAGTTTATTTTCTCGGATAGTTTAGACGGAGTTTGGGGTGACTCTTGGGAATCAAAACCGTCAAACGGTTACCCATCACCACCGGACTTGGAATTTATAAAAAAGGTAGGAGTTCTAAAAAACGATACAATTAGTATGTCAGTTATTCAGAACTCCGATTTTTTTTCTATGATAGACGCAATTGACGGAGTTATTGCCCTATCTTGGGAGAACGATAGTGAAGAAGTTAATTTCGATACGAAAAAAAGATTAGTTTTTCGTTTCGGAGAAAAAGAAGAAACGGTTAAAAATAAACTTTACGAACGAGATTTAGTATTAGAGTTCGAAAAAAAAGTGGTTTATGAACATTGAAAAAAAGATATTAAGATTATTGGAACATGGGTTCAATACATCTACATTAGCAGACCTGAAACCAAAGCAGATTGAAGCGTTATACAATAGATTGGTTGAGGCTAAAGAAGAAAATAAAGAACAGTCAACACCCCAAAATACAACCGCAACAAGTAAAACAATCACATCATATGAAGTTAAACCAAATAGTAAAACTATGGTTAATGGACTTGAGGTTGATACTACGGGAGGTAAAACCAGAATAACTCCATTAAAAGAAATAGATGACACTGAAACCGAGGATATTGCTTTAGCGGTAAGTGAGAAAGACCCTGATTTAGGTTTAGCGATGAGTGAAGACTTAAAAGAAAAATTTGAATCCAAGAAACAACAGAAATATTTTTTTGCTAAATGTGGTGATGGTAAAACTAAAGAACAAAAAAAATGGTGTAAAATGGCAAAAGAATTCGCCGATTCTACCAAAAACTTTAGTAAATTACCTGAAAAAAAAGATGAAACAAATGAAGATTTTTCCTTCAAAAATTATTTAGAAAAGGTTGGAAGTACTATAGCGGGAAATATTGCTAAAGAGGTTCCAAACTCATTAAGACCAACATTCGAAGGTAAATTGGAAGAAAGTATTATGAACATGGTAAACAAACACATAACACCAAAAATGACCAAAAAAGATTTTATAAAAACAATCACTGAAGCGGAAAGGGAAGTTGAGACACCTGTTAAACCAGATGTTAAACCTGAAAGACCAAGACCACAAACTCCGTATCAACCGAAGCATAAACCAGCCCCAAAGGCGGGTGAGAAAGAAGTAGAAACCCCTGTCAAACCTGACGTTAAACCTGAAAGACCAAGACCGGCAACTCCATATCAACCAAAACATAAACCAGCCCCAAAAGCGGAGGATATCCCACAGTGGATAACATTTGACGCTATTGGTATTAATTTGAAGTAAAATGAGCTTTAATCCTAATATGAAAAAAACTTTAGAGACAAAAACTAAATTGGAAAAAAAATTAGTTACTGAAGGTCTAACAAAAAAAGAAAAAGATACTTTGAAAAAGTTGAAAACAAAAATTAATGAAGCTCCAATCGATTATGAAGGTCCTGAAAGAATGGACCCCAATATCGAGAGAAAAATTACAAGTAGAGAAACTCCATTTTCATCTAGTCCGGCAATGCCAACAGGTGACCGTGATTTCGTTGAATTGGTTTCATCTCAAAGATTTAAAAACTCTGTAGAGAATGTTGGTCGTTATTTAGGAACTACCGCACCTTTACAAGGTCGTAATCCTTTGATGCAACTTATGGGAATGGCGATGCAATCGCTACAACAAGTTATGAGAATTGAATTCCAGAACAGGGAATATCTCGAAAGACTGGCAGTTGATTTGGTTAAAAAAGAAATGGGAATTCCTGAAGGAGCAATGCAGTTTGATGCGAAGTTAGTTTCAGGTCCAATGTCTTCGGCTGAAGGAATGAGAGCCGAACCTCAAACACCAAGTAAGGAAGATGTAAAACAGGCTTTCAAACACCAAGAAGAACTTGAGGATTTTGCCGATGAGTTTGAAAAATTTAATTTGGAGAAGTCAAAAAGAAGATTTATTAATTCATTGATACAAGGTGCGTCTAAAAAAGGACACTATATGTTTGAGTTGGTTAGAGATGAACTAAATCGTCTTGACCCGAATTTGGTTAATTTATATGGTGTTAATCAATCGCTTATGGACCATTTATATTGGGTAATGCCTGATATGGAAAGTATGGCTGCTAGCGGTGGAGGTCAAATGGGGCAAACTAGTGTTGACCCTGAAACAGACCCCCCAACAGTTAAAGCAAGAGCCGCAACTTTTCCACTCCTTATTCACGAATTGATTAAGGGTGTTTATGAAATATTTGGTACTCACGGATTACCTGATGACCCACGTCAAGCCGAAATGGTTATGGGGTCTGAAGATACATTACCTGCGGAAATATGGGATATGAGATTAGGTCCGATATTTTGGGAAAAATTCACCGCGGCATATCCAATTGAATTATTTGATGATGATAAGAAACATATCCAACATTACTTGTTCATGAGATTTTCTAAATTACCGGCTGAGGACTTTTTCAAATTTGCCAAAGCGGTATTAAACGGAGACCCGGCAGGAACAAAAGCGATACAAAGAATGGTTGATGAGATTGTTTCTGATTTGAAGAAACAAGAATATGAACAAGAAGCTTCCAAATGGGAAGACGATGATATCGATGACGTAGATTTAAGTAGTTTAGGTCTTTAATTAAAAACCCCCACATTGTTGGGGGTTTAATATTTATATACAAATACAATCTTATGACAAAAGAACAAGTGATGATTGAATACGTTAGGTGTATGAAGGATACTTCATATGCCCTTCGTACATATCTACAAACCTATGACAATACAGTTTCAAAATACGTTCCTTTGGAATTATTCCCTGACCAGATATCCTTACTTGAGGATTATGAGAACTTTAATGAAAACATTGCGTTAAAATATAGACAGGCGGGGGTATCTACGGTGACCGCCGCTTGGATATCAAAAAAACTGGCGTTCGCTAAAAAAATTAAGCCTGAAAAAATTCTTATAATCGCCAACAAACTTGATACATCTCAAGAAATGGCAAATAAAATTAGGGCATTTATGACACAATGGCCGTCTTGGGTTGGGATTGATTTTTCAACAGAAAAAGACTCACAGAAACATTATAAATTAAATAATGGTTGTGAGGTTAAAGCCGTGGCAACATCTAAAGACGCATTACGTGGATTTACCCCAACGATATTAATATTTGACGAGGCGGCATTTATAGACGCTGACAGTGATTTTTGGGCGGCTTGTATGGCGTCGTTGTCTACGGGTGGTAAAGTAATAGTTGTATCAACTCCTAACGGATATGACCCAATCTATTATGAAATCTACGACCAAGCATTAAGGAATATGAACGATTTCAAAATTTCTGAAATGTATTGGTTTAGAGACCCAAGATATACAAAAGATTTATATCTTGTTAAGACAAAAGACATTATTCATTATCTATTAAATAAAGAAGAATATAATCCTGATGATATTATAAGTTGGGAAAATATACCATTTGAAAAACGAGATTACGTTGAGTTAAAATCAATTATGGACACAGGTTATAAGCCATGTTCTGCTTGGTTTGAGGGGATGGTTAAGAAACTTAAGTACGACAAACGTAAGGTTTCACAGGAATTGGAATGTAACTTTTTGGGGTCAGGTGATAACGTATTTGACTCAAATTTGTTACAAAAAGTTAGGGAAAATTATATACGAGAACCACAAAATAAAATGATGGGTAACGCCCTTTGGATTTGGAAAGAACCTGTTATTGGTCATAAGTATGTGATGGGTGTCGATGTTAGTAGGGGTGATAGTGAAGATTTTAGTTCGTTTCAAATAATTGATTTTGATACTAGAGAACAAGTTGCGGAGTTTGTTGGAAAACTTCCTCCTGACACCATGGCCGATGTTTGTTACAAATGGGCAAATATGTATTCTTGTTTTGTTGTGATTGATATCACTGGTGGAATGGGCGTTTCTACCGCAAGAAAAATGCAAGAAATAGGATATAAGGACTTATATGTTGATGGTGTTGATACCGCGAACAAATGGAAGTGGGACCCAAAGGCTGCTGAAAAAATACCGGGAATAAATTTTAACAATAAACGAGTACAGATTATTGCGGCTTTTGAGGAAGCAATGAGACACGAATTTAAGATTTACAGTAATCGTTTGTTTAACGAGATGAATACGTTTGTTTATATAAACGGACGACCTGACCACCAAAAAGGTCACCACGATGACTTAATCATGTCAATCGCTATGGCTTGTTATGTTGCGGAATCTTCATTCTCACAATTAACAAAAGTTACAGAACAGACAAAAGCGATGTTAGAATCTTGGTCTGTCAGTAATAACGATAATGTAAGTGCTCAAATCGCATTTAATCCGGTAATACCAAATTATACAGATAGAACCAATCAATTTAACGGTAATAATATAACCAAAGATGATTATATGAAATACGGTTGGTTATTTGGAGGTAGATAATATTTATATAAAACCAACAAAATAATATCTATTTAGTTATTATTTGTGGTGATTAAAATTACCCTATGGAGAATAACAATAATCAAATTACGGTTTGGCAAAGGTTAACGAGAGCATTTGGTCCAAATGCGTTACTCAACCAGGATTATCCAACCTACAAATTCGATAAGAAGGAGTTACTTCGCACAACTTCAAAACAAGAATACGATAAAGAGCTGTTACAAGCTCAACAAACTTTTTATTTAGCAAATCAATGGACTAAAATAGAAAGTAATCTTTATACCCAAGCGGTTTATTACGAACCAACAAGATTGGCTTCGTTTTATGATTATGAATCTATGGAATATACTCCCGAGATTTCAGCGGCTTTGGATATCTACGGTGAAGAGTCAACAACCGTTGACCAGAATGGTTATATGCTTCAGATTTATTCTGAATCAAAAAGAATTAAGGGTATTCTAACCGATTTATTTAACAATGTTTTAGATATTAACACCAACTTACCTATGTGGACTAGAAACACTTGTAAGTATGGTGATAACTTTGTGTATTTGAAATTAGACCCTGAAAAGGGTGTTGTTGGGTGTATGCAGTTACCGAACATTGAGATTGAGCGTTTGGAACGTGGTATGCCGGCAAAATCACAGAATGTAGAAGAACCAAAAGAAAATAGAGGGTTAAGATTTAAGTGGAAAGCAAAGGACATGGAATTTAATTCATGGGAAATTGCTCACTTTAGATTGATGGGTGATGACAGAAAGCTGCCATACGGTACATCTATGTTGGAAAAGGCTCGTCGTATTTGGAAACAATTATTGTTATCTGAAGATGCTATGTTGATTTATAGAACATCGAGAGCACCTGAAAGAAGGGTATTCAAAGTGTTTGTTGGTAATATGGACGATAAAGATGTGGAGGCGTATGTACAACGTGTCGCCAACAAATTCAAACGTGACCAAGTTGTTGACAATAAAACAGGTAATGTTGATATGAGATTTAATCAAATGGCCGTTGACCAAGATTACTTTATCCCTGTTAGAGACGCGGCAGCTCCAAACCCAATTGATACATTACCTGGTGCTCAAAACCTGTCAGAAATTGCGGATATTGAATATATCCAAAAGAAACTTTTGACCGCACTTCGCGTACCAAAAGCATTTTTAGGGTTTGAAGAAGTTGTTGGTGAAGGTAAAAATTTATCATTACAGGATATTCGTTTTGCTCGCACAATCAATAGAATTCAAAAATGTATGATTGCCGAATTAAATAAAATCGCAATCATTCACTTGTTCTTGATGGGATTTGAAGATGAGTTATCAAACTTTACATTAGGGTTAACCAATCCGTCAACCCAAGCAGATTTACTTAAAATTGACGTTTGGAAAGAAAAAGTTTTATTATATAAAGACGCGGTTACCGCCATCGAAGGTATTGCACCTGTGTCAGTTTCTTGGGCTAAAAAACACGTACTTGGTTTTTCTGATGAAGAAATTAAACTTGATTTACAACAACAAAGAATTGAAAAGGCAGTTGGTGCAGAATTGACTAACACCGCAACAATCATTACACATACAGGTATATTTGATAATATCGATAAATTATATGGTTCTATCACTGGAGGTACTGCGGCTGGAGGAGCACCACCTCCACCACCAGGAGGTGAAGAAATGGGAGGAGCTCCCCCACCATCTCCACCGGCAGGAGGTGAAGAACCGCCAATTCCCGAGTCGTTTAAGAGGGATAATTTGAAAATTTTACTAGAGAATGATAGTCTAACTGAATCAGATAGTTTTATCGATTTATCAAGAGCTAAAAATTCTTTGGGGGAAATTGAGTCTGAATTGTCAAAACTCTTGAGGGATTGATATTTATAAATAAAAAGACATGGTAAAGTTCGGTTTATTAAAATCAAAGATAGAAAAATTGATGTTAGAATCTTATTCTAACGGAACATTCAAGACTGAAATGAAAAATTTCAAAAAGAATGTATTGGAAAATAAAAACATTTCAAAACTTTTTTATCTATATGATGAATTGAATTCTAATAAAGGTTTGAATGAATCTATTGTGGATGATTATATCTACGAATGTATAACGATATATGAAAATACAATCAATAAGATTAAAAATTCAACCCTTGTTGATTTATCTAATTGGGTGGTTAATGTAAAGTCAGATAACAATTACTCTACTATCGACAATCTATTCTCTAATGATGTTCTCACAATTGAATCTAGATTATCTAGCAAAAAATTGATTAAAGAGTCGTTAAAGAAAAAACCTGCAGATAAAAAAGAAGTTGTTAATTTACCATTAAGTACTATGGTAAATGTTGCTAATAAAACAATTTCTAATTTTATTGAAAGTTTGAATGAGTCTGAAAAGAAAGAATTAGTTGATTTTCTTAAGACTGACGATAAAGAATTAGAGGGTAATTTTGAGCAACTAAAAGAAAGTGTCACCAAAAAATTGGAGACAATTAAAGAGAATGCTGACACAGAAACTAAAAGTAGGATTAATGAAACTTTGGAAAAGGTGGTTTCAGAAAAATACGACAAATTTACTTATTTCAAATTAAAGAATCTTAACGAGAATCTTTAAAAGTCTTTGTTTTTCATTTTCTGAACATACTTGGCCTTTTTCAACATTTTTCTTTTTCTAACCGACTTCTTTTCATACTCCTTTCTTTCGACGAGTTGACTTGACTGTCGGGTCTTAATCACTTTACTTTTGAGTAACTTTAATGCTCTCTCAATACCGTTTTTATCTACTTTGACAATTAACATATATAATAAATAACGCTTAAATTGAATTTTTTTTGACTACCGATACAAATATACTTATTTTTTTAAAAATAAACATCGGTAAAATGAAAAGTTGATGAAAAAAGGGAAAACTTCACCAATCGCAGGATTTAAAAATGCGAAGGTGATTTATGGCACGGTAGATTCAGTTGAATTTAAGTCTTTATATTTAAACATACAAACTTGGGTAGAACCAATTGTTGATTCTGATAACTGGCAAAGGGTTGTATTAAATCTAACAAGGTCGATTAAACATACGGTACATGAAATATTAGATAGATTAGTCTTTGAGGAAAACTTTATTGTGGATTTAGATTTAAGGTCAAGTGGATTATCTCTAAAGAAAAAATCGTTTTTAAATCTAGAGATAAATTTTTATATTAAAAAGAAAGATTTAGATTTTAAATCAAAAAAATTAAAGGATATATTGAAAAAAGTAACCAAGGAAATAATATCAATACACTTCACAAAAAACGAATACTTCAAATTTTATTTACGTAAAACCGTCAAACCAAAGGAAACTATACTACAAAGTTGAAAAACAAAGTATTTATTATAAAAAATGAATATGGAAGTTTTGAAACCCGGACAATCAGGCAAAGGCATTCTAATCGAATACGATGCTGGATACTTATCACCAACTGAAAAACGTAATGTTGATTTGATACATGAGTCCAAAGGAATGTTGGACCATTCAAAACCATTTGAATTCTACGCAGTACTTCAGAAATTTAACACCCCAAACAGAAACGGAAGAATATATCCTGAAAAAGTATTAAAGAGAGAAGCCGACAATTATAAGAAAATGATTAACAAGGGTATTGCTTTATCCGAACTTAATCACCCTGAGTCATCACTTGTTGACTTGGACAGAGTTTCTCATTCAATTAGTGATATATGGTGGGAAGGTCCTGTTCTTATGGGTAAATTAAAATTATTAACTTCACCAGGTTTTCATGAGAGAGGTATTGTATCAACCAAAGGAGACCAAGCGGCAAATCTTTTAAGACAAGGTGTTACACTTGGTATATCATCTCGTGGTGTAGGGTCGCTTAAAAAAATTGGGGAACAAAACGAAGTACAGGATGACTTTGAGTTGATTTGTTTTGACCTTGTATGGTCTCCATCCACTCCTGGTGCTTATCTTTTCACTGAACCTGATGACAGATTTAAGTTTGAAGAAAACTTGGATGAGGAGAAAAAAATGAAAGCTGAAAGAGAATTTGGTGGCCCAACCGACAAATCGCTTGACTTAATGAAGAAATTGAACGATTATTTGGGTTACTAAAACTCAATAAAATGGACGAAAAATATTTTGTAGCAAAAATTACAACAGACATGCCTGACTCCGAAACAGGTAAAATTAAAAAATTAAGACAGGAAAAATTAGTTAAAGGTTATTCACCGACTGATGTTGAAGCAAAAGTGACAAAGGTTTTTGAGAACTATTCGGAAGACTGGAGAATAACAGCTATTGTAGAAAGTAAAATTGATGAAGTGATAGGATAATCAAAAAATTATCAATAGTTGTAAAAGGAGGGGAAACCCTCCTTTTTTTTATTCTGATATATTTATCAGATATGAAAATTACAATTTCAGAGGGTCAGTATAAGATACTATCAGAATATTTCAAAAGACCAACAGACCCTATTGCCGCTCATATTAGGAAAACATTGAAAGATGTTTATTCCCCATCTAATTGGGGTAAAATTGAAAACCCTGATGAGGGTTGTGCCACCGATTTTGGGGTCATTGGGGTTTATCAGCATATACCTGGTAAAGATGAATGGTCGATACTTAACAGATTTGACACCAATACCAAAGTAAGACGAAAAATGGAGTCCTTGTTTCATGAGGATGAACCTGATACTGAATTAACTCCTAAAAAATTCATGGAGTGGATTACTCTGAACGCAGAAAGATTATTTAAGGGTCCAATCACTGATGAATTAGTAGAATTGAATAAAACCACAATTGAGAGGGGAAATCAAAATGAAGATTATGCAATTCAAATATTACAAGAATTTTTCGGTGAGAACGCCAAAATTGTAAGATTTTGTTCTGGTGATATTAGAGACACTAGAAAGGGAATGGATATTGCGGTAACTGCGGGTGGTAAAACATTTCACGTACAAGTAAAACCATTTACCTACATAAGAAGTTTGGTTGATAAAGATGGTGATACTTTTTTTGAAGTAACATCAAGGGGTTTTGACTCTACAAAATATTCTGAATCAAATGTACAAGTATTTTTATTCGTTGATTTAGATAGAAAAAGATATGTTGCATTCGCTAATAAGAAAAATAAAATTAGAAAAGTAACAACTGAAATAACAAGGTATGACGAACCGTATCTGTTAAGCAATATAAATTTTGAAGGTCAAACAAAAGTTAAGTCATATAGAAACACTCCTGTCGAAGACGATATATTCAAAGTCGGAGAAAGAAGATTACAAAATCTAGAATTTAGAAAAGCGGAAATCGAAAAAATGATTGAGCTTGAAAAACAAAAGTTAGGAAAATCAGGAGAAAAATAATAAAAAATATTTAGTATCAAAACGAATAATAAAAAATTTTTATGATTTGATACATATTTATATAGAAAAATAAAAACAAAGAATGGCAAAAGAAAAATCTATTGTTGAAGAAGCAATCCTCCAAATGAAAAATTTGGAAGAAGCGGTTGCGGAAAATGCAAAAGGAATACTTGCTTCGACTATGAAGGAAGAAATCAAAGAATTAGTAAAAGAATCTCTTAACGAACAAGGCGAAGAAGAGGTTGACATGGAAGTGGACATGGAAGAACCCGAAATGGAAGATGAGGACGAAATGGACTCAGACGAAATGGATATGGGTATGGAAATGGACACTGATAACATCGAAGATGACGAACCTATCGACTTAACTGACAAATCAGATGAGGAGGTTTTACGTGTTTTCCAATTAATGGGTCCTGATGACCATATCGTTGTTACTAAAGATGACAGCGGTAACATTAGTGTGAAAGATACTGAAACTGACAAAGAATACATGATTGTTGGTGAAGGAGAAGAATCTGATTACACATCTATGGAAAAAGACATGTATGACATGGCGGACGACTCAGAAATGGGTGATGCTATGATGGATGACACAATGATGGATGACACAATGATGGAAGATGACGACGTTATTCCTATGGAAGAAGAAGAATATCTATCTGAAAAAAGTGTTGAAGACATCGTTAATGACATATTCGATGAAGGTAATGAAGAACAAGAAGAAGGTTACGTCTATGAAATCGACATGAATGAAGAATCTGACGATGATGAGGATGATACTGATGAGGAATCTGAAGGTATTGTCTATGAAATCGAAATGGATGAAGAAATCGAAGAGGACATGGATGAATCATATGACCAAGAAAATGAAGGTTACTTGGAAGAAGGTAAAAAATCCACCAGGGCTAAAGGCATGGGCATGGGTAAGGCTTCAAAATTCAAGTATCGTAAAAATCCGAATCAAGGCGAAGGGTTTAAAGTTGTTAAGAAAACCGCCAACAAAACTATGGGAACAGGAAGTGCTAAAAAAGGCTTCTCCTATGACAAGAATGGTGAAAATCTTGACGGCGAATTTAAAATTAAACCAAAAGGCGTTAAGAAGGCGGAAACAAAAGAAGCTGCACGTACATACGGAAATGGTTCTAAAGAAGGACGTGGTTTAAGAAAAGGAATCACACCTAACAGAAACTTGAAGTTTGAAAGTGTGGATAGCAGTGAGTTACAACTTCTTCGTGAAAAGAATGAAGAATACAGAAAAGCGTTGAACGTATTCAGAAACAAATTAAATGAAGTTGCCGTGTTTAATTCAAATTTGGCATACGCAACTCGTTTATTTACTGAACACTCAACATCTAAACAAGAGAAAATTAACATCTTGAGAAGATTTGATTCTGTTGAAACATTGAAAGAATCGAAGAATTTGTACAAATCAATCAAAGATGAGTTGTCAGGAAGTTCTGCTCAACCAATGAATGAGTCAATCGGTCAAGTAATCGAAAAGGCACCATCAACAGGTTCAGCAATCAACTTAATTGAGTCAAAAACATATGAAAACCCTCAATTCCTGAGAATGAAAGATTTGATGAATAAATTAAAATAAACTTTAAATTAATAAAAAACCAAACAAAATGGGAGCATTATTAGAATCAGGTCTTGTTGGTAACATCGGTCTTAAGCACCTTAAAGTTATCAAAGAAGATACTATCAACAAATGGGACAAATTAGGGTTCCTCGAAGGTCTTAAGGGCCACCTAAAAGAAAATGTTGCGCAGTTATATGAAAACCAAGCGTCACATTTGATTAACGAAGCAACTTCTGACGGTTCTTCAGGTTCATTTGAAACTGTTGTATTCCCAATCGTTAGACGTGTATTCTCTAAGTTACTTGCTAACGACATTGTATCTGTACAAGCTATGAACTTACCAATTGGTAAATTGTTCTACTTCGTACCGAAGATTCAAGGTTATAACAATGGTGTTGGTGGTTCCTCAACCGGACCATTTGACTCAAGTTCAGGTCAGCACTACGCACCTGTAGGTTCACCTGGTAATTACCCTGGTGACCCAAATTCTGGTTACACTTTGTCAAATGGTTCATACAACGGTACTTATGCTAAAAACCTTTATGATTTATTCTATGAAGGCACTGAACCTGGATTGAACCCAGCAGGTCTTTTTGACTATTCAAAAGGTCGTTGGTCGGCAGTAACCACATCAGCTACAGTTGTTGCTTGGTCTAATGGTACACTAGAACCCGCTCAGTCAGTTTACATCGGTAACAACATAAGAAAAGTTATTATCAGAGTTGGTGGTTTCACTAACACTGGTGTAGGTAAATTAATAGCACCTGATGGTAATGAGATTGATACTGAAACTTTCTTGGCTAGTTTGATTGTTTATACTGGTACAGGTATTAGCGCGTCAACAACACCATGTGCGATTTCTACAGGACCACTTTTGTATAGAGTTGTAACTCAACAGTATGGTAAGGGTATTGTTAGTCCTACCTACACTCCAACAACAACTACTTGGCCTACCGATGGTGGTGGTGGTACTTATGATAAAGTTTGTGACCAGACAGGTTATATCTATTTAGAAGTTGATTTGTCATGTCCTACATGTCCAACATGTGGTAGTGACACTATCGATGGTTACACAGGTGCAACTATCACTAACATTTTCTCAGGTTCAGCATTTAACGTAGCTTGGAGACGTTATGAAGAACTCGAATTCGAAGATAAAATCGGTGAAGTTTCTTTCGACCTTGAGTCAGTAACAGTTTCTGTGACTGAAAGAAAGTTGAGAGCTCAGTGGTCACCAGAACTTGCTCAAGACGTTGCGGCATTCCACAACATCGACGCTGAAGCCGAATTGACAGCTTTATTGTCAGAACAAGTTGCGGCTGAAATTGACCGTGAAATTCTTCGTGACCTTCGTAAAGGAGCGGCTTGGAATTTACGTTGGGATTACAACGGATGGAGAAGAGTTGCTAATACAACTTCTTACACTCAAAAAGACTGGAACCAAACTTTGATTACAGCAATCAACCAATTATCTGCTCAAATTCACAAGTCAACACTTCGTGGTGGAGCAAACTGGATTGTTGTTTCTTCCGAAGTTTCAGCTATCTTTGATGACTTGGAATATTTCCACGTTTCAAATGCGTCACCTGAACAAGACCAATACAACATGGGTATTGAGAGAGTGGGTACACTTGCTGGTCGTTACCAAGTATATCGTGACCCATACTTCCCATCAAACCAAGTATTGATTGGTCATAAAGGTACATCGTTACTTGATACTGGTTACATTTACGCACCGTATGTACCACTTCAATTAACTCCAACTATGTACAACCCATTCAACTTTACACCTATCAAGGGTATCATGACACGTTACGCGAAGAAAATGGTTAATAACCGTTTCTACGGACGTATCACAGTTGATGGTGTACGTACATTTGACTTACAAGAACTTAGATAATCTTATCTATAGTATAATTAAAAAGGGACGAGAAATCGTCCCTTTTTTATTTATAAATATATTGTAAAAAACATCACATAATAAGTTTATTTTACAAATTGCGTGAATTAGACTATATTTATCATTATTATAATAAATTTTAAAAAACAAATAATGAAAAAACAAATCTTATTTTTAACCTTAATGATTATGTCGTTATTTACAATGGCCCAAACTTCAGTTCCTGTAGATACGACAAAAACCGGTGGTCTATTCTACAAACCGGCTAAAAAACAAAGTCCGTTCACAAGTGAATTTGGTATTGCCACATCTAATCTTTGGAGAGGTGTTGATGTAGGTAAGCAACCCGTAATAAAAATGATTGCGGATTATCAACCAGTAGATTGGTTTACACTAACTTCAGAGGCGAATGTGGTGTATAATCAATTTAAAGATGGTTATGGAAACACAGTGAAGAATCAAGCAATGTTCAATATCTATAACACTTCTTTAGGCGTTCAGGACATTTACTTTACTCAAAACACTTTTTTACAGAGTGATACAAATTATTTCCATTATAATAAAAAAACAACTTCCCACTTTTTAGAAGCGGCTATTAGATATAAGGGTGATGCTAAAAGTAGAATTGACTTTTTAGCAACTTATGTGTTCTACCAAAACGAAGCTTACAAAAAAGGAGCGGCATATTTTGAAGCAACCTACCACTTGGATTATAACGCGGACCTATTCGTAGGATACGTGACAGGAGAATCCCAAGTTAATTTCCAACAAAAGGCGGGTTTCACTAATGTCGGTGTTGTTGTTAAAAGAACATTACAATTCTCTAAAACAACTGACGCAAATACAAGACTTACAATTATGGTAAATCCTATGTATAAAACGGCAATTGTACCAAACTCAACGGTTGCTAATAGACCTATTACGGCCAATCTACAGATATTATTTTAATCTGATATAAGATTTTTGATTAAAGGAGGGTATAACCCTCCTTTTTTTTTAGACAAAAATATTTAATCCTTCGACATAAAATCTTATAGAAACAGAATATGAATATTTATTAAGATATTTATATATGAATTGTTTTTTATATGAGGTTTATTTTATTCTCGATTTTATTATTTTTACAAATTAGTGTTTTTTCACAGTTAAGAGATTCGGTCTATGTTAAGACTGAAATTTTTAATATTGTCTATTCTGAAAAATTACAACAACCTAAGTGGGTTGAATATAACGTGATATGTCACGATGGTAAAATATCTAGAAAAGGGTTAGATTTTTATCCTATAAAGGGAATAGTTACTTCTACAAATGAAGATTATGAAAATAATATTTATGATAAGGGCCATCTAGCACCCGCAGCGGACTTCAATTGTAATCAAGACTATCTAAAACAAACATTTTCTTACTTGAATTGTGTTCTACAACACGAAAGATTAAATAGAGGGGTTTGGAGATTACTAGAATCTCGTGAGAGAGAACTCTCAAAACAATATAAAGTATCTGTTGAAATAAGAATTAATTACAGTAAAAATTCAAAAGTCCTGTCAACAGGGGCCACAGTTCCCGATTCTTTTACTAAGACAATTATGTATAATAATAAAAAAGAAAAATATTTCTTCAAAAATGAAGAACCGAAATCATCTGACCCTAATTTATATAGGGTTAATTGATGTTTAATAAACAAATAAAATAAAATTAAAAAAATGAAAAAAGTAATCTTATCATTACTGTTTGTTTTCTCATTTATTTTCGGGTATAGTCAATACGACTTATCTAAAAATATTGACAGACAAATTATTGTGGTTCCGAAAAAAGGAATGGAACCACAAGCAAAGAATCACTTTAATCAAGGTGATACAAAAGTTGTAGTCGAATTTGACCAACTTGGATGGTATGTTGTCCTGATTCCGAATGGTGTAAACCAAGATGAATTTATTAATCAAAACAAAAGTTTAAGTTTCGTTCAAAATCTTTACAAAGACGAGGCAAGACAGATGCAATTGGATTATATTCCAAACGACGCCGAGTTCACATCTTGTTGGCATCTTAAACAATCTACCGATAAGGATATTGATGCGGACGAAGCTTGGGATTTAGTTCCGACCGACAATCCATTTGTTAGTGTTGCAATGTTTGACGGGGGATTGGATTTAACTATTCCTGACCTAGTTGGTAATACTAACAGCCCATTTAACGCAGTTAATAGTACAACGTCAATCCCCTATGTGAATTCTTTTGATAAACACGGAACAGCTTGTTCAGGAACAATTGCCGCAGTAACAAATAATAGTATTGGTGTTAGTAGTGTTGGTAACAACAAAGTAAAAGTAATGCCAGTTAATATTATGTCACAAGTTTATGATGGAGGTAGTTTTGCTACTTCAGACGTTATTCAAATTAATGGAGTAAATGCTGCAATGGCAAACCCAACTTGTGTTGCAATTGCGATGTCCTATGGTGGTTCATCATACTCGGCGTCTCTTGAAGCGGCTTTTAACGCTGCAAGAACAACTGCAAGAGGTGGTAAAGGTATGGTGGTTATGGCATCATCAGGTAATCAATACTCAGGAACCGCGGCTCAGTATCCCGCAAATTACAATAATGTTTGGGGAATTGGAGCAACTTCTTCAACAGATGTAAGAGCTTCTTTCTCAAACTACGGACAAATTTGTGACATTTCAGCACCTGGTGTAAGTATTAGAACTACAGATAGATTGGGAGCTGCAGGTTACGACCCTGGTGATTATCGTAGTATTAGTGGAACATCATTTTCGTGCCCGATAACAGCCGCCGCAGCGGCATTTATATTCTATAAAAATTGGGAACTTACTGACGACCAAGTATTACAGATACTTGCTCAAACATGCGAGAAAGTAGGAGGATATACTTACTCCAACAATCCTACGTGGCCACTCTCAACAAGAAGTAACGAACTTGGATATGGTAGAATTAACTTGAAGGACGCTATTAATGCCACACCAAACCCTGGTGGAGTAATTCCACCTCCTCCACCACCTCCTACACAAATTCATAATTTTGTTATTAACACTTTAACTGTTAATCCAACATCAGTTATCGCTGGTAACAATATTACTATAACGGCGACGATTGCAACTCAAAACCCTACATATCCATCGGTTAATGTAATGACCCAACATAGACTATCAACCAATACAACTTGGGGTGATGCTGATGACATTGTAATCGGAACAACTAGTGGTAATCTTGGTGGTGGAGTTGCAACTGATGTTGAAACAATTATTTATACTGTTGGAAATATAACAGGGACAAGATATATTATTAGTAGAGTTAATTATATGGGGTCTATTTCAGAAACCGTATCTACAGATAATACAAGACAGGCTAGTTTTATATCAAGTCAACCAGCAATTTCAGGAGCCGACTTATCTGCAACCCTTACTTCACCATCAACATCTAGTGTTACAATTTCACCAACACAGGTTGCGGTGTCATTCCAATGGAAAATTACAAACACAGGTTCAGTTCCTATTACTTCCTTTACTTGGGACAGAAATTGGATTACACAAACCGCACCTGTTTTAACTTGGCCTACATCAACATCTTGGCAAGGACCACTATTACCGGGTCAATATATTTTATTACCCCAAGGTGGAACTATAACAAATCAATTTTCAGCATCTTGGATGTCATCAAATGTTTGTTTTAGTGCAACAAGTTGTGCTCTACCACTAGGTTCAACTAATACAATGAGAATGAGAATTCTCACAGTAAATGGTGGGACTGGCGATGGTAATTTAAATAACAATCAGGTTGATTGTATTGTAACAAGACTTGCGACGGCTGTTAACAATGATGGAGTTCTTGGTGGTGGTGAGGTTGATTATGTTGAAGTTAGACAATTTAGTCAACTATATGAAAAACCTTTAAGATATAATTCTTTGGATGAGGCAATACTCGAAAAAGGATTGAATGTTATTCACATTCATTACTCTGATGGAACAGTTGAAATTAGGAAGATTTCTGTTAATTAAAAAATAAAATGACTAATATTAAAAGGAGACTTAGGTCTCCTTTTTTTGTTTAACGGATATTTATTATAAAAAGTTTTATATGAAAAATCTAAATTTATTATCCGAATCAGATAAAAACAATATTTTAAATTTGTATAGAGAAAAAAAAATAATTATTGAACAAGAAGCACCAGTACAACAAAATTACACAGTACAAGATTTACAAACTATATTAAATAGGGCACCATATAATGCTAAATTAACCGCCGATAATAAATTTGGTCCTTTAACCGCTGGGGCTATAGGCAGTGCTTTAGATATGGTAAAAAGTGGACAAGCGTCTGATTATTTTAAACCGATGCAAAGTAAACAAGTAACATCGATACCCACATCAACCGCAACTCAGACCACTACTGGCACAACAACTGGCACAACAACTGGTACAACCACCGCACCATTAGCACCAATTTCAACGGCTTCTCCAATATCCCAAACGAACAAAGATATTAAAACACCTGCAGACGCGGACCAGGCAATACAAGCGGCTAAGTTGGAGGCTGAAAAAATTAAACAACAAGGGAAAATAACACAGGAGATGTGTAGAAAAGTTGGTAGAGCCATAAACCCTGTCAACCCATTCAAAAAAGAAGTTGCAAGTCAATCTTTGTGTGACGCATTAAGAAGTTGTATATCGAATAATATGTTAGTAAGAGATGAATCAGTATTTAGCGCCTGTAATGCATTTCCGGCAACAAAAGGGACAGAAACAAAAACAACCGTTTAATTCACTTCTGATTCATTGGTATTTTTAGTTTCTTTATTAGAAATAACTCTAATTGCTTTAGATATTATTTCACTTTCCCCAAGAGAAAACGCACCTCTATGAAAGGCTGATTTACAGGCCATTGTTAAAAAATAAATGGCTTCTTGATTTGACATCGACTCAATGATTATCTCTAAATGTTCTTCGCTTAGAAGAGGTACTTCGTCAAAAATTTTACCGTATAATTCGTCTGTTTGATTTTCCATAATATTTGATATTTATAATTATAGACAATAAATTTCATAATGTTAAGTGAGATAATAAAAAAAGTTTTAAGGGAAGCGTCTGGTGATTCTGGAGGTGCCGGTGCGTACATTACGGCTCTACAACCCGGATTAAGAAATTTTGATAAAACTCAATTACAACCATTCATCCAAGCCGTATCTGATTATGATAGTCCTTTGTTACAATATGATAGTTATGATGGTGAAATGAGTATGAGATTGGACCAAATAAAAAAAATAGAAAAACAGGCTGAAAAAATCACAGATAAGATGAAAAAAAAACCTTATTTAACCTTTAGTGATGAGGACGGTAACAATATAAATCAAACACCAGGTAAAGGATTAAATGTTGTACCTATTAAAGAATGGGTGGAAATAAATGAGGAAACAGTATCTGAAGATTTGGCGGTTTGGTTTGGTACAAAGAAAAAACCAAAGGGTAGTAAACAACCAAAAGGTCCTTGGGTTAATATATGTAGAAAAAAAGAAGGAGGTGGACATCCCCCATGTGGAAGACCTGAAGCCGATTCAAAAGGATACCCAAAATGTAGAGCAGCGGGTGTCGCTTCTAAAATGACTGATTCACAAAAAAGAGCGGCTTGTGCTCAAAAAAGAAGAGCCGAAAAAAGTGACCCAAAAGTAGGAACAGGTAATTCACCAACTATGACTTCGTACAAACCAAAAAAAAAGACCCAAAATGAGTCTTTAGAAAAATTGGTTAAGAAAATAATTAGAGAGATTGTTCAGGACTAATTCTTTCATTATTATCAATTTTTTTGAGAATAGATGACAATGAATACTCAATTTGTGATGTAATTTCAGTCTCATAGGTCTGTCTTTCACGTTCTGTTCTATTATCATACATACGTGATAATCTTTCCCACGATTTAAAACTGAGTACCACATCATAGTGATATACGTGATTTGTTACACTAATCTTTCCACCATCCAAGATAACAAACAATCCAAGTTCGGAATTCTTAATATACCTTTTACCTGAAATGGGGGCTATAAGGAATTTAGAACTAGGGTGATTAATCAACTTTCTACAGATTGTACTACAAATCCGTACATTATCATCCGCAGGTGCAGAATTATAATTAGATTTTTTTGCCAGCCAAATTGCTGATTTTACATAGAGTTTTTTAAGCCAACGATTAAGAATTTTTTTCATGAGTGTTTGATTTATTACTACAAAAGTACAAATAAAACCTATATCTACAAAAAAATTATTTCTTTTTTTTCGTGAATATGATGGCAGATTCGGTAACCGCTAAAACCGCAATTGCGGGTAACCAAGCACCAGTTACACCTCCTAATAATATACCAACCGCGGCAACACTAACACATAATGTGTTTTTTTTCCATTTCCTTATTGATTCTGTTTGAGTTATAGAAGTAACTTCATTTCTTAATTGTGATACTTGTAATGTGTCTACAAGCTGGAAATAACGTTGAGACAATAAATTATAATCGTAATCGGCTTGTGATAATTGGTCAGTAAGTTTATCGTTAGACTTGATTAAAGAATCATTCTCTGCAGAACATTTTTCTAATCTTGATAACTTTTCTAATAATTTGATTTCTTGCTTTTTTGTGAAGAAGATACCTGAATCACCCTTAAGGATTATCCTTTTTGGTAATTCTTTTTGACCATAGACTATCACGTTTAGGGTCATTATAATACTCAGTACAATCAATTTCTTTAATAACTTCATCTCTCTCAATTACTATTGTTTCTTTTGGTTTTGAGGGTGTGGTGATGAAAACCGTATCAACCTCAATCGTTTTCGTGTCTTCTAATAATAGTAATTTTTTTTCATAATTCAATAGCTCGATACTATCGGATAGGCTCACGATAGTTTTCTTAAACTTTTCAGTTTCTTTTGGATAGACATTATACACTTTTTTAGGTACGGTTATTACATATAATAACAGACCTAGTATAACGGAATAATACCAGTATTTTTTTAAAAATAACATATTAATAAATATCTGGTTTCAGTAGTTTCAAAAACTCAACCCAAGTTTCTAAATCATTTTCATTTCTACCTATGTTAGCCGAATAACAACACAGGACAACATTATCTTTAGTGTACCCCTTATTTTTATCTAATCTATCTAAAGAAGGTTGTTGGGGATGTTTTGGCTTATTTGACGGTATTAACGGTATTTTGAACCAATAACATAGACCTTTTTGGTTTTCAAAAAGTTCGTTAACTTCATCGACAGTCAAAGTATTTTCAATACCTCTGTGTTTGGAGTCATGAATCAAGGTATTTTTCCAAAGTCTTACTCTTCTTTCCTTTTGTTTTTGTCCTTCTATTTTTCTAAACTCCGCATCTTTTCTTCGATTTTTTTTATATTCTCTTGTTGATTCTAATACGCATATCTTACATCTTAAACCTCTTTGTGATTTATAAAATTCGTCCGAGGATTTTACTTCATTACAAATTTTACATTTTTTTTGTGTATCCATATTTATAAATATATGGGTAAACAAAAAAAATTAAAAAAAATAAGAATTACTTCTTATTTTTTGAACCACAATAAGGTGGTGAACATCTTTTTTTACCATCTAATCCAGGCATTCTCCCTTTACATACTTGTACTCCATAACCACTCGAATAAGCAGAGGGAAAGACTTTAAACTTGGATTTGGCGGCGGCATATCCTCTAGCACAAAGCTTTGTACCTGTTTTTTTACGACCTTCCATCATTACCATTTCCTCATCATCTGTTTGGTCATCTAAACTTTCTTCATTTTCAAATTCATTCATCAAGAAATCAAACACTTGGTCCATATTATTTTTTGCTTCGGCAATATGGTCTTGAGCCCAATCGTGACCGTTATCTAAAATAGTATCAATTTCATCACGATTTTTACTTAACAATATATCACACTGTCTTCTCATCTGTTCTAAATTTGAGAAAAACATATACCTATCGGACCCCTGCTCCTCTAAAACTCTTTTAACAATATTTGTCAATTCAGATTCGGTCAATTTAATTTTTTTCATAGTATTAAGAATTTAATCCATTACCTCCTATAGTAACCGCATTTAATTGAACTACTGCGTGGTGTTGGTTATCTAACCACACTGGATTTGGTGGGTTATATGTGGATGCGGTAGCAGTACCTTGACTTAAACTACTATTCAAATAAATAGGTATTGATTGAGCTGTATTTGCACTATATGGGGCTAAACAAGCTGCACAACTAGCAAATTCTATTGCCAAATTTACGGTAACCGCTCCTTCAGTTGTTGCACCAGTTGATGTTATTTGAATACATCTGCCATCTCCGAGTTGGAAAAAGTCATTTACCGATACTCCATTGTCACTAGCAACGAACGTCAAAACTTGTCCACCTGAACAGGTTGTACCTGTCATAAATCTATTTGCCATTTCAGTTTTTCTTTATAAATATCTTTTATTTTACTTATAACTTACAATTTGAAATTTAATTTGTCTTTTATAAGTATTAATTTCACCACTGCTTTTTACTTGGATATCTACATAATATTCATTTGGTATTTTATCACGAGTATCAAATATAAAATAGTATTCATTAGGAGTTCTATTAACTTTAGTCCAATCTTGCACCTGTACTTCAATTTGGCCTTCCCTAACATAAATTCTATAGTAGGCTTCTACGTTTGGTAAAAGTTTAGCCGTGCTATAGGCTTGTTTAATTATAACACCAACCTTTCGAATATCAGTATTCAATATCTTTTCATCTTGTTTGATACCATAATAATCAAATCCATATATTTTTGGGTCTAATGAATCGGTACCAACACTCAATACTTTTTTTAATGGGTATACAGTAAATTCATTAAATAAATTAGATATTGAAATCCCATTTAGCGACATGTTTTTCCAAATATCAGAAAATGTACAAGGTGTCTTATAACCTATTAAAGCAGGAATCGTTACTTCATACACACCTTTTGTTCTCAAACAAGACGTTATAGCCGAAGCACTCGGTATTGGGTCTCCATTACCATCTTGTATCTCAACTATAGGAGGTGAATCCAACTTTATCGGATTACCATTTTCATATAAATAAAGATACAATTTGTTTATTTTACCTAATGAAAAGTTGTTTCTGTCATCATCGATAATATCATTATAGTTGGTTTCTAAAAATGGTTCGTAAAATGTTTGAGTATGACGGGTAAAAAATTGAACTTCATATGGTTGAGTTAATCCTGTTAAGTTTTCAACTTGAGGTTTGAAGGCAATACCCCATCCTGTTGTATTAACCAATGAACCATTAAGTATATTGTTAATTTCATTGGTCATGTCAAACGAGATATTCTCATCACCAAATTCAAAATGTTGAGTATCTACAATGGTTAAATCATTGTAATTAACAGTACCGGTGTTTTTATTATTATATATACCCTCTTGAGTCCAAGAAGTTACTGTTGTTGTCTTGAGCCAATTTGAAGGTCTATCCGAGAAGTTTTTATCGTATTCGGAGTATTCATATATTAAATCGGCAAAATCGTACCCTACACCCTCGTCCCATTCTTGTGGTGTAAGAGTTTCGGCATTTGTGTATGGTATTCTAAATAATATTAAATCAAAGGAAGTTGCCCTCATTCTACCATTAGATGTTTGGGTATTCTTTAACTCTTCCTCAAATGACGAGGTATTTGTCATACGTAGAGTATGAGTTAATGAGCCACCGCAAGTTGTAGAGACTGTACCATCGGCAACTTTGGCATTTAATAAAGTTAAATCTAAATCGAATATAAATCTACTATATCCATTTGGGAATGTGGAATATACAAAATTACCATAAAATAATTCAGTCACAGGATTTCTTCCTGTGTTTGTATAACTGTTTGATATTATCGTATTATTCTTCTTGAAATAAGAATTGTGAATCGACATTTATAGTTTTATTTATAAATATCAATTAATACGGATATTTTGATTCAGAATAGTGTTTTCAGCATCTGCCAGTAATTCATCTATTTCTACGGTGGTTTGACCGTTACCTGAAGCTACAGGTACTGGTTTCATAATTGCCTTGGGATGTACGTGACCTTTAACGAAAGCGAACATTTTTCTTAATAATTCTATTAATTTTTCCCCCCTGATTGTTGAAAAACTCAGTGATTCTATACTTCTTTCATCCCCGATGAATTTATCCTGAGGAATACCGTATAAAGTATTTCTCAAATCAATTTGTTTTCCACTTGGATGTTTTGTATCGTGGGATAATAGATAAATTTTTTGAGCCCCTAAAACACCGTAAGTCACTTGGCTAGGTTGGAAATCTATTGGGGCGAACGTTTTTAACTGTATATCCTTTGGAGAGCCAAATACAGGTGTTTCATTTTTATTTTCAGATACTACAAAAAACCCTGTTTTGGTTGGTGCTGATGCTATTTTTATCTCCGAGTAAAATTTCTTAAAATTGTTACCTTCCGTTCTTTGAACCGCGTCTATAATATTTGTAAATCTATCACCATTTTCTAAAGTTTGTTTAGACGGAGTTACTACAAATGGAAATACCTTATCTTTTGAGACATTTTGTTGGTTCCTTGTTGCATATCCTGGAACAATTAATAGTCCGTTAAATACCCCTATAATGAATGAATTAAAAATGTTTACAACTTCTAAAAAACTTTTATTTGTAATTATTACTTCTTCTAAAGGACCTTGGTAATCAGTACCAATTGTCATATTTTTTATAGTACTTTGCTTAAAATTTTTGGTAGAAACAGGGTTACTATCACCAACAGGTTTTGGTATAACAGAATATAGACCTATTGAACCACTAAACAAATCAAAATCATTTTCTAAATTATCAATATTCCACATAACCATTTTTTGTACATTTTTGGTTTTCTCGATTAAATTGACTTTTGTTTCTTTTGGTTTCTTTACTCTTTTCTGTTGGAAGTTTGACAATTGTAAAAAGGCCCTTTGGGGGTTTTCAATTGGGAGTTCTCGTATATTAATTTTTTTAACCTTACCTGACCTTAATAGTAATTCGTCTCGCTTGACGATTAAATCGCATGTGCCTCTACCTAAAAACCCATTATCACCAGGTTCAGGAAAAACACCCTTACTCTCTATCTTCCTATAATTGTTTGAATTTTTATCCTTAATACTCAAAGATTGTTCTATTCTATCACCAGATGCTAAAAATTTCTTGGCTCCTTGATAATTTTCAAAAGGTGTATTTACCGGAGAAGAAAACGGACCCTGTATGTAGAATTGGTTTTGAGATTGGAATTTTTTATTTTGATATATAATATGGACATATTCCCCCTTCTCAGGAACTTGATTCAAATAAAATGGTAATAATGGTAAAAAAATTATTGGGTCTCTACTAGTCCATTTATCTTTTTCTTCATTCCAATTTTCAACTGAAGCTATAAGCGCAGAATAAATTTTTGTTTCAGGTATTACTCTTAACCTACCTAACATCATAGGGTCTTGGTTATCATAAACAAACCCTGGAAATATTATTTGATGTTCGTTACTACTATCTATAGATGATGGATTACTCATTTTGTAACAGTTCTATTTTGATATTCTTTCAAAATTAAATTATAAGAATTTTCCAATTTATCTAAATGTTTGGTTAAATTGATAATGTTGTCTTTAGTTCTGTCAAAATCTTCTTTTAAGAAGTCTAACGCATAAATTAAATCCTTATTAGGTAAAGATTTATACTCTTTTATGATTTGAACTACTTTTTCGGCTCTATGTTTATCTTCCATAATTACATTTTTTTCCCAAACGCATTAGATGGTATTGATAGTCCAGCAGGAGTAATTGTTAAAGGAGGTATAGCTATTTGGACTTTACCATTTTCCGCCTCTTCATTTACTAATGATTTTATGGTACTCAAAACACTTAACACTTCTAAATTAGGACTACCGTCAGGTAATGGTCCTGTTGGTATACCTAATTTCTGTAAATCTTCTATTGTACCAATAAATGCTCTAGTCGCTGAAAACCCGTCAAGAAATTGAGATGCGAATACTAATGGTAATGGTAGCTTTAATCCCCCCACCGCAATCTTTAATAACCAAAGTATTTCGTCAATTACACTTTTACATTCCCGCCAATCCGAAACAAATTGAGCTATTACAATCAGAAGTTGGACTAATTTTAAAATCATTATAACTTTTTTATTCGCCTGTTCTTTCTGTAAATCTTTAATGACACTTTGAATTAATGCCAATATATCTCTTTTTATTAATTTGAATAATTCTTGGACAAAGATGGCCCCAATTCTAGAAACTAAGTTTTTAACAAATTCTTTAAAACATAAGAAAAATTCTACGAATCCTTTTATATCTCCACACAATTCTTGACCAATAGCTTTTAACATCACTAAAATTGGTAAAATTACTTTTGGGCCCAATAATGAAATAATTAATCCTTGAGTAATTAATTTAATAAAATTTAAATCGATGGCGGCTTTAATGTTCCCACCAATTTCAATACCAGTCCACTGTGGATTGTTTGCTAAAATATCAGTTAATTCACTCGCTGCTTTTTCTAATTGAGACCCTTCATATCTATTTAATTCCGATAATGCATTTACAATTTGTTCAGAATTTACAGGTAATTTTTGAGTGGTACAATCTAAATATTCTACAACCCCAAGTTTAAAATTACTTATTTGTTGTTCAACATTTCTCAATTCAACTTGAGTTAACTCATAAAATGAGTCATCAATACCATCTAATTCCGCAACTTTCGCAACCCCACTAACGTCAATTTTTTTTCTACTATCAAAACATAAACCTAATATTCTGGCCAAATATCTTTGGAATTTTGATGAGTCTTCAACCTCGTTTATACTTACGTTTGCCTGAATTGAAACAGCCCCACTTAAAGAATCCATTATACTGGCCATAATAGATGAAAAATTAACAACACTAATTGTTTGGTAGTAATCATTTAAAAATTCACCAACAACGTTTACGTTATTAAGCCTATTAGGTAGGTCTACTTTAAACCAAGGACCATACTGTCCAAAATTATCATATTCTTCAAAAGTTATATTAAATAATTCTTGTCCTGATACTCCATTATATAATTGACCATTTGCTGAACTATAAGATTGTGTTGGATTTTGTACTCTATAGTACAACTCCTTATTCATAGAAAACGGATTCGATTGAATTGAAACATTGTCTTTTTCGTATAATGCTTTACCTACTTTAGAAATAGGGTCTTTTTTTAGCAACCCTCCTAAATCAACACTGGCAACTTTTACATATACGGTTTGAGCGATATATGTTTGTTGTTGGTCACATCCTGTTGTTTTATTAATTTCTTCTAATAATATTTCCCTGATTTTTGGTTGAATATTTTTAATAGCTTTAATCATGAGATTTTTAATATATCTCATACTATTACTACCTTTACCTCCAGTTACATTATTGATATCTAATAATTCCTCAAGTTGATTTTTAACTTCTTTTTGATATCTTTTTACCTGTTCTTTGGCCTTATCAAGTTGTTCAGTAATATCTTGTTTGGCCTGCTCCTGAGAGTCACCAGCTTTTTTTACCGCTTCATCGTATTGTTTTTTGAGGTCTTTGTAAGAATTAATTGAACTTATCTTATCCTTAGCCTTTTTGTAACTTTCTTCTAAATCTAAAGCCATGCCATTGATTATTTCATTTTATATGACCCGTCATTTTTAGAAATGTCTTTTTCGATTAAATTTTGTAAAATGTCATCATCAACATCTAAATCAGAAATAGAAAACGATTCTTGTTTTGAATTTGATTTTTCCCAAATACTGGACTGTAATTTAGAAAGAGTTAATTTTTTCTCTACACAATCATTGATGATTTTCTGTTGTTCTTTGATGATTGGCCCTAATACGGTCATATCTTCGGTCTCTTTCATCATTGACAACATTTTATTTTGGATTCGTATCGCGGTATTTCTTTGCTCTACAAGCTCATTATAGATTTCCTGCATCAATGATAACATTGATTCTTTGGTGAGATTAATCTCTTTTTTTTGTGGTCTAGGCATAACTATAAATACTATTTAATCATTTTTTGAATTAAATCAAAATATATAGTTTTATACTTCTTCATAGAACTTCTAATTTCTTTTGTACTTAAATTAGTCATTTCTCTCAAAGACAATAAAATTATATTCTTATTGAATTTATTGTTATCGGTACCAATAAAAATATTGTCATAATTCTCAAACAGGTCATAAAGAGCTTGACCTAATTTAATTTCATTTTCAGATAACCCATCTTGACTTATAAAGTCATTAATCTCACCTAAAAAATTTTTAATGACCAACTCACTATCGAAAACTTCTCTGTCAATACTATAAGAAAAGTCAGTATTGTTTTCTAAATTAGAAGATATATCCTCGTAAGAAATCTTACGATTCATATCTTTTTGGTCTTTGATGATTTGACCCATCAAATAGTTTTTACATATGGTACCAAAGTAAGAATAAGCCTTCTTTTCTTTAGCAGGCTTAAACTTATCTATTTTGGTCATCAAAAATGAGTGAGTGTCTATATGGATTTCATAGAAGTCCATATCTTTTCTATATAATTTGTATCTTCGAATAATCGAAGAAATCATTTTGTCTAAGGGTTTTCGTAAAAACTCATTGTAGATTTTATTTTTTTCATCAAAAGTTTGTGCGTTAAGGTATCTTATAACCGCCTGTTCTTCTCTGACATCAAAATAATTTGCTTGTTTTGGTTTTCTACCCTTCTTCTTTAACTCAACATTTGTGTCTCCTGACAAAGTGCTGGTTTCAGTCATCAAATATTTTCTGGCTCGTATTTTATGTCTCTTTCTTTTGTGAAGAAATACTCTTTTTTAGCAGACTCAATCCAAAACTTAACTTCTTGCTCGGTCAACATATTGTCTCCATTTTTGTAATTCCAAAAGATTGAGCCAGTACGTAAATTTACGTGTTTGTAACCAATTTTAGGAATTGACATAATCTTTACAGAATTGTAAGTCATTCTTAAAAAGAATTCGTAACCAAATGTTAATTTGAAGTTTGGTTTCATCATTCCGTAATCTTGGAATACCGACCTCTTCATAACCATTCCTGATATCTGAAAATTTTGATATGTGTGAAGAGTGTCGTTAGTGAGAATACCCATTTCAGATGAGATATTCAAAGCAAATGTTGCCTCGTTTGTAAATCCGGCAAATACGCCCTTTTCATCCACATCAATAACCAATGGTAAGAATGCCTGAACATCAGGGTATACTTCACTGTATTTTTTAACATTTTTGAACCAAATGCTGGAGAATTCATCGTCAATTTCGTAAAGAGAAATCCATTCGGATTCCGCAACACTTACTCCATAATTCACTTGAAGTGAGTAATTCCCCTCTCCACCCCATGAATATTTCTTAACATTTAAATCACCAAAGTCATACGAATTTAAAAATTCAATTAAATTTGTTTCTTCAGTATGAACAATAACTAATTCATGAATACCGACTCTTTGATTAATTAACGAATCAATACATTTTTTAAAATAATCATCGAATGAATGAACCGATGAGGTTTTAATCGGAAGAATAACCGATACATTAAAAGTTTCTTTATTTGTGTTTTCCATATTATTCAATTGTTTCTACTTCAGCAAGTTTATTAAGTTGTTCTTCAAAAGATTCGAGACGAGTATTCAAATAACCCTCAAATAATTCTACCGCATTTTTATAAAAAGTTTCTTTAGTGGATAAAGACTCTACTGTGGTTTTCATTTCAGAATATAATTCTTCTTTGATATTATCTTCTAACCAATTTTGTAAGAAGTCGGCGGCAAAATCCGTAATCTGATTTTTGTTATTAACCCAAAATCCGTTGTTCTCATTTATCCAATGAGGAAGCAAGTTAGGTACCAAACCTAAAACAGGAACACCTGTCTTCATTGATTCAAGAGGGTACGTGCCAAACCCGCTAGTTTCATCAACCCAAATTGACAGAAAACAATCTTGTAAATTTTTAGCAAAATCCTTTTCGGTTTGATTTCTCATATCCTTGAAAGAAATCCATCTGTATTGAGGGAATTTCAAATAGAATGATTTGATAATGTTTGCAGTATCCCTTGGTTCGCGAGTATGAATCGCAATAATTGGTTTTGGTGGGTATTGTTGTTCTGTAAAACTATCTGAAATAAATGGAGGGAGAATATCAAAAGAAGCGGTTCTCATAATATTTGAGACATATTCTTTTTGGAATTCAGACGTTGTTATACATTTGAAGAACCCAAATTGTTGCCATGTTTGACCTGGTTGTAATGTTTCCAAAATATGGTCGTAAGCTTGACACAATACTATTTTACCACAAGGTAAATTAGCAATCTGAGGCATTACAAAACCATACAATTCAGGAAGAACAATAAAGTCTTCAGGTGAAACCTCGAGTTGTTGTCCCTCGATAGATTTATGAGGTAACTTCATAAATTCCTCACCCATCCATGACTCAACACCAACGTAATCTGGTTTTTCATGTAACATAATTGGATTATATCCCGCTTTGGATAATGACATACCTAAATGGTAAATGTAAGAAATTGAAGCTTTCGCATTACCTTTAGTGTCTTGGACAAGAAGATAAATTCGAGACTTTTTGTCCTTCATGTTTATTATAGATGTCTCTAATTTTTTAATTTGTTCTTGGTTCATATATTAATACTTGTTTAATAATTTTTTATTTAATAATGTATTGAATGAGATTTTAAATGGGATTGACAATTCGGAGCTTTTTGGGCCTAACGCTTCATCAACACCTTCATTTTCGGTCATTAAAATTTCAATTAATGTTTTAACCATTTCATATTTAACAACACTTATATGGTTTTCTGAAGAACCTGTTGAATCAACTGAAGGCTCAATATTGATGTATTCATCAATTTGGTCCAAATCCAAATAATAATATTCGTTAAGAATTTTTAGCATGGAATAATTTCTTTTAATTTTTCTTCGAACTCCTTCATAGTTGTAATAGTATGAATTGATTCTATTTTTTTATTATACTCCGTTTCAAATTTTATAACTAATTTATCTGACGGATGTTCTAATAATAACGATGGATTGGATGTAAGTAAAATATCTATTTCATTCCACATAGAATTAATTGTGTAATTACTATAAAATACCACTTTTTCTAATTGGCAACCAAATTTTGATAGGAAAAATAATGAAGCTGGTTTCGATTTACCAATCTCATCTGAAACTACAATAAAGTCATGTTTATCTCGTAAATTAATATACACATCATTCAAATCGTTAAATGTAGTATACTCTGAAGACGCCGCATGGCCAAATATTTCCATAACATAATCCTCAAATAGAAATGAATATTCCTCTTCTTTGTTCTGAAAAATGAAGTGGTTTGAAATTTCTAAGCTGCCTACCGGTAGATTTATTTTATATTCAAATGGAACAATCTCACTTATTTCTTCAGTATTACCCGAAACATCTAATTCATAAGTTTTTTCAAATCGCTCTTCATCAATAGTATCGATTAGATTTTTTTGATAAACTTGCGTAATTTTCCCAATAGTGTCCCGCAAGACACCATTTATCTCGATTCCAATTCTCATGATTCGTATCTTTTAAGTATTTTACTAATCAGAGGATTTCTTACAATATCTTTATTATCAAATTCGAATACACCAACATCAGGTAACTCTTTGAATTTCTCAATAGCATCCCAAAGCCCCGACTGTCTTTTATCTTTATATCTGTCAGTTTGTTCTAAATCCCCCGATATGAAAAATTTACTATTAAAACCTATTCTTGTCAATAAAAGTTTCATCTGATTTGGAGTTGAATTTTGTGCTTCCTCGAAAATAAGAATAGAATTATCGATGTTCATACCTCTCATATATGCTAGCGCGAATACCTCAATAACATCAATTTGTTTTAATTTTTCACGAGCTTCTTTACCAATGATTTTATTCATCAAGTAATAAGATGGGAAAATATAGGGGTCTAACTTTTCTTCCACATTACCTGGTAATGAACCAAGTTTTTCTTCAGCTTCTACTGCGGGTCTTACAATAATAATCTTCTCATAAGGAGTTTCAGGGTCTGATAATAAATCAAGTGCCGCTTTCATAGCAATATAACTTTTACCGACACCAGCTGGCCCTGAACATATTGTAATTTGATTTCCTACTAATAAGTCGTAATATTTTTTTTGGTTTTCAGATAAAAATTTTTCTTTTGATTTCTTTTTTATTATTTCCGTGATTTGGTCTTTCCTACTCACATTTTTTCTTGGCTCATCTTGAACCGGAACGGTTTTTTTTCTTGTCATTTTTTTTATAATTTATCGAAAATTTGAGAAAGTGAATTAAATGAGTATATTCTTTCATTATAAGAATAACTTAACTCATTATCTAATACAAATCTTTTATTAATTTTATTTATATTTTGAGTTGTAAAAGTTCTAATTATTGGTGAGGTATTGACCGCTATTATATTTTCACAATAGTTTGATAAATTACCAATATCAATTAATGACATACCGTAGTCTGTCGTACACTCGTAATTTTTTATTTTTTGGGTGGTGATAAATGTTTTTTCTAATTTAGTCAACAAGTCACACAAATAGTAGAATTGATTTCCTTGATAATTAAATTGATTACTCATTGGCTGGGAGTTAATTATTAAATAGTCATATGTTTTATTTGTAGAAATTTCGTAATTTGAGTTGTCAAATAATAAATCGGTATTACTAAAAAATTTTGGTGATAATTCTAAATTAGATGACATTAAATTGAAAAAATCAACATAAAATAAATCAAGATTAAAATTATATTCACTTATTTTACGGTAATAAAAACCATCTCTTCCAATCCATGTATTATACGAATCTGACGGTACTAAATGATATGGATGTATCTGTATATTTTCACCTATTATATGTTTTTTTAATTCATTTATATATTGCGAATGAACATAATAATTAAATAAAACATCCGAATCTAGGTATTTGTTTAAAAAATGAATTGTAAAAACATTATCACCTAAACGACAATCATTGTGTAAATTAATAATTCTCATTTATAATTGTGAATCAAATTTTTTGTCCAACAACCATGAAAGAATTATTTAAATCTATTCCACTTGAATATATATTAATGTATCCCTTTTGTATCATATAATCTTTTATGATTTCAGATGAGAAAATATGTCGATGTTTTTTATTATTCCATGGTCTCCAGTACTCTTGTGAATAATCAGGAAGATACAAAAACAAAATTCCATTTGACTCAATCATTTCGTACCAATAATCCATAACCTCAACCCAATTGTCTACATGTTCCAAACAATGTGAAGAGTATATGTAATTACATTTTTTAGGTAGATTTAAAGCATGGTATTCATCATCAAAATCCAAATCTATTGGAAATGAACCGGGTAATGACCACTCAATTTTTTTAGGGCCAATATCATATCCAAATCCTTCACAAAACTCTTGGGCGAAGGGAATTGAAAATTTAGACCCATTCCCTTTTGATTGAAATTCGGGGTATTTTTTTCCTTTAAACTCTATTAACTTCATATTATTTATTTTTTTTAAAAATTCCAGTCAATATATTTGGTAATAAATCAACCGGTTTCCTTATTATGTCTTCAATATTTGAATAACAAATTAATTCATAACCTTGTTCTTTCATAAATTTTTTCATTCCCGTTCTATTGAAATGCCATAAGTGTTCATTTTCTCTTCTATGTTTCCATCCCATAAACCATTCGTCAGATAAATAATGACACTCGGGTAAAGAGATATAAATGTAATCACAATTTAATTTTTCAAGAAAATAAACATCATCAAAATGTTCTAAAGAATCAAAAAAACAAACAACGTTAAAATGACGATTATAAATTTTATCAATATCTAAAAAAATACAATCTTTTGGGATTTCATAACCGCTAATATCAGTTCCATAACACTTATCTATATTTTTTTTACAAATATTTAGAAACGAACCATTACCGTACCCAACGTCTAAAATTGAATTTATGTTTTCTTGTATAACACCGCTCATAAAACCGTACCTTAAATAAGACATATTATCTACTTTAGGTCCGTAGTTATTATAGCTATTATTTACGTAATCAACATTATAGTTTATTTTATTTTTCTCAATTTGAAATATTAATCCATTTTTGTCTTCTTCGTAATTTTTTAACATTCTTAATAATAAATTTTAATAATTATTACCTTCACTATAGTATACTTGCCAATAGTTAATCATTTCATCTAACATGGTTTCAAATGTATAATCGTGAGTCCATCCAGTTGATTTAACTAATTTAGAAGAATCACCCTTCAAATCGTGTAACTCTTCGGGTCTTAAAAACTTTTCATCTTGTTTTACATATTCAGACCAATGAAGTCCAAGTCTTGTAAAAACATAATTAACAAGTTCTCTCACAGAGTGTGAAACACCTGTAGAACAAACAAAATCATCAGGATTATCTAATTGTAGAATTTCCCACATTGCCTTTACATAATCTTTAGCATGACCCCAATCTCTGGTGGCATCTAAATTACCTAATCTTAACTCATTAGATAACCCAAGTTTAATCTTAACCGCTTCTTTACAAACTTTATTTGTGACAAAATTAGTTCCCCTTCTTGGTGATTCGTGGTTAAACAAAATACCATTTGAAATAAACATTCCATATGAGTTACGATAATTACGACAAATGTTATAGCTAAAAACTTTAGCACATCCATATGGGGAAACTGGATTCATTGGCGTTGTTTCTCTTTGGAACCCGTCTGAATCGATAGAGTTACCAAACATTTCCGAAGATGAGGCTTGGTATATTTTAGTATTTGGTTTTATTAATTTAACGGCTTCAAGTAGATTTAAAGTACCTAAACCAGTTACTTGTGCGGTATATATTGGTTGGTCAAAAGATATTCTAACATGAGATTGTGCGGCTAAATTATATATCTCATCAGGCATTATTTTTTGAATTACTCTTACCAACGAAGACATGTCAGTCAAGTCGGCATATTCTAAAGTTAATTTGGAGTAAACATTGTCCAACCTAGCGGTTTGATTCTCGGCCACGGAATTTCTTTTCAATACTCCATAAACTTCGTATTCTTTGTCTATTAAAAACTCGGCTAAATAAGACCCATCTTGACCATTTATTCCTGTTATTAATGCTCTTTTCATAATTTTGAATTATTGTATAAATTTTTGAATCTATCATATACAATTTTACAATATTCTATTTTATCAGAAATAGTTTGTAAATATATACTTCCATCGTGACGTACATGATTATAATTCAATTCAGAAGAACAAAAAAACTGAACTTCAGTATTTTCCATAAGTATTGTATTAAAAAGTTTTACGTCACAGCACGGACTATTAAGTATTAATTCTAAGTCACCATTAAAATCTATATTTTCTATTATTTTTCTGTTGATGACATAATTACCTACATTCATAAAAAAAGCTAAATTATTAAAATCAAACTCATATAAATTTTTTTCCCCAAAAAATAAATTGGACATGAAAGTTAAATCATAATCAGGTTTCGCAAAACTAGGACATATAATAGTGTTAAAATTAAAATCTTTAATAAGGGAAATTGAAGTTTTGAAATAATTTTCTTCGGCAAAATTGTCACTATCTATAAGTGCAACCCAATCGTTTTTGGATTTTTTTAAAACCTCAAGTTTATTTAAAAAAGGACCTAAAATTTTTTCATTTTTAAACACTTTTATTTTTTCGTGGTCGAAGTAATAATTTATTTTTTCATAATCTTGCCCATTTTCATCAACTATTACAATTTCATCAATTAATTTGTTCTGTAAATATTTTTCTAAATTGTTTTTTAGAAAAGAATCAAAACGGTTTAGAGTTGGTATACCTAAAGTGATTTTATTCATTATTTTTTTAAGTATAACGCATCCCCCCAATTCCACCCGGTTATTTCTGTAACAACTCTTTCAAAACCAAAATTAGACAAATATTCATCAATATCAGATAAAAGAGGACAACCTTTATAAACTTCATTAGTATTAACTTCAGTATAAATATAATTAAAGTTTTCTAATAAATTCCCAAATCCTTTTAAAGCCTCCAACTCATACCCTTGAATGTCCATATTTAGAAAATTAAAATTACCAGGATTTATATTATTTTCTTTATATATTTCTTCCATAGTTCTAACATCAATTTCCATTGAATCAATATAAACAACATCGGGATGACTTCCCGAATGTGTGCCGAATTCTAAAACTGAAGATGATTGCCCGTTATTAGATATATTGAATTTAACCTTTTTGTTCTCGGAGCCAACTCCTGAAATTATTACTAAATCTTCCCCAACTTTTTCTTTTATTATTTGATAGTAATTTGGGTTGGCGTCAATCCAAATTACATCCTCAATATTGTTTTCAGTATACCACTGTTTTTCTTCTGCATGATGGGCCCCAATGTGTACAGCCCCTTTGATTTTAGTTGTAAAAAAACTTTTTAAATTTGTTATTAACATAATAATATTTTTTAGTTTGATTAAATAAATTTATCAAACTTAATTATATTGTAAATTCAAATCCCGTAATTTGAATAAATAGTCGTCGTGAGTACCGTCCCAAATTAAATTATCACTATTTTTAAAATCAGATAAATTACAAACTAAATCATAGTTGTTTTCGAGCATGAAATTAAACAAAACTTCTTTATCAAAATTATATACTTCAATTAAAATATATGTAGGACTTACTATTGAAAAATCTAGCCCTTTCAATACCTCCAATTCATACCCTTCAACATCCAAAGAAAAAAAATCAATTTTTTTAATATTATTTTCTTGTATTATTGAGGTCAGAGTTTTGGCAGATACTGAAATCAAATTTTTAAATCCTAATCGACTACCATTTACGGACGCCATTAAAGTACCGTCAAAATCACCCAATACAGTTTCTTCGATATAATTATGTGATACTAGTGCCACATTGTAAAAAATATTTTTTTTAGAACGATTTTCAACCAGTTGTTCAAAAGCTTTAGGAGAAGGTTCAATTAACAATCCCGACCAATTTTTTTCAGTTTCAAGTAATAAGGTATTACTTTGGGTTTTCCCATCATGAGCTCCACATTCAATGTAAAAACCGTCAGTAAAGTCTAAAATTTTATTTATTTTTTCTATAATTTCCATTTTTTTTTATAAATTAACTAGTTTTTTTATTATATTTTCATAACATCCTTCATAGGTATATAGTTCTTCGAAGACTTTCTTACCATTTTCCTGCAATCTTTTAATATCATCTTCATTGTATGAATGTAAAATTTCACCAATTTTATTTATTTCTGATTGGTGAACCAAAACTCCGTAACTATTAAAATCAACTAAATCTTGAAACGGAATCCAAGGAGTATCATAAATATAAACAGGAATTGAGCCTAAATTAAGCGATTCGCAAATTCTAAAAGATGTCCTACCATAACCTCTAGGACATAAAGAAAAAATACTTTTTTCCATGGTCTGTTTAAAATCCTCATAATTGGTTCTTTCTTTTAAGATAAAACCTTCTTTATTGTGAACCGCACCATAAAGTTGTTCTCTGATATCATGTCTTCCTCCTATAACACCAATAAAAGAGGCGAAAATGTCTCGAGGTCTTTCTATTTTTTCGACCGGACAACAAATTAACGGAATGGGGTAATCCCCAATGCCACCACTGGCAAAAGAATATAAATTTAAATTACTTATATTGTGTCGTATACCATCATCCCATTGTACCACTGTAAATAATTTTTCATTGGACGGAACCTCGTTCAAAAATTGTTGTAAATCTTCTGTAGGGTCTGATAAGTAATTTCTACTAATATAAAAACAAGTCCACTGAACGGGTAAATATTTTATATTCGTAACCCTTGTTTCGTTTTTGAATTTATTAAAAAAAAACTCCTCAAATACCATGAAATTATTAGGTGGGTAATTGTGATTAGTTTTTGTTAAAAACAATTCTGGAGTTTTATAAATTTGATTCATTATATAATTTTTTAAATTTTATTCCAATGATTAAGTACGAAAATTTCTCCATGCCAAATAGTATATTTTTTTGGGTCTGGGTAAAAAATGTTATTTTGGTTCCCCAAAAAACCTATCCACCAAGAAAATGTCCCAAGTGAAAGTACCTTATATTCAAATGAACTGGCAAAAATTATTGTACCCAAAGGATTATTTTCGTATAAAGTCAAATTGAATTTATTTATCAATTTAATAACGGTTGGGTGGTTTGGAGAATCACTTGATACGAATCCCCTTTCGAAAGGGATTTTGTCGATGATGTTTTCGTAATAATCATAGTCAGCATATTTGTTTTTAACAGGATTTATGTCGTATAATAAATCACCAAGTCTTACATGTACAAATAAATCCTTGTTTGGTGTGTGTTTAATTTCTTTAATAAAATTTTTCTTATCGTTAATCAAACCGACAATTTCTCTTGTTTGAAAAAAATCATTAAGATTTAGATTGAAATTAATTTCGTCCTTATTAAGGATTTCAAAAAAATTATTATTGTCGACTCTATTAGTTTCCGACCAAATTTTTTTTTCGAAAATTGGATTTATCAAAATAGTATTATCAATAGGATTTTGAATGTGTTCTTTGAATTTTTCGGATAATATAATACCCGTAAAATTTTGGAACAAATTATTTCCTAATCTCCCATCATAACTTATTGATATCATATTACAATATTTTAAAAAATGTTAATAACTAAGTATTTTATTTTTCCAAAACTCAAAATCTAATTTTTCTAAATTCCATTTTTTACTTTTTATTCTATCGAATTCCGAGTTCAAAAAATCCTCATTTATTTCTGTCCAAGAATCCACAAAACAAATTGGTAAATCTTTGTAAAATGAATTATTGATGTTCCTTTTTTCTACCGGAATTGAGCCAACATATAAAGTTTCCCAAGTTCTATGAGTATCAGTACCATTACCTTCAGGGCACAAAACAAATTTATGTGTTTTTACATCTTCAATATAATTCTTAAAATCAATACCATTACTTCCCCTTTTGATAGTTACCCATTTTTTGTCATTAAAAATATTGTATGGTTCGTATCTTTGAGGCGGATTTGTCTCTACATTAAAATTTATATAAAGTAAATTTTTATATGATAAGTTTAAATTACTGTAATGAATTATATTATCTAACTTTTGTTCGTGAACAAACCACTCTGAATTCTCTAAACCAATAGGTATCGATTCTATTTTTTCATGTTTTATACAAACATTTTGACCAAACCATTTTATTAAATTTTTTGGAATATAATTTATATTTGCATAATATTGTTGGTCATAATCCACAATTTTCCCATCACTATTATGAGATACTAACACAAAATCAAAATCAGGTGGACTCATAAAAAATTCATTGACCTCATGAGTTGCCCTATAAAAAACTCTTCCGTTACCAATGGTTCTGAATTTTTCTCCTCTAATGTAATTCATGACATTTTTTAATTACTGAAAATAATAGTATTATCATTGTAAAATTTATTAAATTAAAAAGTATATGTTTTATTATTTATTTTTTTACAAAACTACCCCACAATACGTTTTTGAAGTCTTCATAATAAAAAGGTTCTAAATTGTTTATTTCGATAGATAATTTTATTTCACCGTAACTAGACTCTGGTGGATGAGGCCAGTTAATTCTCGACTGGATTTCACGATATTCATTTAAATTATCAGTATAATCGTGACACATTATAACATCACCTGACTTTAAAAATTGAGAATATAGATTAAATTCTTGATTTTTACTACCCCCGTCACAAAGGAGTAATGTCTTACCTTCCCTTTGAATAATGTTTTTAATATCTTCTTTTATGTTTTCACTGAAGCAATCTCCTTTTATGAATTTAATATTTTCATTTTGGACTTGCAAAAATTCAAATGTAATATCATAACAAAATAAATCAGTTTCTAATTTTTTGTTTTTATGCATCCAAAGAGATAATCCTCCTCGGTGAAACCCAATCTCGACTATCTGATTAAATTCTTGTAGAATATTCAAAAATGGGATTTGAATTCCAGGAGTTTGACCTGCCACTACATTTTCCACTAATAAGTAAGTTTCCATTTTTTTAATTTATAATTTTATTAAATATTTTTTTTGTTGTAAGATTATTTTTAACATAGTCTAAAACAAATTTGTTATTATCTAAATTTATTTCCTTTTCTTTTGAAAATTTTATTAATTCAACTTTAGGTAAATCAACCATAGTTAAAGGAGGACATTGTTCCAAATTTTCAAATAATGGGATGCAACCGTTCATCATTATTTCATAGTGTCTCATACAATCCCATCCACCTTTCATTTTAGTAATGGCAAACCAACATTCGGCATAATGACGAAAATAATCCGATTCGTATTCATATAGATAATTTCTGCTGAAATTTGGTATTATATCTGAAGTTAATATTTTTTTTTCAGAAACCTCACTTAAAATTACTTCTTCAGGGACACCAAAATTAATTGGGAAAACGTAAGGATGGTTTTCATATAGTTCTCTTTTGAAATAAGTACTTTTTTCAACAAACTTAAATATAATCTCTGAATCGTCTTCGCCATCAATAATTATAATGTCTTCCTTATCGTAAACACTCGAAACTAACTCCCAATAATCTTGACACCTCCAAATTGAACCATAAATAATTTTGTCGAAAAATTTATCCCTGATTAACTCTTCAACACTTCCAGGAAGTTCATTATACAATGAATGGTCTATCTTTCCGGAAATAGTAAATCCACGACCGTATAGTTTTTTTTTACTCTCAATATCAAGATTGTCGTACATATACCACATTTTATTTGTTTCGTAAAAATTTTTACCATGAATTTTTTTACCTCCATGGAATATGACATCAGACATATAGTCAATTCCCCCCGCATTTGTTATGAACAATGTTTTCATTAAATTAGAGATTTAATTTTTCCAATTTTTTTTGAATATGTCTTCAATATACTTAAAAACAACTTCGTCATAATGAGGGGCAGCCCCCAAGAAAAAAACTTTATCCAAAACCTTATTAGAGTTGGGGTACTTATCTAAATCATCTAAATAAGAATACCCCGGATGAAATAAAATGTTTCCCGCAAAATAGTTTCTAGTTTGTATTTTGTTTTCCTCTAAAAATGAAACTAGTTTATCTTTTAATTTTTTATCTTCACAAATAAAAGGAGTTCCAAACCAACATACATCGGATTTGTCTAACGAACTAACCCCTTTAATCCCATTTACGTATCTTAACAAGATTGACTCAACTATTTTTTTAGAATTTTTTCTTTTGGTGTCAATATCCTTAAATTTTAATAATTGTTCCATACCTATTGAACCCTGTAAATCCATAGGTTTCAAGTTATAACCCATATTTGTAAAAACATATTTGTGGTCAATGACTCCGTCGTATGATTCCAACCATTTACCAAATCTCAATTGACAAGTCCCACAAGACAATAGATTTGCTGAACCAACACAGTAACAATCTCTACCCCACCAAGAGATACTCACAAATAATTTTTTAAGACCTTCAATGTTAGTGGAAACCATACCACCTTCACCTGTTGATATATGATGTGCGGGATAGAAAGAGCATGACCATGCCACATAATAATCACTTATCGGTTTTCCATCCCATTTAGTGCCTAAACTATCACAACTATCACCAACTAACTGAATATTATGTTTTTCACATAAATTTTTTAGGTAATCCATGTCAGGAGGATTACCTAAAACAGGAGAAACAAAAATAGCCTTTGTTTTTTTAGTTATTTTTTCTTCAATTTTCGTAATATCAAAATTTAAAGTTTTCCATTCGATATCGACAAACACCGGTTTTAAATTGTTCTGAACTATTGGGGCAATAGTTGTCGGAAAACCAACTGGTGAAACTATTATTTCATCATCATCCGACCAACCAAAAAACTTTTTTAAAGCGGTGATTAAGACTAAATTGGCCGAACTACCGGAATTAACCATATGAGAAAACTTAACACCGAACATCTTTGAAAACTTACTTTCAAATTTATGGACATTTTCCCCGGCAACAATCCATTTACCTGAAATTAAAGTTTTAATTGCGGATACAATTTCTCGTTCGTCCCAAAACGGACCTGAATAAAGAACTTGGTCTCTACCTGGAGTAAATTTTTTGTTATAAAGATATTTTGGCTCATTTAATTTTAAATACTCGCCAATTTCACTTAACAAAGTCTCTAAACTTTTATCCATTATTTAATTTTAAATTATGTATATTTATAATATTGGTAATATCTGTATCAATATTATAATCTGCGGACCTTAATCTGAAATGATATTGGCTTAAATCAAATTGCTCAATAGGCATAGGACTATTTGATAACGCATCTTGCCTGCGACCCTCAACCATAGGAATTCCAAAATCTCTCATCAAAATACCTAAAGAAACATCATCAATATAGTTATGATTCCAAAGATGTTTATTATCTAAAATTAATTTAACCAAATCCCGACTCAGGAAATAACCACTACCTGAGCAGAAAGGGATACCGTCATGACTTACAAATCCACCGCAGTAAAAATTATTTTTAGGTTTATCTGTAAGAAATTCGGTTAGTTTTTCCATGTCAACGTATGACGATAAAGTAGTTCTAAAAATATAATCAAAATCAAATTTTTCATATAAAATTTCTAACATTTCTAAAGTTCTATAACCAATTCCATATAAACCTTCGTCATATATTGTATAAATTTTCTCATCAACAATTTCATTTTTTTCTCTATTACCATAATAGAAAAAAATTTTATATTTATCTTTATATAAATTATACCATGTCTCTCTTACGACGGCCTCCAATCTCGGATAGTGCCTCGCCTCCATTGCTAATATTGATACGATGACTTTCATTTTTATTATAATAGTAAAATTAATTAATTTATCAAACTAAATTTAAGAAGTTTTTAAGTTATATATTATCTTCATATTTCTAACATCCACACTACGGTCGGGTTCCCAGTAATTATTAAAATTTTCTTTAACTCTATAATGAAAATAGTCCATAGGAGGGTTGTCTGAAGGAAAATCAAATCTATGACCTCGAATTGGGTAAACCCCAAAACTCTTAAGTATTTTGGCAACAATAACATCATCCATGTGACTTGTCTCCCACAAATTTTTATTTTCAATAATTATTTTAACTAAATCTTTACTCAAAAAGTAACCGGACCCCCCACAAAAATCTATACCATCATGACACCCCATTTCACCGAAATAAAAATTTGATTTTGATTTATTATCCAAAAAAGAATAAAGTCTATCTATATCAATATAGGAAGATAAATTTGTCCTAAAAATATAATCAAAATCAAAATTATTGTACAAAAATTCATACATTTTTAAAGTTTTAATCCCAACATTTTCAAAAGACTCGGTAGTATTAATATAAATCCTATCATCAATAATTTTATTTTCAGATTCATTACTACCGTAGTAAAAATAAACAGGAACAGAATTAGAGTTCAAATTTAACCAAGTTTCTCTAATGGTGTCCTCAAGTAAATCATATGGTACAAATTCTGAAGAAATAATAGAAATAATAACCCTATGTTTTGTCATATTTTAGTTGAATTTTTTTAAATTTTTACAGTGCATATGTAAATTATTAATTTTAACTTCTTTACCTTTGAAGATGGTTACAGGGTATTTTCTACCAAACTCATCTATTCTGAAATCAAAATTGAACGAAGACGGATTAATTAAACAACTTTCATTTATAAACCCCGTAGTGTCCCCTCCAATATTTCTAGGGTCAACTCCTCCCAAATATTGTCCTAAACAAGCCGCATCGAAAATTGAATTAAATTTATTAAAATTATTATGGTAATGAGATGGGTTATTTGTTCTGTGCCCCATAGAAGAAACTAAATCTAAATCATAGAAATCCGGGAATAGAGGTAAATTATATATCTCACCCCCACTATGGTATCTATATTCAGATAAGAGAGACATATCATTTGAATCCGAAGACCCAATAATAAATTCATTTAATTTACGTATTGATTCTAAAGATTTAAAGTATATAAAAGATGGAATACATCTTGAGTCATTATCAAATACCGACGCAAAAGTATAATTCTCTATAAAGGTTTCCAAATGTTCTGATATGTTAATATAGATTAAATTGTCGTTCTCGAAGTGAAATACGTTAGATAAAGAAAATTTAATCATAACCTCTTCAATAATCAAAAAACGCTCAGTAACTGATTTCCAAAACCCATCCCTGAAATTAACATCATAACCTTTAGTTTTATTAAAACTATTATGATTTTCTGTTTTTTCTAATTCTTCAATAGAAACAAAACTAACTAAATCATCATTTATAATTTTATTTTGATGTATTTTGTTAGATGCTATAAAAATTTTACAGTTGTTAAATTTTAATATTTGTGTTATACAATCGTTTATATAATCAACAAATTCATTTCCTTGGTGAACAAGTACAATTGAGTATCTATTATCCATATATTTAATTAACCTGTGACCTGTGACTATGGTGATAATAACCAATTCCGTTTGCCGAACCAAATAAGCTCTCATCAACAAATGAAGATAAAACCAATCCCCAAATAGGTAAATCACCCCATCGGTTTATGTATATACAATTAGAATCATTTACACATTGTAAGAATTTTTGAACCATGATATTTTCTTTAAAATATTTGAGGTTTAAACAAGTAAAGTTTGTATATGGGCACTTTATGTCATCAAATTTTTTATCAACTATAATAGAATTATCGGTTAAAAACTTACTCCATAAGTTTTCCAATCCAACCGTAACATACGATTCATCTTTTCCTTGAAAAAGTGGGGATAGGAAAACTTTTTTTCCGTCTTTAAGTTGTTGTATATAATCTTGGTTAAACCTGTGTACAACACAATCCTCATCTATCCTAATAATATAATCATATCCATCTAAATAATCAAAAAAATCTATCGCCCAAAAATGACACATATGTTTATACCCTAAAGGAAACCAACCTGATTCTGGTGTGGAGTGACAAAATTCAGATTCAGTTTTAACATTTGAGTCGTTGAACCCATTTTTACTGTTACTGCTTTTTACGTCAACGAAAGTCAGTTCGATTTTACTCAAAACTTTTATATAGTTTTGATGGTCTACTGAAATATTCCCCTCGTGAAAAATTATATTGTCAAAGTTATATTTTGAATTTTTGACAATGTTTTCATATATTGAATTATTTCTTTCTATCAAACTATTATAGTCCGATAATCCTCCATATCCTCGAGATAGAGTTACAATTGCTATTTTATTCATAGTAATATTTAACTAGTTGGCCAAGTCATGTGTCTATTGTGAGACCAATTTTGGTGATGTTGTATTAATCCTGATAAGTATAGTATTTTTTTCAATTTAATAAAGTTGAAAAAACTAATTGACCTTTCAAAAGCATGACCACTATTCCAAGTGTATTTAATCTCATCTATTAATATTTCAAACCAAGACATGTATTCATAAAAACTTTCTACTGAAATTGTAGAATTACTTCCCGAACTCCAATGACCATCACCAATTATTTTCCAATTTTCAACTAATTCAGGAATATCAATATCATAATGTTTCTTTATTGCAGGTATTAATAATTCGCCAATCCATGTAGAGTCGTTTATAAAATACATTGAAACATGGAGGGCTCGATATCCAATAAAATCAGGTTTATTTTCTAATGTAGTTTGAAGATGAGGTAAGAAATGTCCTGCAACTTCTATATCATATTCAAATAAATTTACATAATCCGCGTCTATTAGATTATTTTTCCATAAAGCGTACCATCCGGTGAATGAGGTAAATTTAGGATATATTTCTATGTTGATGGGTAAATTTCTACATATAATGACATTTTCTAAATTTTCAATTTGGTCTACAGGTAATTCAGTACCTAAAAAAACAAATTTTAAATTAGGTAGATGGTTAAATTTGCCATTAGATAAAAATTCTAATATTAGATTTTGGTCATGACAAAAAATAAATGATTGAATTCTCATATTAAAAGTACTTTTACGATAAATACTAATTCTCGACTAATTCCTTCATATTTTTATCATAATCAACGTAATGGTCTTGGGTTCCGTGAGAATTCATTTGGAGATGTTTTATAAATCCTTGCGTAAGAATTGGTTGTTGTTTAAACATCAGACAATAAAATGTAACAGACCTTTCATGTCCGTGACCTGCGGTTTTGGAATGTTTTATTAAATTAGCCAACGGCTCAAACCATTTCATATAGTTATTAAAGAATGAAACCTCCATAGTACAATTACTTGTGGTTGACCAAGCAAGTTTTGGGTTTTGTTTGATATATAATCTTATTGTTTTTTCCAAATCAATTTTATATACCTGTTTAATAGCGTTGAATAACTCTTCAACCCAATCTTTGTTATCTATAAAATGGTAGTTGGTACAAGGGAATGGGATGTATCCAATCATTTTTTGACCATCATACATAAACTTGTCCATAGTCTGTTCCAAATTAGGATTAAGAATAACATCGTATTCAAACAAATTTACATATGGGGTTGTTATTAGATTATTTTTCCATAAAGCGTACCACCCTGTATAAGCATTTATATTGGGATACTCCTCGATGTTGTGAGGTAAATTTCTGGCAACTATAATATTAGAATTATTTTCTATTTTATCTGTGTCACCATTACCTAAAAATACATATCTGTATTTTTTAAGATTTTTAAATTTACCCGAATTCTCATAATCCAAAATTATATTTTGGTCATGACAAAATATGAATGTCTCACAAATACCATTATTGGTAATATCCAAAGGTAGATTTTCTTTGAATTTTTCAGAGAAGAATACTCTGTTATCCTCCCAAGATTGATTGGTCATACCGATAGAAAGGTGAGTAACTCTAATATCAGTAACAATTCCTATCTTAACATTATCCATGTGATTTGGGACACAGAAAGACAAATCATAAAAGTGAAACCCTTTGAACTCCTCGTCAAATCTATGTTTGATTTTGGTTTTATCCAAAGTCATAAATAACCCATCAATTAAAACAACTTCCTCAATATTGTTATTTATGTGTTTAGAATATGTACTGGTCCATTTTTTACCTTCGTTTTTATGATTAACAATTCCGTACATTGTTTGAGGTATCTCCCACCATTTACCCGAGTCAGGTAAATACTTTGAGCCGGCAAGACCAATTACCCCGAATTCGGGGTTTTTACTATAATGTTTTAGTAACTTACTACCCCAATTATTGGTATCAAATTCTAAATCATCGTGACACAAAACAACAATATCATTTGATGACTCATTAAGGATTTTATTGTAAGCTTGGGGTAATGACATTATCCCATCATTCACGATTTCGATAACCTCAACATTTTTTAATCCACAAGATTTTTTTAAAATCTCTGTATATTGTGGGTTAGATTTTCTTGTGCTATATCCTATTGTAATCATATTCCAGTTGAACCAAAACCGTTCTCGTTTCTATCCTTTTTTATTTCTTCCATAGTTTCCTCTAACTCAATCCACTTTCCATTTACCACAGGACAAAGAACCGCTTGACCTACCTTTGTACCTTTTTCTATGGTATAAGCAAAATTATTTGAATTAAAAATAATAACTTTAATTTCACCCGTATAACCATTATCAACAGTACCTGGAGAGTTCATAACAAACAAACCTTGATTGATTGCAAGACCACTCTTTGAACGAACTTGGATTTCATATCCATCTTTAATGTCAAAAGAAAGTCCTGTTGGAACCAAGGCTCTACCAAACATTGGTAAATAGACGGTCTCAGTGGCATATAAATCAAAACCTGAATCAGATGGATAATTATAATTTGGTTCTACAGCATCAGGGTGAAGTTTTTTATATTTCAAATTTAATCTGGGGACATAGGATGTCATTTCATCCTCAAGTTGTTTTATATCTAATCCTGTTTCGTCTAAAATCATTTGGAATGTTTCATCATCAAAATTTTCATCCAAATATTTGTTAAGCATCTCTGCTTGTTCTTTCAAAGAATTTAAGTCAGTATTCATTCTAATTCCTTTAATTTTTTTATTATGTCAATTAAGACTTGAACATCACGTTCACAATATTCACTAATTTCTTTTAATTTTCTATCAATCCAGTAGGTATTATGTACCTTATCCCCACTTATTTCACCATCTTTTGGTGTTGGTATATCCATACAAGAACAAAGTAAATCTAATGACCCTATTGAACTATATGCTCCGTATTGCCAAATCTCCTTTGTGTCTATTGCTTTAATTTCCCAAGGCTTGGTATCATATGATGGTAGGATTGAAGGGGGTAGTAGATTATTAATAATCATTCTTTTTGCCAACATTGGTATGTCAAAATTCTTTAGATTATGTCCACACAAGTGAAAATCTAATTTGCCACACCTATCAAGTAATTTTTGTACCCCCATTAATAATTCCTTTTCATCATCACCTGAAAAAGTTTGGGTCTTCGTTTCACCTTTATCAGTTACAAAGGCTACACTCACACAAACTATTTTGGCAAATTCAGGAACCAAAGACGTTCTTTTCTCAAAAACCTCATCATGAGACAAACCTTCATCCTCTGGAAACCTTTTTTGAAACCAATCAAAATATTTTAAAAATTGGTCTCCGATTTTTGGACTAAATGACTGGCAACTACTAAAGTCAGGACAACATCCAACGGTCTCAATGTCGATAAATAATATTTTTGTGATAGGTATTTTTATCATTTTACCAAAGTTTTATACCACTCGGCTCTTGTTTTTGTAACGTTTCTTAAATCATATGTATCTTTAACTGTCTCGTAAAGACGCTCACCCATATCCTTAATCATGTTTGGGTTATTGACCAATTTCTTAATGTATTTTGACCAATCGCTATGATTTTTGTGTTCATCAACCAATAAGGCATTCCCATCAACAAACTCACCATTCTTAAGACTATGTTTCAAATCTATGGTATATGGACCAATGTTAGAAGCAATCAATGCCTTTTTGTAGAACCCCGCTTCAATAACTTTGAGTTGTGATTTCATTCGATTAAAGATATGGTTTTTAATTGGTGCCAAAGATATGTCCAACTTTGAATAATTCATTGCGTAAGTTGTAACAGGTTTGGTCCACACTCTTTGATACGGTAGGTTTATCTCTAATTTGTATTCGGTTTCGGTAAATTCCATTAGATACTTTTTGTAATCTTCACTAATGATTGAATACTTGTCTGTGAATATCTCTTCATAACGAGCCCATACAGTTTCGTGAGGTAAGATAGGACGTTGTTTTTGTTCTCCTGTTTCTTTGTTAATCTCGGTCATTGTTCCACGAGTGTCAAAACCACAAAGAACATATTGAATTTTATCATTTAACTCTTTCCCATTTTTTTGAACAAATCCATCGAGCAATGCTAAATCATGTAAATGGGATGAACCACCCAACCAACCAACTCTAATTCTATCAGATTCAGGTGTTACTTGTTTGAATTGAGTCTCTTGAGGGTCTATCGCATTTGGGAATATTTCGACATTTTTATTCAACTTTTTAATTTCTTCCGCGAATACGGTAGTGGTCGTAGTTACGTAACTTGCTTCACGTAAATTAGCCATGATTTTTTCATGAATTTTATTCTGAACAATCAAATGATGAATTGGGTGTTCTATGGTTGGTAACCAATAGTCATCCAAATCTACAATTACTACAACACCTAAAGACTTTAAAAATTTAATTAGGTTAGGTGTATTGTCATAATTGTGTCCAATGTTTCTATGGACATGGACAATCTGATACTTTTTCCAATAATTAATATCATCTACTTTTGGTTCGTAATCAATATCCACATGAAATTCATCCGAATACATGTTTTGAAGATATACGTGAGGGTCTGTTGACCTAAATTTACCAACTCCGGTTCTATCTGATGGGAGAACTAAAACTTTAATTTTTTCGCTCATAATTTTTTTATATGAGGAAAATATAAGTTAAAAATCACATAATATCAACGATGGTAAAATAAAAACCCCTCACTTGGAGGGGTTGGTTTAAATAACTCTACCTGTACTTTTCACTTCTGTGTTCAATCACCACAATTAAATCATCCCATCTATTTTTGTTAACTCTTAAATCAATTGTATATACAAAATATTTTTGCATATCGATAACACTATATATTGAACCTATAAATGACGGGTCTTGGATATCTTCAATTATCATTATTCCTCCCTCATTTAAAAGAGGAAGGTAAATTTTTATCGCCTCCATTTGATGTTCTAATATATGAGAGGCGTCCTCTAAAATAATGTCATATTTTCTTTCGGACACTTGTGATATTATATTTGGGTCATCGAAACTCCCAAAATAAAAAGAGAATAAATTTTTATCTATCTTTAAATTGTCTACAATATCTATTCCATAATGATTAATATTTTCAAAATATTCAGAACAAATTGCAATATTCCCCCCCAAATAAACTCCAATTTCTAAAAAATTTATTGGTTTGTGTTTAAAAGGTGCAAATAGTCTATCATAAATTACTGAATAGGTATGGGCATTAACATTGTAATCTCCCTGCCAACTTAATTTATCAGTTATAAACTGATGTTTCATAGATAAATCTTTGTAACTATTTTCCATATTTTACTGTATCTTTTTTACTTTCGTGACCTTACCTTCGAATACGTGTTTTCCGACTTTAAATGAAAATACATCATTAGTTTTTGAAACTGATTCGGTTATCATTCCATTTTCGGCCAATACTTCACGAACAACTTCCTTTAACAACTCTTTTAAATTTTTATCATCTATTGATGGTTGTGTTTGACTTTTTTGAGTTGTTTGTTTTTTTGTATGACTTTCTTGAACATAACCATTGTTACTATTCATTAATCTTGCCGCCTTTTCTACCAACTCACTAGATAGAGTTGGACCTGCCATTGCATTCGGTTGAGCTATTGGATGTTCAATCATCAATTGTTTGATAGCATCAGGTAATTTAGAGGACATAATTCTGTCTTGCGAATTATTATATTGTGGTATTTTTGCTGCAACATTTTCCTGTACTATTTCTTGGGGAATGTTATAACTTGCTTGAATAGGTGAAAATGATTCTACCATAGGAGCTGAAAGTGTTTGACCTTCACTATGGCTTCTTGGGATTTCATTGTGTCTATCCATGATTTTTTTAGAAATCATCAATTTTTGTAACAGTTCGTTTTCGTTAGTCATATCAATAACAATTAAATTGGTTCTTGGTCGTATCTTGCGTTTATAATTACCTTAACCATACCTTTATCTCCTGTGGTGTTATATCCGGGTCTCACAGTTGAAAACTTTTCCCCCATTTGTTTGAAAGAAAGTATTTTATCAACTCTGAAAAGTCTCCACCCTGGTAAGGGTTGCTCCCCCTTGTATCCTGTATGTGAGGACCCTTCTTCATCCCAAGCTCGTAAAACAGGGTTATCCGCCTTACTGTAACCAAAACAAACAGGTTCTATTTGTCTTAATCCTCTACCACCTGGTTCATCCCCATCATAATAAATCACCACTTTTTGCCTTTTCTTAATGGCATCAACAATAGCATCAATTGAGGCTACTTCCAAAATAAGTGATTTAGCGATGTTGTAAAGTTTCATTACGCCGATGGAGTAGTATAAGGATTATTGGCTTTATATTCATTAAAAGTAATCTCGGCCCTCCTTTCAATGATGTCTTGTATCGCACCTGCGGATTGATTATAAACATCTAAAAAGTCTCCGGTACCCTTACCTAACAAATCACCATCGGCGATAGCGTCCTTATTTACCGCAGAATATTCATTTGCGGTTCTTGTATAATCATTTTTGGGTAATAATTTTTTTCTTTCCAAATCGGCAATTTGTGATAATTCATTGCTTGGTTGGTCAAAATTTAATGGCTCTCTTGCTGGCATATTAAATTATTTTTTTAATTAATTCGTTTATCCTTTTCAGGCTTTCAGTTATTTCTACATTATAATTATCTACCACTCGTCTATGTGATTGTGAGGGTCTATTCATTGCGGATAAATCATCCTGTTCATATTCTTGATTGTATTGGTTTGGTAATACTTCTGATTTAACTTCTTTACCAAGTTCAATCCCATCTCTCATGGACCCTAATGTGTTATCCACCCAACCTTTAACATAATGACCGCCATTTAATATAAATGGAAGTTCGTTCTCATGTCCGTTAAAGTTATCAAAGAAATTTTTCATTCTTTTCAATTGTTGGTAGGTCACTTCTCTACTATCTCTCAATTCTTGATTTCTCTTGAAACCTTCGGTTGAGTCATCGGCCCCAATCGCGGCCTCTTTACACTGCTCTAAATAAGTTAGAACATCTTCAGGTAATGGTACTTTTTTTCCGTATAGGTCCTTATTCACTTGATTTTAATGCTTTTATAAGTTGGTTTATACTAATTCCTTCACGTTCTGCCAATTTTTTTATGGCTTGTAAATTCTTATTTAATATTTTGCTAACACCCGTATCCTTTCCTACGACATCAGAATTATCTTTTGATTTTTTGGCTAAAATATCCTCAACCATTTTAATCATTTGTTTTCTTTGTTGTTCTTCTATAGTTTCTAATTCAGATAATCTTTGTCTTGTGAAAGCACCTTTCTTTTTCTTTTTATCTAATTTAGGGTCTTTCCCTTGTTCTAATGCTCGTTCTTCGGCATTATCAGAACCCATTTGTTTTAATGTCTTAACAGTATCTTCAAAATCTTTATCCTTTGTTTCTTCATAACCAAAAGCATCCGAATAGTCAATTTCATTTACCACTTTACCATCCTTTTCTTCACTTTCGCCCCAATATACACGGTATCCTCTCGTAACAGGGTCATTAGTTACCCTTGACATGGCAACAGTTTGGTCAGTAGTTTTTCTTGGGTGTAAAGCCATATTCAAGAATGGTATCTTTGAATTCAAAAATGTACCATCAGTGTCAATCAATTCATCAACTTCACCGCTCTTCTCGACGTTATCTAAATTATTATCAATTTCTTTCTTAGTTACCTTTTTACCCGAGTTCAAAAATTTATGTATGATTTTTTTTAACTTACTTTCATGTTTTTTACTAAATTCTTTTTTCTCATCTTTTTTTCTTGATTCGGATAAAGTATCTGCTACAGAATAATACAATGAAATTTTATCCCCTCTATCTTTCAAGAAGAAATATAAATTGTTTTTAAAGTATTCTTTGTTGTAACTAATCATAGCTTTTTATCAATAAATACTTCGACACAAGGTATTTATTTGAAAAAGTATGGCGAGCCAAAATATTAATCAGTACGTACCTCCCAATTCATACCCAAAATTTGCGGTAGGTACTACTGATATATCGTTATCATCCGATAATACGGGTTTCAATCAGGAGGTAGTGTTCTCCCCATACTTAATTGCTCAAACTTACGGTAATAAATTACCAATTTATTTTGATACTAACGACCCAAATACAGTACAAGATTATCAGTTACAATACGGTACATATAACCCATACAATATCTTTATATCACAAAATTATTATAATCCCAATAACGTTGATTTAGATTGTGAGCCCGAAGGTTCATCTTGTGATATTGGACTAACAGGTATTGATAATGGTTTAGTTTCGTCAATGACAGGTCAAACTATCTATTACACCAATGGTCTTTTTGGCCCGGGACTAAAATTCAATAGGCAATTCTATGACAGACGTTTTAAGATGTTTCAGGTTACTGCTTATACTGATTCACCTAATGTAAGATTTTCAGGTTTTTCGGGTGGTGTTGCTTATGAAGTTGTTAATAAATACGACATGTATATTGGTAACTACCATGAATTATACGGTGGTTTTTACCAAGGATTTTATAAATTACATGGATATGAATATGATATTCTTCCTGAAAGGGTAAATAAGGGATGGACGGTCGAGATGATATTGAAACCTCGACTGGTTAATGAATATACGCCGGTTTCGGGTAAAACTACATTAAATCAAATATACCCTGAAAACAAAAACATATTCTTTTATTTAGGGACCAGGGCTGAAAATAAATTCTACCATTATGCGGACGGGACCCCAAATTGCTTTACAGGGTATACTCGAATTACATCTCCATTAACATCAATTGAGACTTGTGCTTGTTGTAATAAAACAATTACTAACAGTAGATGTATCTATGTATATCCCCCTCGTTCGGTTAATGGTGTTCACGACCCTCACGCTAATTATGGTTGCAATATTTGTAACGGGGATGCCAGAGCTTCTGCAAGTTGTGGATGTGGATGTAACCTAACATTGTGCGAAAGTTGTGGGTGGGAATGTCAAACACACACTTGTGGTACGGTCATATTACCAACCCCAACACCTACACCATCCCCCACACCTGGACCTTATAATTGTATAACGGCAACACCTTGTGAAGTTTGTACGACTTGTCAAACTTGTGATACATGTAATGATTGTGAATTTGAGGGGTTTACATCGATTGAGGATACTTGTGAAAAGGACCCAAAATGGGATGCGATATCAAATAACTTGGCAATAAGGTTATGTGGCGACCCTAAAAACCCAAGTATCGGAGTTAAGGTTTTGAGATTTACTGGTGATTGTGAAAGTACCGGAAGTTGTCAAACTTCAGGTATTACCTTTGCAACTGGATATACAGTAGTTGAATACTGTTCCCCACCGATTTATCCATATTGCGAAGCAATAAATCCCGCTTATTTAGATTCAGAACATTGGTTCCAAGTCGACGTTGTTTGGGAAAGAAATACATGGTTAGATTATTGTGATTTGAGGAGTCGAGGTGGTTTAGAGGATATAACTCAAACTGTGTCACTCCAATCATTGGCGAATAATTCGGTAGCTTTAATTGTCCCGCCATATACAAGAGGTACCGAGGATTTAGAAATTGATATTGTACAGTTAAACGAAAAATGGTTATTAGATTCTTACTACAGAAAAGGTAAATTAAAAATTTATGTGAATGGTAGAATCATTTATACAATCGATGATTTTGAGGAAGTAATACCAAGAGCCCTCAACACAGATAAAGAAAAACAAGTTGGTGTTCCGTTTAATATATCATGGGGTGGAGGAACGCAAGGATTAAGAGAAAATCTAACCTTCAACCCTAAACCTGAATGTGACATTGCCTTTGGGGTTGAGGTGGACATCAATTTAAGTATTTTCATTTCCTCGGGTTCTATAAATATTAGATATCTATTAGATTCTGGGTTTGTTTTTGCCGAAAATATAACTCTGAGTTTTACTCACAAACTAGGTAAGACAAATGGTGAGTTCATAACTTTTAATTCCACCGTTACAATTGTATCAGGTAATTTATACGGAGAGGGATTTGTTACTCTACCTGATGATTTCTATGAATTAGATGGGGTTAGTTTAATAGAAAATGCGGTCGTTACACCATCAAACATCTCTTCTAATTTTATTGTGAGTTCGGATACAATGTTCATTACGCCTTCCCCAACTCCAACCCCAACCAACACACCAACTAATAGTCCGACTCCAACAAATACCCCTACCATAACGGTATCACCTTCAGAAACTCCAACAAATACCCCAACAGAAACATTAACTCCAACCCCTACTATTACAGAAAGTCCAACAAGTACCGTGACTGAAACCCCTACCAGTACTGTAACTGAAACGCCAACTTCAACTCCTACTGTAACCCCAACTTTAACACAAACAATTACCCCAACAATTACATCAACTGAAACTTTAACACCAACACCAACAATTACAAATACAGTAACTAATACTACCACTCCATCAAATACGGTCACTATAACTCCCACTATAACATTAACAGAAACTCAAACACAAACACCAAGTTTAACACCTACTAACACTCCGACGAATACTCAAAATTTCATAGAACCAACACCTACTAGCACTCCGACTAATACAGTTACTAATACAATAACAAATACACCAACAAATACAGTGACTAATACGACTACTAATACTACAACACCAACACCTACTATTACAGACACACCTACTAATACCCCAACAGTAACCGTAACTAAAACGCCTGGATTATCACCAGACCCAACATCAACACCAACCCCTACTATTACAGTAACAAATACTCAAACACCAACACAAACCCCAACCCCAACTAAATTAAATGGTGGAAGTATTTCTTTTGATTACACATTAAATAACTACTTATCGATGTCAGGTAGTAGCGACTGGGCGGTAGGTACTGGTGACTTTACTGTAGAAACTTTTATACAACAAACCTCTAACGGTAACGAAAATTACATATTTAGTTTGGGTACAGGGTCTAATTTTGGTTTAGCTATGGCTTCAGGAGGTAATAGATTAAATTGTTATTTTGGAGGTAGTAAAGTTTCTAATCAGCCGGTATCAACAGTATTAAATACATGGTATCACATAGCGATTTCAAGAATATCGGGTACCTATAACACATATTTTAATGGAACAAGGATTGACACATTTACAGATACTTCTAACATAAGTGATACTTCATCAAGTCTTTATGTTGGTTGTAATAATCCTGCCAGCCCATTCAACGATAATTGGGACGGTTTAATTACTAATTTCAGATTTACAAAAGGATTGGCTATTTACACAGGAGTGACCTATACCGTACCTACAAGTCCTGTAATATCATCAACAGACACAAAACTTTTATTAGCATCTAAAACTTCGGGTACATTTACTGATGACACAAGTAATACCCCTAAAACTGTAACAAACAATGGTGCAACATGGAGTGTATTAACTCCGTTTTTATAAAATGAGTAACTATATAACTATATAAGATAAATGGGAGCAAAGGTAAAAATAGGTAGTTATAATTATAGTGGTCAGAGCGCGAATATTACGTTTCTTCCTGAAACCGGGGGAACTATAAATCTCGGCACTCAAATAATACCATATGATTATAACAATTCTTATTTTTATGGAACATATAATTTAGATTTTACCGGAATAAATTATACGTGTTCTTTCATTATTTCGTCAACACAACCATTACCAATATACGTTACCCCAACCCCTAAAAAAATCAATTATGTACTAGATGGTACATACATCCAAGACCCAGAAAATTTACCAACAATAGATTTTTCAGGTACATCATTAAGTGGATTGACCACTAACATACTTTTAGAACAAAACTTTGCCGGCACATTTGAGGGTGGTATATCACAGTTTAGATTTTACGTAGAACCTTTATCGGCACCTGAAGTTAAGCATAATTTTGAGTTAAGAATGACTCAGTTTCAGATGTTTAATCCTGATTGTCCTGACTGTAAAGTTTCGGCTTGTACTCCTAACGATTTCTCATTAATCATTGCTCCGGCCACTCCGACACCAACAATGACAATGACACAAACTCCAACCAATACACCTACCGAAAGTCCAACCCAAACTCCAACAAGTACAATTACCCCAACTATAACAGATACACCTACTCAAACTCCAACTATAACAGATACACCTACTCAAACTCCAACAAATTCTCAAACCTTAACTCAAACTAAAACACCTACCGTTACACCAACAGTTACTAAAACTCAAACAAGTACACCGGCCCCAACAAAGACATCTACTAAAACACCAGCCGCAACTCCTACACCAACAAAAACTGTTAAATCAACTCCTACACCAACTAACACTCCCGTACCTACAAAGACGGCAACAAGAACACCTGCCGCAACACCAACTCCAACAAAAACAGTTAAACCAACCCCAACCGCTTCATCAACTCCACAACCGACTAGAACAAATACGGTTAGCCCTACCAAAACCCCTTCAAATACCCCAAGTGTAACTCCAAGTATAACACCAACTGATACGCCAGCGCCAACTAAAACATCAACACCGACTAATACTAAAACCCCAAGTAACACCCCAACTTTATCCCCAACAAAAACACCTACATCAACAACCACTAAAACACCTGCCCCAACTCCAACAGTAACCCCAACAAAAACAACAACCCCTACTTTAACTCCAACTTTAACAAAAACTACAACTCAAACTAGTACTCCCGCCCCAACAAAAACGGCTACAAAAACTCCGACTAAAACTCCGACAATGACTTCAACTATTGACGCAACACCAACCCCAACTCAAACAGACTTTCCTGAAAGAAGAGGCCCTACAAAAACTCCTACTAAATCAATCACCCCTACAATAACATTGACTCGTACACCAACTGACACTCCAGCACCAACCAAAACCACCACAAAAACACCTACACCTACCAAATCGATTACTCCTTCTATAACACCGTCTGAGACTCCGGCGGAAACACCACCACCAAGTGTTAGTATGACAAAAACACCTACACCTACCAAGTCGATTACACCTTCATTATCACCATCAGTAACTCCTACTGATACTCCGGCACCAACTAAAACACCGACAAAATCAATTACACCAACTATCAGTATTACACCAAGTAATACACCGACATCAAGTGTTACTAAATCGGTCACACCGACTAGAACCGCTACGAAAACCCCTACCCCAACAAACACGGTTACGAAGACACCTTCAATGACGCCTTCAGTTACCGCTAGTATAACACCTTCACCATCTATCACAAAATCAGTTACTCCGACTGTCACCACAACTAAAACAATGACACCAAGTAATACAACGCCATGTTGTACAGAATGGTTCTTATATGGAGGAACAACATCTACAGGAACAACATTTAGTGTTCAATACTGTAATTTATCAACGGAAGTACTTACTGTTGTAAGGGATATTCAAGTAAACTTATCTTGTGCATTGAGAGTAACTGTTGTACAAGGTAATGGTACCGCGACCGCCGACCCACTGTGTTTATGTGCAACACCGACACCAACCCCTACAGTAACCGCAACCAAAACACCTACCCCAACATCCACTCCAACAAGAACAAAGACTCCGACAGTTACTCCAACAAGAACAAAGACTCCGACCCCGACTAAAACGACTACTAAAACACCTACCCCAACACCTTCTCCGGGTTGTGACTATAAACAATTCCAAAATGACGATTGTTTCGAATTTATGAATAACGATTCATATAATTTTATGGATGATTAATAATATTTAAAAGTAAAAAATATGGCATATTTAACAACTAGAACCCAAGCATCGAGTGTAGCGTGTAATGATATACTACACATTGTAAAAACCACAGATACTTCTCAAAATCCGGCAGGGTCTTCTTATAAAGCAACGGTTGGTCAACTTTTGAGTGGTTGTTGTGTAAATGATTTTTATGTAAAGAACATTCACGGATGTAATACGGGTAATTTATTTGTACAACCACTTGATGAAGGTAATATTTATTTCGGAGAAAACACCGCCGAGGACGGGTTTACTATAGATTTAGATATAGATGCTGCGGGTAGAACAAGATTAGGTTTACATACAAATACACCTCAATACACTTTTGATTTTTTTTCAAATACTGGAGAAGGAAGATTTTTATGGGGGGACAATTACCCTGTAGGTAATACATTTGATTCTTGGTTACAAGTTATCCATTCGGGAACGACATCTAATTTTATAGGTACACAGATGGTGGTTGATGGTGGTGATGGACTAGGAACTAGAAGTATTGGTATATTTGTAAGAGGTATAAGTGATGGGAATAGTGTCGCTGCGGAAATGTGTGACCCAGGTGAATGCGCGTTAGTTGGGTCAAGTAGAACCATCAATCTCAATATTGTAAAAAGGATGGACACGCAAAATACTTATACAGATAACATTAATTTTTATGCCGGAGTTAATGTTGACGAAACCCCAATCCCTCACATGACCATACGTGGTAGAAATGGTGCTGATGGGACTGAAACATATCAAGAAGGTAATGTAGGAATTAATGTATTAAACCCTACAGAAAAACTTGATGTTGGTGGCAATTTGAGAGTAAGAACGGTACTTAGTGCAAGTTATAGTTTGAGTTTAGGAATTTCATCTACAGGAGAATTAAGGTATCAAAACACATCTGATATTAGGTTAAAAAAGGACGTGTCAACAATAGATTCGGCGTTGAGTAAGGTGTTAAATTTGAGGGGGGTTAATTTTACTTGGATTGGTAATGAAGAAGTTGGTAATCAAATCGGTTTCATCGCTCAAGAAGTTGAGCAAGTGGTCCCTGAATTAACTTTTGAAGTTCCAAACCCTGAAGAAGATTATAAAGGAGTACACTATGAAAGTGTAAGCGCATTACTAGTAGAAGCGGTTAAAGAATTAAACGAAAAAACAAAGTTAAAAGAATATACACCAACATCAATCAGTGACCCATATGGTGAAAAAGGTGACCAAGTATTCGATGATAATTTTATGTATATAAAGACGGGAGCAGGATGGAAAAAATTCCCACTGATGGATATCTAAAAAGAAACCCTCACATTTGTGAGGGTTTTTTATTATTTTCTGAATTTCTTCAGTAACTCTTCTTTGGTAATCTCAACCTTTTTTGGGGGAATTGGTTGAGATTTTTTGGACTCAACCACTCTTGGTTTTTCGTCCTCTTGTTGTTCCATAACCTGAACTCTTAATTTTGGTTTTTCGTCCACTTGTTCAGCAACAACAACATTAACTTTCTTATTTGTTTTAACATTAAACTGTGAGGACCAAGGTTCAAAATAAACATCATCGGCGATTACTTCTAATCTCATTAATCCTTGTGTTCCTTCAGGTAAAAAATGTTTTGTCTTTGGTATATTAACTTCACATATTCCGGTGTTTTCAATTCTACCGTTAAACATGTAAGATATTTCATCTGTCTCTACGACTAATCTAACTTTAGATTTAGATAAAGAAGTGCCTTCGATTTCAATATTACAATTGAATTTGTTTGGCTTATCGGTATATAAATTATAAATCATATTAATAAATATCTTTATCTTTGAAATTAACATTTACGTTTATATTTTTTTGTTGTCTCGTCGTAACTTCAATATCCTTCAATTTTATTTTAACCTTTTTGTTTTTTTGTTTATTCATTCTTTGTTCGAAGACAATCTCATCAACATCTAATCTAACAAATAGATTAATGAGAACCATTTTCTCGTCTTCGGTAAGAGTTTTTAATCTTTCCCGAACACGTTTGAGGGATTGCATACCTCCAGCTCCACCTATAATGATTTTCTCAATGACACACCCTTCAACCCAAGTAAAAGGTGTTTCTAACCATTTAAAGGGTGCGTCATCCCAAGCATAACATATTGTCGCCATTTAATATAAATAACTGAAAATATATAAAGTTAAAGTTATTCTATTTATAGTCCTGAAACTTATGTTAATTTTTCAATGATGCAGATTATAGATATAACAAGTTTATCAGGTAGCGCACCGTATGATATATACGTGTGCGATACCACAATTACATATTGTTTTTTGGTTGCAACGGCTGTGACCACAGTACCACAATCTTTAGAACTTCCTTCGTTTTTATACGGGGCCAAAGAAATCATTGTAAAAATAATTGACTCAAATCAATGTGAATTTTTTACCCCTATCAGTTGTCTATTACCAACTCCTAGTATTACAGTAACTCCATCACATACGCCTACCCCAACTCCATCACCAACAAGACTCATTTATGGTTGCCAATGTATCACATTTGATAATACAGGTAGTGGGTTTGACATAGGGTACAGTTATTTAGATTGTAATGGAATATTAACTGTAGGTGTTGTAACAAGTGGGTTAACCTACCAAGTATGTGGTTCTCAACCCGTTTCTAATGATATTAAAATGTCTTACACAATTAGTGGACAATGTGTTAACAATTCATGTCCTAGTAGTCAATGTGTTGCACCTGATGAGCTATCTTTGATAAAATCAGTAAATAGAATATATAAAGCCTGTAGTAGTACTTATTATTCTGCTGACTATAGCTGTACCACCCCCAGTGTTCAAGTAAATATTGCATCAATAGACTTCAACGGACAAGCGGGATGCGTTCAATATAATCCTTGGGTCACTTCAACAGCACCTAGTGGTCGAGATTTTAATTTCAAGGCACCTGGAGCTAATATAACTAGCTGGACTCAGTTACAAATTGGTATGAGATTATACCCCGCAACCCAATCTCCTAATTCTGCATGTTCTAATTTGGCTGATTTAAATTATTGGGTTAGTAGAAACTCACTTCAAAACAGGTATACACCGGCCGAAGGACCCCCAATAATCATAAGAGTTAATAATAGTACAATCACTAACATTACGGATTGTTCTTGATGTTCAATCCATTTAATGATTAGCACTATTTATTAGTACTATAAAATTAGTAAAATTATACTATGTCTGATATTTCAAATCAGTTAATTAAAGATTCATATAATTACGTTTTACAGTCTGATATTGGGACAGGTGTAGTTTATAGGATTGGTGGTTTAATACCAGTCAATCCAATTTTTCAATCAGGTTTAACGGTTGGTGGTGGTTTTACA